GGTGATGCAGGTTTCGGAGCTCAAGGCGACATAGGTGCTCAGGGTGATGCAGGTTTCGGAGCTCAAGGCGATATAGGTGCTCAAGGTGATGCAGGTTTCGGAGCTCAAGGCGACATAGGTGCTCAGGGTGATGCAGGTTTCGGAGCTCAAGGCGATATAGGTGCTCAAGGTGATGCAGGTTTCGGAGCTCAAGGCGACATAGGTGCCCAAGGTGATGCAGGTTTCGGAGCTCAAGGAGCTCAAGGAGCTCAAGGAGCTCAAGGAGCTCAAGGTAATGCAGGTTTTGGAGCCCAAGGTGATATAGGAGCACAAGGCGATGCTGGTTTCGGATCACAAGGTGACATAGGATCACAAGGTGCTCAGGGTGATGCAGGTTTCGGAGCTCAAGGTGATATAGGCGCTCAGGGTGATATAGGAGCTCAAGGCGACATAGGAGCTCAAGGAGCGCAAGGTGGTGCAGGTTTCGGAGCACAAGGCGACATAGGAGCTCAAGGAGCGCAAGGTGATGCAGGTTTTGGAGCCCAAGGCGATATAGGCGCTCAGGGCGATGCAGGTTTCGGAGCACAAGGCGACATAGGAGCTCAAGGAGCGCAAGGTGATGCAGGTTTTGGAGCCCAAGGCGATATAGGCGCTCAGGGCGATGCAGGTTTCGGAGCTCAAGGCGACATAGGTGCTCAGGGTGATGCAGGTTTCGGAGCTCAAGGCGATATAGGTGCGCAAGGTGATGCAGGTTTTGGAGCCCAAGGCGATATAGGCGCTCAGGGTGATGCAGGTTTCGGAGCTCAAGGCGACATAGGTGCTCAGGGTGATGCAGGTTTCGGAGCTCAAGGCGATATAGGTGCTCAGGGTGATTCAGGTTTTGGAGCTCAAGGCGATATAGGAGCCCAAGGTGATGCGGGTTTCGGAGCTCAAGGCGATATAGGTGCCCAAGGCGCTATAGGAGCACAAGGCGATCCAAATGGTGCGCAAGGATTCCAAGGCAATCAAGGTGTCCTTGGCGCACAAGGAGCACAAGGAGCACAAGGAGCACAAGGAGCTCAAGGAGCTCAGGGTGCTCAAGGCGCTCAGGGTGCTCAAGGCGCTCAGGGTGCTCAAGGCGCTCAGGGTGCTCAAGGCGCTCAGGGATTCCAAGGCAATCAAGGTCTAGGATTGCAAGGATTTCAAGGCAATCAAGGCTCACAAGGAGGAGTAGCAGCAACTGTTATTTTTTCTCAAGGAACCGATATTCCTTCAAGCTCAAATATCGACAATTATAATATTTCAGCAGGAGCTTTTTTCTGTCTTACTGGCACAACTTCAAGTGCCATAACTGGATTCGCTAATGGTGTCATTGGTAGATATATTGTTGTTGTAAACAACACGAATAAAAATCAAATATTAAGCCAAGAAAATGCTGCATCAAGTGCTTCTAATCGTTTCGTGTTAGGTGTTGCCAGCAAGGCGATTGATGTAAATCAAACTGCAACTCTTATTTATGTGGGGGGTTTGACTATTGGCGGGTCTTCAAATCAATCAAGATGGATTTTGACAAGGCCAAATTGAGCCCAACGGTTTGCTGTGCCAATAATGTTTGTCGAAAAACCGTCAAGTAATCCTCGAGCCTATTTTTGGGATTCCACTTTATAAAGCGATTAGTGCGACTAGTTTCCGCCAGAGTGTCTAATCCATCTCCTCTTCTCTTTTCAACATAAGAAATATTCGTTATGTTCATTAGCTTGACAACTTCATTGATGCTGTAGCTTTTCCCAAATCCCAGATCAATTTGCTGCCCAATGTGTTTGCAACTCAGGGCTTCTAACAATCCCTCGCAAATATCATCGATGTGCGTGAAGTCTCTCTTTTGTTGGCCATCTCCGTAAATCGTTGTTTTTTTGTTTTCAAGAATATTATTTTCAAGTATTCCAATCAAACATGCTTTTTTATCAGTTCTTGGATGATTTCGTCCATACACATTGAAAAGTCTCGTAATCATCACGGGAGTTTGAAAAACCGTGTCGTAGAATAGGCAATGTTGTTCTGCCATGATTTTTGAATAAGTGTACGGATTTGCATAAAGATTTGATTTAACAGAACTGGAAGAAATGAAATTTACTGGACACTCAAGCGTTCTGGCAAGCTCAAGAATTTTCAATGTGCCGTTGGCGTTGATGTCTATGACATTTTCTGGATTACTGAAGCTTGATGCAATGCGAGGCAAAGCTGCGAGGTGGTAAATGTAATCTATTTTTTTATTGCGGAAATCTTTTGGCAGGTCCATGCGAATATCATGCAGCAGTTTTTTTGTTTTCTCATCGATGAAATAATCTTGATTAAAATCATTGTCAAGACAGATAACTTCGTGATTTTCTTTAATGAGACTGTTGCAAAGGTTGCTGCCTACATATCCTGCACCGCCGGTCACTAAAATTTTCATATTTGTTCCTAATTGCATATAAGTAAATCAATTGTTTCTCAACTACAATAGTGTGGGGGCCATATGGAAATTGATAAGTCTCATTTTGATGAAAGCGTCCATGAATTGATCGATTTGCTGTTGTCTAATCAATGGCCTGATGCTGTGCCTGAATTCCTTATTTGCGGTGATAACGAAGAAGAAAAGATTATGCGTGGCGAAGGGATTTTGGATTACATCGGATTCAATTTAAAAGACAAAACAGTTTGCGATTTTGGTTGCGGAGAGGTTCATTTGGCCATCGTTGCTGCAAAACAGGCCAAGAAAGTTGTTGGATATGATATTAAAGAAAGCGGACCAATTGAATGGACTGCGCATGAAAATTTGACTTTAACTTCAAGTTGCAACGAGCTTCTCGTTCATGCTCCTTTTGATTATGTAATAGTCTATGATGTCTTGGATCATTGCTCAAATCCTCAAGATGTGCTTCTGCAAATCAAAGCAATTACTCATCCAAAATCGAAAGTCTTTATAAGATTTCATAGTTGGATGAGTCGTCACGCCACGCATTTGTACAGACATTTGAATAAGGCTTGGATACATTTAATTTTTACACCAGAAGAACTTGAAAAAATGGGTTTAAAATCAGAATTTGTATATCCATATTTTTATCCTATTGATCAGCAAAACAAATGGATTAAATCCATTGGTTTTAAAGTTGAAAAATCTGAAATATCAAAAACTATTGTAGAACCTTTTTTTAGCAATCCCAAAATTATGGAGAGATTGCCCTTAAACAGATTTGAAAACAAGCTGCCTATTTGGCAAATGGCACAGTCATTCAATGATTATTGGCTTATTTCAGAATAATTGTAACCATAAAATGATGCTTTTTCTAAAAAAGAATCTCTGATTGATCCTTTTGGAATTTCATCTAAAGTAATATCTTTTTTTCTAATTCCCCAATGATTAGTTTGATTGGAAACATTAAATTTAGGTATTTTTTCTGTGAGATTTAAAAAATCACAGAGCTCGTTAGATAAACCATTTTCAACCTTGTGAACAAATGATGGTCTTGATTTTGAAATCATATTATTCCATTTGACATAAAAATAACACGCTCTTTCAATTGCATTTTCAATCGAAGATATTTCAGGCATAGTTTTAATGACAAATCTTTGCCACAAGATTTGTTGATGGCAAGGATAGGTAAAAAATTTTGCATCTAAAATTTGTGAGCTTATTACTTTCAAAGGGTCTCTGACCAGATGGATTATCTTGGTGTCATTAAAGATATCATCTTTAAGAAATGGGGTAGCCATATAGCTGGCATCTGCTGCTATTTTGGATGCATCAAACCAATTCGTATCCAGTTTTTGTCTGTTTCGTGGGTCGATCACGCAGCAGGGGCTAAGGAAAATTTTTGATCGCCCTGCTAATCGATCTTTGGCTCTTTCCAAGCCATCAAAAGTAAATATAGCTTCATGACCACACATGACACCAACGCTAGACAGTAGCTTCGCCATATAGGCAGTTCCACATCTGCCCGTGCCTGTAACCAAAAATTTGAGTTTGACTGCATTCATAAAATTGTTCTATGCTTTTTATTAGATAAATAAAAATGATTAAAATATCGCAATTTACTTCTTGGAATCATCATAGGAGTGGATGGAATTTTTGCATAGATCAGATTAAACATTTGCATTTTGACTGTAGAACTACCAATGTTCCGTGGGTAATTCCTGAGAAAAAACCTGCCGGGGGTTTTTATATTAAAATATTGCAAAAAAATTTTCAAAATTAAGGTAACAATTTGTCAACTTTGTGTTATGGTGATTTTGGAGTTAATTTTTGAGTATGCTAGACAGGAGGACTTATGGCTGCTGCTACTGTTGACAGATCGGTTGAGTTGGCCAATCAAATTATCGCTAAGCTGGAGCAAGGCATTATTCCTTGGCGAAGCGTTTATGGTGGGGGCGATACTACGGGTGGAGAAACCATCGTCCGTGCTAAGCCTGCTAATGTGATGAGCCTAAGGCCATACGAAGGTCGCAATTTTTTGTCGGCACTAACAACCATTGGACTGCAAGGCTGGAACAGCGCTTGGTTTGCCACTTTCAAGCAATGGCAGAGCGAAGACTGCATGGTGCGAAGAGGCGAACGAGCAACTAGCGTTGTAAGCTGGAGGCAAATGCAAACTGGTATTGATCCGCTGACTGGTCAGCCAATCATGGAGTTTTTTCAAAGGTGGTTCAATGTATTCAACATTGAACAGGTCGAAGCCGTTAGCGACAATGGCAAGAAGTTCCTTGAGCTTTCAAGGGAAGTCATTAAAAGCCCTGTAACAGTTGAAAGGGTGCCTATCACCGAAGTTGATGCAAATGGCGATCTTTACCATCAAATTCCGCTGTTGGATCGCATTCCTTCAGCAATTGGTTGCAACATCCATATTGACGCAGGCTATGTGGAAGCCCGCTACGATGGTGCGACTGACACTATCCAGATGCCTCCGATGGTGAAATTCATCAGCACCGATGCCTATTACACAACGCTCCTTCATGAGTCTGTCCATGCGACTATGACGCAGGAAAGGTGTGGTCGGTATCAAAGCGGTGTTGTGCTAGCCGAAAACAATTACGCCAGAGAGGAGTTGGTTGCAGAGTTTGCCTCCATGTTGTTGGCAGATAAGTTTGGTACGGTTGCGCTTTACATCGATAATCATGCTGGGTATATCCAACATTGGATTCGTGCCCTGCGTCAAGAGCCCAAGTTCTTGAAAGATATCATGGGCGATGCGGTGAAGGCTCAAAGATTCATCATGACCAAGCTGGGGCTCAACAATGGCGGGACGACAGAACTGGCGACTGGGGATACCTCTGACGGAGCAGGAGAAGAAGAAGTTGCGTGAGGTCCAAAAGCGAGTCAGAAGTCGTGCCCGCAGCATTTATCATGTTCCTACCGGACAGGTATATGCCAGCGTGCATGACATGGCCCGTTCATTTGGTGTGAGTTATCATAATTTGTACAGTCGAATTCGGCGTGATGATGGATCGGTTTTTAAATTTGTAGATTGAGTTAAGGGGCGACTGACTTTATGCCAGTCGTCCCTTTATTTTTTTGAAAAACCTGTAAATCGGCCATGTGATCTTCTTTGGCTAACAAAACAGTCAAAATTATCAGCATGGAAATAAAAAGGAATATTTCTAAAACCAAGTCTCTACTTCGCACGGGGTTTTTTTACATCGTTTATGATCACATACAGCGAAACTGCACATGTCGAAAATATTACCATCATTGTCGTTAAAATTCCCCACAGAAATCCAGAACTGAAATCAGTCATTTTCAACACCTCTATCAAATACTTCAAGATGTTTCGCCCGAAGTAGGCGATTTTCTTCTAGCACATCAAGATAGCACATCAGCAAATAAACAAAAAGAACAATCCATAAAATGGTCCATAATGTCTGGTAATGTACGAGTTCTGAAATTAATTTTTTCATGGGGCATAGGTGTAAATTATTTTTGTTAATTCTGATGCTATCATGCCTTTTTTGGAATTACCCACAATAGAAATTGGTACATTTGTTGGCAAAGAGGCACCGGAAAACAATTTTGTTAAAATATTTCCTATTTTGATTAAGAGGTAAAACCAGTTTGGCACTATGTCTTTGACAAGATATGCTCCGCCTAGATCATAGCCACAATTCAAGTACATCATTTTAACGGCCTCTGTACAATAAAATGCGTTCGGATCAGTAAAATTAAAATCATAGCTTGGGTCCATGTCCAAAAATCTCTTTATTTGATAATCAAGACACAAAACATCTTCATTTTTTAAGTTTTTAAGTCTGTATACGCAGAATTTTGGTGTATCCCAATTGTCAAACCAGTCAATTATTCTTAATTTTCTGGTTCCCCAATCCGATACATCAATTGCATAGTATTCATCTTTTTCCACTAGGATCAAAGTGCCGTGCGAATAGGAAGAATCTGTGAATTTTTGAATCCATCTGCCAAATGGTATTCCCAATGGTCCCTTAACATCAGATGCAGAATATACGATATCGCCTGTTTGAAGTCCGACTTCATTAAGTTTGGCTAAAATTTCTTTTCTCTTGGTGTAGAGCGGGCCGGGGACAAACATAAAAAAATTCCTCAATTAATTTTGCAATTTTATTGATTTGATTCGTATTAATATTGGGGGACAAAATCATGAACACAATTAGAATTATACTTGCTTTTTTTTGTTTTTTCTCGGCAGCTTTATGTTTTAGTCAATTTCGACCAACTATGCCTCCTCGTCCTCCTCAACCAGCGCCGCTACGACCTCCAGTTGGAAACATGCAAGGTGGTATGAGTGGTATGCAAGGTGGTATGAGTGGTATGAGTGGTATGAGTGGTATGAGTGGTATGAGTGGTATGAGTGGTATGAGTGGTATGAGTGGTATGAGTGGTATGAGTGGTATGAGTGGTATGAGTGGTATGCAAGGTGGTATGAGTGGTATGCAAGGTGGTATGATGGGCGGTGGTATGGGTGGAGGAATGATGGGTGGAGGAATGATGGGCGGTGGCATGGGCGGTGGCATGGGCGGTGGCATGGGCGGTGGCATGGGCGGTGGCATGGGCGGTGGCATGGGCGGTAATCCCTTTGGGGGCTACATGCCGGGCAACATCATTCGCCCCACAGGAATGGGTGGTCCATACTCCGTAATTCCAATTCAAAGTGGATACATGTTGGGTGGCGGTGGTGGCATGATGGGGATGGGTGGCGGCGGAATGGGAGGAATGAGCGGCGGCATGGGCATGGGAGGAATGCAAGGCGGAATGGGTGGCATGATGGGCGGTGGAATGGGCGGTATGTCAGGTAATGGAATTTCTGGCATGAGTGGTTTTGGTCAGTTTGGCATAGGTGGCGGTGCATTTGGAATTGGAAATTCTGGCATGGGAGGCATGGGTTCTTTTCAAGGCCTTGGACAGATGGGTAGTGGTTTTGGTGGCATGAAAGGCTTTGGATTCAATGGTGGCTCCGGTTTGTGAAGCCCTTAGTCAGGTGGACTTTTGGACCAACAAAATGTCTTGAAGCTGTAGAGTGTTTGCAAAAATCTATTTGGTATTTTAGAAGACTTTACCAAAAACAATTTGATTTTGTCGTATTAAACAACAGCTTGCGACAATTGGATGTCCCCATACCCGTCATAAATCAAAAAGATTATATCATGTCTTTATCGTTTCCGGCTTTCGGTCCAGCTTGGAAGCTTTTTCCTCCACGCTTCAGACCGGAGTCACATGAAATTTTCATTGACAATGACTTTATTCTTTACAAAAAACATCCTGTAATTGATAATTTTCTAAAATCTACTGATATGATTTTTTGCACAGAGGGTTTACAAAGGCGTTTTGGTATTTTTTCTAATCTCATCGATCAACAAACGAAGATAAATACAGGTTTTTTTGGTGTTCCACCCTTTTTTGAACTTGGGAAAAATATAGAAAATTTAATTTCTTTATTTAATTTGCCACCATTTTTCAATATAAAAGAGGAATTCATCGACCGTCAAAAAAAAATTGGCAATAATAAAGTATTTTTTGATCACCTTTCAAGATTTGACGAGCAGGGCTGCTTATCGGCTATTTTTACAAAACATAAAAATTTACATATTCTACCTCTTAAAGATATTTCTGTATGCTCCAACAAGATGATTTACGGCAAGTATGGCGCTCATTTTGTTGGAATCAACAATGGTAAAACATGTTTTTTCAATGAATACAAACAACAAAAACTATTAAAAATGTAGTCCATATCTTGTTTTATACTGTTGTATAAAAGGTTTGTGTGTATTAGTTGGAAATCTCTTTATGCTTTTGCAAGTTTCATCAATCATTTTTTCTGCCAAGTCATCTTTAATTTTCCATTTATTACAATATCGTATTAAATTAGTCATTGATAGGATTTTGAAATTTTCAATTTCTTGGCCTTCAAAGTTTATTGATCTTTTGTGAGATAAGTGCAATTCTCCAAAATTAACAAAAAATGGTTTGTGGCCTGCTGATTCAATTGTTTTTGTCATATCATTATCTGCATACCCGTAACCTACATATTTTTCATCCATACCATCACATGACCAGTAGTCTTCCTTCCAGAATAATGTGTTGCCGCTAAATAAGTTTTTTTTCTTGATTTCATTTTTTTGACTTCTTGCCTCAGCAATATACTTGTAATTGTAGTTTTCTATGTCTGAATCTTCGTAATCTTTTACAAGTTTAAATAGATTTGTTGTTGTGACAAAATGACCCTTTAACATAAATGCTGATTGCTCTGCAAAATAATTTTTTGGTAAAATTCTGTCGCTGTCTAGAAGTGCAACAAGAGGATATTGAGCTTGTTTGACACCAAAATTGCATTGTTTTGGTTTGTTGTAAGAATTCATTTTTAAATTAAAACATTTAGCATTTTTAATCGATGGTCCAGCATCTTGCCACACTACGATTATTTCTTTTTTGATTTCTTTTTCTCTTTTTTCTAAAAATCTTAAAGTTTGCAACAGGTTTTGTAGTCGGCTTTCACAGGCGTAAAATACAAAAGAAATCATAGTTCAAATTTTTCCTAAATCTTCTGGTGCGTCTATAGAAACCGTGTCATTCATTTCATGGCATTTTATAGGTATGTTAGTTTCTAAAAATCTTAAAATTTCAACATCTTCTTCTAATTCAAGTTGCGATCTTTTGATTTTTGCAAAGGACTCAAGATGTGTCATAAAAAAGCCAAAAACTCCCACATGTTTATAAAATATTTTACCTTTGCTGGGTATTAGTGATCGTGAGGCGTATTTTAATATTCTTTGCTTATTAAAAACAATTTTTACGCAGTTGGATTCTTCTGCATTTCTTTTATCTATTTTGCAAAAACCTGTCGTGACTTCCTTGTTTTTCGGGTCGTGAAGTTTTGTGATATCATGCGGGAACAAAAAAGGTTGATCTCCTTGAACATTGATTATTCGAGTTTTTTTGTCAACATTCAAAGTTTTTACGGCTTCGTAAACCCTATCGGTTCCAGTTTGATGTTTAAGGTGCGTGATGCAGACTTTAAATTCTTCCTCGACAGTTTGTTTAATTTTTTCGTCACAAGTCGCTATGATTACATTTTTTTTTCCATATGCCAAAGCAGCATTTCTTGCTGTCTTCAGAATTAAGGGAACGCCATTAATGAGTTGTAACATTTTGTTTGGAAATCTTTGAGAATTGAGTCTAGCCGGAATGATTATGATAGGATTCATTTCATTTTTCTCCGTAAAATTTGATTGTTGCTTCATGTTTTTTTGTAAGTTCTTTTGAACAAAACTCTATTCGTTCTCTAAAGCCTTGCATGTTTCTTTCTCTACTTAAACATGGTACATCATCGGCATACCCAAAGCCTCCATCATGACCGAGCAAAAAAATTTCTTTAAATCCATACAGAGTCAAAAAATGCAATCCCATGATTGCAGTATCTATAGTCAATAATTCATCGTTGTTGATTTTTTTTATTATCGCATTTGTTTCAAATTCATCTTGATCTTTTTCAAAAAAAATTATTTTTTCTTGGGGCAAATTTACAATCGAGGCCACAGCTACTGGCGGTGCGTCTAAACCATCATCAAACAAATAAGAAGGCATAACGAAATGTTCAATTCTATCCCAAGCTTCTGCGCTGTTCATTAATGCATTTTTATCAAAAAAAAATGCAAAACGAATTGCGGTTTTGATTTTACAGCAAGCTTCGTTTACTGTTGCATAATTAACGAAACTTGAGAATTTGTGAATGGCGTTAAGGCTTGGACCTTTTGCTGCAAATAAGATTTTATTTTTGTGATTTATAAACTTCTCAAGATTTGTAGATTTTTCAGGAACTAGTTTATTTTTCGGCAGTTTAAGCCTACAGTTTTCCACAGCTTTGATATAAGAGTCATCCATTGACATGAGTCCTATTCAATATTCTTAGAAGTTTATTGTGGGAGCCCGTGTATACAAAATTATTGCAGGTAAATTTAATTGGTTCAGCTATGGCTTTTATCAGTCTGTTTTTTTCTAATTCGTCCAATGGTGCGGTTGTAATAATGTTTATGAAATTTTTGTAACAAACAGCTTGTAAAGTAATTTCCGATTTTGATATTTCATCGTGCAATTCGATACTTGAAATTTTTTTCAAATTAAATGAAACTCTATTGCTCTCAAATTTAAAAGGTCTGTACCACTTTCCACATTCGCAAATTTGCCATTTATTCTCTATATGTCCTGTGTCATTGTTCCAATAATTTATAAAAGAGCTATTGAAGTTAAAATAATCTGTGCTTAGTATTTTGCCGTTTATAGTCTGGCTTTCAATGTAAGGCTCATATATGTGCATAGTTTTGCATCTACAGGTGTAAAATCCAAATCCTCCGTCCCAACATCGCATGTGATCGCAAAAATAGTCAATTTGTTTATTTTCCACAAGAAGATTTACTTGTTTTTGTTCTGGAGCTTCACAAATATTGCTCAATAGGTGACAGATTCTTACTGGTTCTTTTATTACATCCATAAAGATTGATACGAAAGAAAAAGAAGTTAAAAAAATATCAAATTCTTCATGTGTGAAAATGTTTTTTAGATATTGACAAAATTCTTGTGTTTGCTGTGGGTGATATTGAAAGGAGTGACATTCCGCATGGTCGCTTCCATGACTAAAAAAATAATTGTTCCATCTTGGCTTGATAGACTTGTAATAAAAAATATTTTTATTCCAAGTAATTTTTTTGCAATTTTGTATATCTTTTATTCTACTTACCCTTAAAATCTTTAAAGGTTTTTGTAATAAATTAAATTCTTTCAAAATATGCCGATAGTGATGATTGATTTCTAAATTATAAAATATTTTTTTACTAACCAAATATTGAAAAGGATAAGCCATGCTACCGCTGGTCTTAATTTGCTTGCCATTGCGAGCACTAGAGACTAAATTTTCTCTGGTGGAGAAATCTATATTATTCCAATAATTTATGATGTTCTTGTTCAGTTTGTCTTTTGTTTCTAAAAGTAAATTTAAATTTTTTGCACAGTCAATCAGCTTGTGATTGAGGAATTGTTCTGCAAAATCTTTATTTGAAATTAACATTTTATCTTTGTGGATTCGGAATAAATTCTGGAGGTACGACCGGCGGTAAGATTCTAGGTATATCCTCGTATTTTTCAACACCAATAATATCTCTAATTTCTTTTAATTTGATTCGTTTCAAATACAGCGGAACATATGATCTTCTGATGTCATCCATGAGATCATATAGGCGAATTCTCTGGTTTACAACTTGGTACATGTATTCAAATCTTTTTCTTTCCAAATAACTCATAAGATGATAGCCGCTACCTTGATTTCTAATCCAGTCACTTCCATGTTGCATCAATTGTATAAAAGGCACTTCTCTATTCGTCTCATCAAAATAACACACAAGAAAAGTCTCAGGTAAGTCTTTGTATATCACGAGAACTTCGTTCGCTTTTTTAATTTCTCTAAATAAACTTGCCAAACAGTAATGGCTTTTTGCCTGTTCCACAGTCAAAATACCTGCATTTTCTATTTCTTGATAAAAAAATTCCTTCATTGGCACCCAAGTTCTGTCTCCTATCCAGTTGAGCACCATCGATAAAAACATTTTGTAGAGGTAGTTCCTCATGCTTTTATATACTTTTTTTGAAAAATAAGCTCAACTAAATTTTTGATTTAAAGTGTAAATATTTCCATGATGACCTATTCACATAGAATGAACCCTTATCTGAGAACTTATTTTGCAGAGGATGTCAACACAGAACAGCCTCAACAGAATTCTCAACAGCCTCAACAGCCTCAACAAGCTACTGAAAAGCAGCCGGGTTTTTTCCAGTCCGCAATGCAAGGTTTTAAACAACAATACCAAGCTCAAAAGAATTTTTCTCCTGAAGAGATCAAAAATTACGAGGCTATGGCGGAAAAAATTAAGCCATCTATTGAAAAAGCACAAGAGATTACACATCATATTGATCATTGGTTGCACAAACACGCTGTTGCTAAGCAAGTTGCAATTGCCTGCATCGCAGCAGGTTTGACAGGAGGTGCTGGTGCAATACCTCTAGCAGCGATCAATTACGCTATTATTAAGTTTGCAAGCAAAGCTGTTGATAAAGCTTTTGATGCAGGCCAAAAAGTCGCTGGACAAGTTGCACAGTTTAGTGCGCAGCAACAATTTCAACCAGAACATCTTTCTTTTGAAGCCTATTTTCAACAGAGAATGCTCTTGGATGAAAGTTTGTGGTCTGATGCTGGAAAAATCATGGGCCAAACAGCGGGTTATGTAGCTGGAAAAGCTGCCAAATGGAGCGGCGCTGCTATCAATATGTTTAAGACATTATTGACGGGTCTTAAAAATCAGGCAAGCAGCATCTTAAAATTTGCTTCGGAAAACAAGTTGGTTGTTGCCAAAGCCGCTATCCTGACCGGAATTTCAATACTTGTCGGTGCTGGGGTAGGTTCAGCATACAAAGCTTTAACTGATCAAAGTCTTGGCGTGCCGCTTGTAAAAGCAATTCTGGATGTTAAATTGGCAACCGCTGCTGAACTTACGGAATTGGTTGGTTCGGAAATGATTTCGGCTGTAAAACATCTGCCACAGGAGCTTCAACATCTCACTCACGCAGCACATGCTTCTGGAGAATTTGCTTCTAATTTAGGCAAAAGCGGAGGAGCTCATGCTGGAGCTTGGGCTGGTACAGGAGCTTTATCCGGCGTTGCCCTAGGACATTAAAATATATAAAATAAAAAAGATGTAAAATAACTCAATACGACTTGAATAAATAGTAAAAGAGTCTTATAATAGGAGATATTATGTTTGGATTCAGTACCACCCCACTTGCTTGGCCCACATCTACCACAGGCTATTCCAAATATGTTGGCGGATTTGACGAACCGGATGACGGGTTTGCCCTTCATCCGATCATCATCCCCGAATTTGCTATGCAGGGCGATGTTTACACCACTCTGTACATCAATACTGACGGTTCCATCACATTCGATGCTGGAAATACTGCCCGTGAAGGACAGCCTTCTGAAAACACTCAAATCTGTGGCAACAGCGATGATCTTTACATTGATCCGGGTGAGATTACCTTGACTGATGCTACGCTCCACAATGCATACTATAAAGTCGGAAGCGGTTACGCTAAGATTTTGGTATTCCAAGGATACCTTGACGATCATGACAAAGTTGCTTCATACCTGATCAATATCTACCGTGACAGCACCTTCCAATGGGTTGAAACTCGTTTGAAAGTACAGAACAACAACGATCCAGATTCTGGCCCTTACAACGGTGGCGGTCCCGATGTATCTCAAGCCTCTTCTACAGTAAGCAAAGTGTGGCGTGGCGACCTAGAAGGCGACAACTGGGAATTCATGGGAGTTGGAAGCGTCTATGGTGCAACCGAAGTCATCAAGACCTGTTCAAACAATGGTTGCGGAGTTTTGACTGGTAAGATCTGCAAAATTGGAGCCAGTTCCTGCACCTGTGCTCAATGGAAATTCTACACAGCACAATGCACAAGAATCCAACAATCTCTGGGAATTTGTAGCGGCAACTCTGGCGCTTATGTCCCCGCAGTCACGGTTTGCAACCAAAGACTATTTTCTTAACCTATAGCCAAGACTAACATGTTGAGTGGGGAAATTAATTTCCCCACTCATTTTCATTGTTATATGGCTCACTACTCGAATCTTGGTCATACAACGGTCTAAGCCTGCTTCTCATCTCCACTTGGGACCGTCAAACCAACCAGCAAGACTGTATCGCAGGCCTTTGGTTACCGGATTGGCCTTGTGTCGCAACATAGATGGGAAAAAGATAGCACTACCTTGAGCTTTGGTTCCAGAATCCAAAGGATTTGTAGCCTCGGTAATCTCGAAGTTACCGCCTTCATATGTCGCAGGATCACTCAACTGAACAATACAACTCATCTTCCTGTGAAAAAAAGGATCGTTGTTCATCCAGAATACATCATGATGCTCTTTATATTCTCCCTTGTAAGCAGCGTCATATTCTGCCAATTGAATGAAATCTAGCTTGCTCAAGTGGAAATTAAAATAGTCGTTGTTGGCTTGCATTGCCAGCTTCCACAAATTATCAAAAAGGAAAGCAAACCTTACATCGTCCTTGGGAATAAATCTGACCTTGCTTCTTCTATAGACATTATCTACAGTTTCACCACCCGATCCCATGCGAGCATTTATGGGAGGCAAAGTCAACCCATCCTTAATGATTTTTTCACAAACTTCTTTGCTAAAGCTTTGATAAAAATAACACCAATCGCCTTTCATATGAAACCTCCTCTTTTATGGGAGTATGGTTTCTATTTCTTTTTTGGTATTGACGGCGATATTGTAGATTACAGAACTTTCATGTGAATCGCCAAATTGCGACTGGCTATATTCGACTATTTCTGAAATAGTTTTATGCAACAAATTTTTAAGCTGTTCTTCCACACTTGTAGGTTCGCCAGCCAACGAAAAATTTTCCATGAGGGCTTTTCCCTGCTTGATTTAAAAATCGATTTATCTTAACATTTTACGATGTCCTAGCCAATAAAACAAACCGAGAGATGCCATGAAGAACTGCCAAGCGAAATTTGTTTTTAACACGATGGTTTCTAATGAGGCTCATTGTATAACCAGAATGCTGGATTCAGTTTACAAATACATCGATTATTGGGTTATTCAAGACAATGGCAGCAAAGATGGAACCCAAGAAATAATTCAAAATTATTTTAAGGAAAAAAACATCCCCGGTTTTATTTATGAAATTCCTTGGAGCGGTTGTATGGGCTCTAATCGTGACCATACCGTGCAAACATGCCTCCAAACAGATCATGGCTGTGACTGGATTTTGAGAGTTGACGCAGACGAAGTGCTTGAGGTTGATGATGACTTTGATTGGGGAATTTTTGACGATACCAGCATCCAATCGTTTGATGTCCCTGCAATTTTAGGCATTAATCGGTTCTTCCGATGCTGGTTGTGGAACGCCCGACTTCCTTGGAAGTTCAAACACGACAAGCGCCATGAATGCGTCTATCTAGACAAAGACAACATTGGGGAAGGCTTTCAAAGAGTTGCTCTGCCTTTTACTTTTCGACATAACTTGGTGTCCACCGGCAGGACATCCATGAACCCATACAAGTATTACATGGATGCATTGGAAATCGAAAAGGAGTTGTTGGTTAATGACACCATGACTACCGATAGTTATCACCTTTACTACATCGCTAAGAGTTACCATGATAATATTCCAAGCGATAAGCTGCCCTTTAAGGACGATCACAACGCAGAACTAGCCCGACGAGGCATTTTCTTTTTTAAGAAGTTTCTAGATGTAAAACATGATTTTTCAACCACCGGGACTCCTAAACACATTGATGAAATGGCTTACACGGCTTGTATGTGGTTGTCACATCTGTACAACATACTTGGTGATACTGCCAACAAGACCGATATCCTGTTGCGTTCTGAGCCTTTCTGCCCCGAAAGAAACGAACATCTGAAGAGATTGTCGTCTATTTATCGGGATTCGGGTCAGTACGCCAAAATGCTTGAAACTACTACCCGATGGAATTCGCCAGAAAGAGTTAATCCATTCCCAAGATTTGGCGTGTTTGTCGAAGTGGATTCCTATCACGACACATCAGGCATGCCCCAGATGATGCACAAAGAGGCATGTGCCTTGAATGGTCAATGATCATTTATTCCAGACGATTTGGACAACGCTCTTAACAAACTTTAAAGGTATTTTAGGGTTGTTAAGTTCCTCTTGTCGCTCGTTGGACTGCTCGGTCCAACGAGCGACATATGGTTCCAGTTGTTCGAGTTCTAGCCTTCCACATATCTTTGCATTTCTTCAATTAAATCTTCGACATTGTAGTTGATGTTTAGGTCAGGCTTTTCAATCCTTGCATGGGCGAAAACTTCTAAAGTTTTGTCAAAACTTGTGTCCAAGCACAAAAAAATCTTCTTGTTGCTAGAGATGTATTTGCCAAAATGCAGCAAATTCGTCTGACAAGTCTTTTCGCTGAAGTAAAAAACTATTGCATCGGCAGACCTCATGTGTGAATGCTCCCACATGATCTGCTTTTTTATTTCACCCTTAGTGTTGTCCAGTCTGGTTAATTTAGGACAAATGAGCGTGAGGTTTTTCATGCTCATAGCCTTCATGAGCGTGTCGCCCTCGTTGTATCGAAAATGATCAATCACCTGTTGCTGCCAGTCCTGACCCCTTCCAGACAAATAAATTGCAAATTCCAACCTTCCTTGACGGCTGAACCAAGATTCACGGTCATTTTGATTGGAAAAGGCTTCGATCACTCTCATGGCTCATCCTCTATGTGAAGATCAATAAATTCAATGAACTCGGCAGTAGCCATATTCAAAACAAGTATGCGCATGGCAGGGAAAGTTAATTTAGCATTTTCCAACTGATTAGACAAGTCTTGAAGGTCTTTCAAGATAAGGTCGTGCTCGATGTAGCCTATAGGCTCTGTAAGAGTTTTTTCTGTGACATAGTCGTGAAAATCATATCTGTTGTCAAAGTCATAGCAGTTGCAGAATCTCTGATTTTTAGTGTATTGCAACCTGTAAAAATATCGCTTGTCGCTGTAATACTCGAAAAAATAATTTGGAATTATGTAATGCATCACAAGATGTTTTGCGACAAAACATGCAACATGTTGGAGATATCGTTATAAACCACTTCTTTTTCCTTGCGAATTATCATGCGGTACTTTACTTGATCTTCGTCGAGAAATCCTGCCATGTAATTGTTGATGTCTTGTGACACTTGCTCTCTAATAGCCTTATAGTCATAGCTTCCGTTGATTGAACTAAACTTGCGTTTACCAATCGGGACATCCACATCACTTGAAGCCGTGCCCTCATCTCCTGAAATTACGATGCAACCACAAGCAGCCATTTCTCTTGGAATGCGGTCTCTACCGGGGTGATGTCCAAAATCAATATAAACTTTTGATTTAAGCGCAAGCTGCCTTATCTCTTCTCGACTGAAATTCTCCAACTTGATTACAATGCAGTTCATCTCTTCGTATTTTTCAATTATTTTATAGCTGTGAATCAAACCTTTGGCACCATTGTAAAGGATGATGTTGTTTCTTTTATGCAAATTGACAAAAAGATCGTAATCTGATTGAAGATAAATTTCATGAGTGTAATCACGCAACATGAAGACGGTACGGGGATCAATCTTACTGCTGTTCACCAAAAAGTCATATGCGTATTGAGATTGGCAGGCATGATACATTTTAGGGAGGTTTGGATGATCAAGATTGACGGGTCTGTCGTCGCCCATGCATTCCCAATCTTGCCACGGAATTACCCCAAGCCAAAACAAAACCTTCTTGGATTTATAGGGGTCGATGCCTCTTGCCTTGACACATGAATAGATATCTTTATCGCATGGATACCAATTAGGTCCCCAGTTAGCGGGGAGGAGGTGAACTTGGTCGGGCTCATCTTCAAGTTCTTCTCTATGTAGAAAGTTTTTAACCCCATAAATTTGATTCCATAGAGGCACAACTCTGTCGTGTCCCGCTTGTGAATAAATCATGTAGGCATCCTCGCCCAATTCAGTTAACCCAGCGGAAATTTGATGAATCGATTGTTGTCCTCCAGCATTTCCATAGCCCGAATGCAATAAAAACTTCATTTTTATTCCTGCTTACAATTTGAAAGAACTATGTCATAAGTGAGTTCAAAAATTTCAAACTTGCAAGAATAAATTTCACCTGCAATTCCACAAATAATCCAATCAGACAAACCGCTGAACATAGTTCCTTCGAGAGTTCGCAAATAGATTCCATCCTCGTCAACTTGCACATCTCCCTTGTGAATGCTAGAAAGCAACCAAGTTGGTAATTCGCTATCGTTTTTGCGTGCATCCAACACATCGGATGTTTTAATTGCTTGAATGGTCACCGGCTTTTTGCGTGCATAGACTACTTTCACGAAAATTCTCCAAATTCTATTGTGGTTTACTCAATCATTATATGCGATTCAAATTTCATTGTACTCGCCATTATTCTGGCGGGCCAGATTGCTTGCATCAATTGGCCGGGGCTGTGAAGAGGCGTGGATACTACTCTGCCATCGTATATCCTCCATTTCAAATTGATGGCGTTCTGCCATATTACAAAGAAATTTACGACATTCACGCTGTTGAAACAAGAGATGAAAATATCGATGACCCAGACACAGTACAAGTTTTTCCGGCGGGATGGGGTCCAGATTATTGGCCTATGAGTCAAGACGCACCTTTTTGCGTAAAACCTTCAGGCAACAACCCATTCAAATCAACCAAAATTATGTATTGGCTTGGTTTTACAGAGTGGCAATTGTGGCAAAATGCAGGATATGACTGCCCTGTAGACTTACATCATCCCCACTTGCAGAAAATGTACCACGCTTGTCAGTCGCAATTTATTTACGACTATCTCATAGGCAGCAACTTGATAAATTCTGAACAAATATTTTTTGTCAGAGAACATACAGTTGATGCATTCCTCCACAATGAAGAAGACATCCAGAAAAGTCTACCTCACAGAAAAAACATAGTTTTGTATAATCCTGCTAAGGGTCCGCAAAATGCAAATATTTTAATTGATGTATGTAAAGACATCGATTGTGAATTCATTCCCATTCAAAAAATGAGTCACCAAGAAATTTCAGAATTGGGCATGAAATCAAAAGTTTATATTGATTTTGGGCCTTTTCCCGGCAGAGAAAAGATACACAGAGAAATGGCTATCTGCGGTTGTACAATTATTACGGGATCTGATGGCTGCTCCAACAATCCAATAGATGTGCCTAGTGGTTCAAGAAAATTTGCCAGAATCGGGGGACACTATGATTGGATCGCCGTTAAAAAACAAATTATTTGGGATTTGGAAAATCACACCGCAGCCCTTGATGATCTGCATATGCGTTACTACAGGCAATCGGTGCGAGAGGAAAAACAGCGTTTTGAAAACGATGTAGATGTCATGATAGATGCACTTAAAAATTATGGAAATCTTTGTGGTAGTTGATATGGAATTACTTCATAGATTTATTCAAAACGCAAATAAAATAATTACTAAACCCTACTTCGTCAAGATCGGCGCTAATGATGGCGTTGCAAACGATCCGTGTGGGCAGCTACTTCTGCAAAATGAATTTTGGAGAGGTTTGTTGATTGAGCCCGTGCCATACTGCGTTGAAAAACTTTCCGCTGTTTATCACGATAAGAGCAGATTCGCTATACAGGCCAAGGCTGTGTCGGATTTTGCGGGTAAAAAGAGATTTTATTATGTTGACAAGGATGCCAATCTGTCACAGGATTTACCAGATTGGTATGACCAACTAGGTTCATTTGATAAACAACATATTATAAAGCATTTAAACGGCATATTAGAGCCTTTTATCAAGGAAGTCGATATCGATTGTGACACTTTGTCTGAAATATTGCGTATCAACGATGTATCAAAGGTTTCGTTGTTGCACATCGACACCGAGGGACACGATCTTAAAGTTTTACAAAGTTTAAATTTTGATCAAGTGCTTCCATCATGTATTTTGATCGAACACAGACACCTTTCAGAATCTGATAAAGATGATTTGGTGGCTCTTCTAAATTATTGGGATTACAAAATCAAATCCTACGAAGAGGATTTTCTTGCATTTCGTTCCAAATTGATTATTTAACTTTGTTCCAATTCTTTCTCATGTAATCAGTAATTCCACTTGGTCTTCCAATTACCTGTCCTGTTTCTGGATCAACTTTTGAAAACAAATTGCGAGCAGACTTAATATAAGAATTTCCATCTTGGCTGTTGTATATTGTTTGTCCGCTGGGACCATTTGTTGTTACAAACTTGCCGAACTTATCATTATAAGCGTAATCTCCAGAAATTCCAGAAGGAGTCGTATATTGGGCTGTTGTGCCTTCTCCACCAGTAAGTGCTGAATTATCGACTTTACCGCTGGAGAATCCCTTTGCTTGTGAAGTCTCTTGATTGCCAAGATATTCTCCAGCATTACTGCCAGTAACGCTGTCATCTCCTAAAGTTGCTGAATTATCAACTTTACCGCTGGAGAATCCCTTTACTTGCGATGATGGTCTATTCCCTCTCGTTTGTTCAGGCTCTGGTTTTGGTTGTTCCTTGGCAGGCTGTGATGCTTGAGTGCTTGGCGTAAATGCTTGTTGAAGTTTCGATGCACCATATACGCCAGTTGCTGCTCCAGCAGCACCGGCTGCTGCATTCAAGACTGCTGCTTTTTTAGGATTTTGGGTGGCCCACACCTGTAGTGAGTCCATACTTTTTGCTATTGACCGTCTTAATCCTTGGTCTTGATTCAGTATTGGAACTTTTTCAATCACCTTGCCAAGCCATTTTAGTCCGGGTATGCCCTTAAGCGTGCCTGATAACCCACCGCCTTGTTTTAAAGACTTATCCAGAACTCCATTACGATATTTGTCTAGTTGATTGGCGATTTTGCCAGTATTGTCTAGAGAATTTTTGATTTTTGCAACGATATTTAAATATTTTGAAGCTGCTGGATCGGCAGATAATTTTGTTTTATGTTCTTCGTCAGAAATTTTTTCAGAGGGGCTTTTTGAGATCAATGCTATCAACTTATCAATCGCTTGTTGAGCCTGTTTATGTACAGGCTCCATAGGCTCTACCCGTGCGCCTTGAAATAACTTGCCCATAACACCAGATGCAGCTTTACCGGCTAGACCTCCAGCAACACCTCCTGCGATTGTACCCACAGGACCTAATGCCGATCCTAATGTGGCACCCGCTGCTGCTGCGCCCATCTCTGTGCTAGTTTTGGCTGGGTTGTAATTCCAACCCTCTTCATTGATGATATCAAAAACTTGATTTAATGCTGCCACATCAACATTTGATTCGATTAAATGATTTGCCAATTCTTGTCGAACTGATTTGTAATCTTGTGACAAGGCATATTCGTTGAAATTTCGCATGACATATTTATTACTTTAATTGTGTTTTCTTTGTCGCTCATTTCGCATCCACTTAAAATTCAAATTAGCCATTGTACTTATAAAATTCACAAAATTTTCTTTCATTGATTACTTCTCCAATCAGATGACCAAGACCAAGACATAGACCAATACATAGACCTAGGCCAAGACAAAGATAAAGATAAAGACCCAGACCAAAACCTAGACCCAGACCTAGACCAGCATTCTGATTTTGAAGTATTAAATCCAAAGCAATTGTTGTAGCTAAAGCTATTTGTTTTAAGGTTCATTGACTAGTGCTCCAATGTTTAGAACAAGCCCCAGACCCAGCCCCAGACCCAGACCAAAACATAGAACTAGACCAAAAATTAGACAAAGACCTAGGACTAGACCAATGCCAAGACATATGCCTAGAACTAGACCTATACCTACACAAAAACCAACACATAGATCTAGAAGACCAGCATAGAGATTTTGTATTATTAAATCCAAAACAATAATTATTAGTATTACCAATTGATTTAAGGATCATTGATTACTGCTCCAATTAGTTGACCAAGACTCATGCTTAGACCAAGACATAGACCAAAAATACCAAGTCCAAGACCAAGACCTAGGCCAAGAATCAGACCTAGAAATAGAAAAGCAATTTGATTTTGAATTATCAAGTCCAAAACATTTGTTGTTGCTAAAGGAATTTGCTTTAAACATTATTGTCCTGTACTCCAAGATCTAGACCTAGACCAGCATTTTGATTTTGAATATTTAAATCCAAAGCAATTGTTGTCGCTAAAGCTATTTGTTTTAAGGATCATATATTTTTAATCCAATGAGCTGAACAAAACCAAGACCAATGCCAAGACATAGACCAATGCCAAGACATAGACCAGCATTTTTATTTTGGATTATTAAAACCAAAACATTTGTTGTCTAAGGCTATTTGTTTTAAGGATCATCGGTTTATGTCAAACCATACATCTCATTCAAAATTTTTACACTCCAAGAAGACTTTCCTAGAGCTATTGATTTACATGGTGCTATAGGTCGCAAAACCAAACCTTCTGCTGGTTTTCCATTTTGATATTTTTGGGTTTTAGCCATATCAATAAGATCCTGTATGCTGTGTTTTTGAACTCCTCTGTAAACTAATGGTGCAATAGGAATAGCATTCGTATTGCAAAATACTAATAGTTCATCATAATTAGAAAACCTATTTTCAGATATAAAATATAAATTGAAAACAGCAAGCTCTACATCTTTAATTCCAGTTGGATTGTCTTGTATTCCTTGTCCGTAAACCTCTCCTTGAATGCAAATGTCTTTGCCAAAAGATGATAGTTTTTCATCAATTTTATATTTTCTGACAATATTCCAGAAAGCATTATTGCCATCTTGTAGCTCAAGATTTCGACTACATGAACCAAACACCCCATCTTTAACGAAAAATGTACCACTACTTCCATCTATTTTCTGAGTAATGTAAACCTCTTTATCTGCAACTTCTATAATAGAAGCAGGATAATTCCTAAGATTATCCTCATCAGTTTTAATAAGAAAATTAGGAAAATTTCCTTTAGCATTCCCAGCAAGTTGAAGAGGAACAGGCTTTTCATAATGCCTAGCTTTAATAATATTGCTTACATCTGTTCCTTCTTCTATTGTTGTGTTGAAATTAGGGAATTGTTCCAATATTTTTATTGGAAAACAAATTCCTTGACTAATTTGTCCTCGAAGTCGAATCGGTTTGATGCGATAATTCTTAGATGCTAAGAAATCAAAAGAGGGATGTGGATCTACAATGCTATCTATGTTTATGTAAACAACAAGGTCTTCAGGTTTAAATTCTTCTTTTTTACAAACCACTTGCCAGCCTAATACGGTTACAAGTTCTAATGCTGTTGCATTAGGATGTTCATCAATAGATATAATTTTTTCTATTGTTGCAATTTTCAAACTAAGTTCTCCGAATGTTTTAACACAACACTATGCAACTGTCCCATCCGGTAAATATTCGACATAAAATTTGAATTTGATTCCTTTTTGCAAGGACAGTATTTCGCTCCATTGACCGGTTGCGTCTTGGTAAATAACTCGTTTATTGCCATATTCTGAGTAGATTTCCGCAAAAACATTTTCTGCATCATTTGTCAAAGTTCTTGAACCCGTGTCTAGGTCGATCAGAAAGACACGGTCTTCATCTACTGCAACAACTTTGTAATCAGCTTTGCACATTTTTTTGGCCTCGGCCCATCTAAGCAGCGATTCAATGGACATATATTAACTCCACCACTTGTGGTTTTCAACGACTTTTTCCAAACCGTCATAGTCCTGAATGTGCCACCCTTCGGTTGAATCGAATGGTATTTTTATGATTTTGGGATCGGACAAGCTGTTTTTGGCCTTGTCTCCCAACTCTCGCACCACCGAGATCACAACAGGGCTAGTACGAATCTTGATTTCGTTCAAGATCCTAAACTTCTTGGAAAACATGTCAGGGTCCAATAAGGCGAAGTCCGCCTGTGGATCAAGGGGCTTGAAGTTTTGGTCAAATGTTGTGCAACTTAGTCCCAATTCACAACAGCGTTCGATTGCTGCGTCTGAAATTCCAAAGCCCCCATAACATGCGTTAATTATCACTTCCATTTTTTGATCTCTTTATTTCCTTGGAAAATGACTTTACACCCATGAAATCATCTCTTGTGATTTCTTGCCATTCGCCGTTATGTTTTATCTTTATCGTGACCTTATTCTCTTTAATTAATTCGACAATTTGAACATCAATGTAGTTAAACATGGTAATCCCTCACGGTATTTGCTCAACACCTTGTTGGCGATTTGATATTAACATGTTTTTGATTTATGTAAACATCAAAGAGCATAAACTGTGACGGGAATTTCAGACCATAGTCGCACAATCATGCTTTCAATAATCGTCCAATTGCCACCAGCCAATCCAGAACCAAACTTAGGACAGGCTATCTGCACTTTTTTGCCAGATTGGATAAGTTCAATTGCTTTCTCTCGAACTTTATTCATGCAGGTTTGCAATTCAATATATTGCAAACATATTGTTGCTTGATAAGCCAAAGTGGAATTATTTATGCCATTTTGGGCGTACATATTGCAAATTATGATGGGTAGATTTCCATCCTGTACGAACTGGACAACACCAAGCTTGTCGTCTTTTTTTTGAAAAAATGCTGCCACAGCTTCTGGGAATCTTTTGCCTAAAGGAACTACAAATCCTGCGCCCCATTTGTGGACATTGTTGCAAACATGAGGTAAAAGCAAAACCTTTGGACCCTTGATAAGCGATTCAATATCAGCAAATAGGTCGCCAGTTTTGTATATCATTTATTTAAGATCCATTGATGGAGACCAGTCATCATAAATACTCCTTAATCTCGGCGCTCTCTTATGGATTTCCAACACCTTTTTTATAGGCCCCGTGTAATTACTTTCAAAACCCGTGATTTTTCCAACCCAAGTCTTGAAGTTTTTGGCGCTTGGCAAAACAACAAGATCACCAATGACAACTTCAAAATCGCACTCATAAGAATATTTTTCATCAATAACTACTTTCATTCCACACTTCCGGCAAATATCTGTCAATGAAATGTTGGATGTTCGGAGAGCTTAAAAGTGGCACAGCCTGTCTGATCTTTTCAACTTCCCAATCCCACCATTTAATTTTCAGCATGGCATCGATCTGTTCGTCAGAGAATCTTTTTCTGATGATTTTTGCAGGATTTCCACCAACAATCGTGTAGGGTGGTACATCTTTCACAACATGAGAATTTGCTCCGATAACGGCCCCGTCACCCACGGTCACTCCACTCATGAACATTGCGTGATTACCTACAAACACATCGTTTCCAATTGTCACATTCCCACGATTGAGTGGCATGCCTTTGGGATCGTGTGGGAAAATATCCTTGTTTTCAAATCCAAAAGGATATGTTGATATCCATGATGTGTCATGATCACCAAAAATCGCACCTATACACCACCCAAGACTGCAAAATTTTCCAGTAATAAAAATATCATCGCAACCACCGGTCGTCCAAATTGTGAGATGATCAGTTCCGTAAGAATATTCTCCGAACTGCGTGATTGTTTTGATGTCAACAGGCATTTTTGACTCCAATTTTAAATATCAGAGTGCCTATGATGGGAAATTATTTTATCCAATTCAAAAAGTCTTTCTAAGTCATTTTCGACCGCATCAACTTCGTGCCATGCTGCGGTCAATTTCTGACGAATGGAGTCATTTTGATCGGCACTTGTTTCCATTTCAGCAAGTACCAAACAAATGTTTTTCATCAACGATTCAGAGTAATTATCACACAACTGATCACCCCGCATATGAAGCCTGCCAAAAAAATTTGCGTGATTGTTTTCCATTTCATTAAAATAACTCCAAAACTAATTTAAAATAAATCTCTCTGAATTGCAAGAAGAAATCAAGAAGGACAAAATGGCCATAGAGACCAAGTATTCTTATAACATTGAAAACATTCAGTTATTTTCCGACCCTGAATCCACCAGTTGGATTCACATCGGCAAATTTTGCTCAATCGGCCCAAATATAAAGGCTTATGTTTCTGGACACAACATGCAAATGATTTCTACATATCCATTTTTAAGGCACAAAGAGGAATTTCCCAAAGGCAGGCACAATAACGCATCCAAAGGCGATATTGTAATTGGAAATGATGTGTGGATCGGTGCCAGATCAATACTCTTGAATGGTGTCAAAATTGGAGATGGAGCTATTATTGGCGCAGGCTCGGTGGTTTGCAAAGACATTGCACCCTACACCGTGGCAGCGGGCAATCCCTGTAAGCCAATTCGCAAAAGATATTCAGATGAACAGATTGATGCCCTGCTGAAAATACAATGGTGGACTTGGGATCATCCAAAGATTAACGAAGCCCTGCCATTGCTTCAGAGCAACGATGTGCAGGGCTTCATAGACAAATATTTGCCAAAATTAGGATAAGTCGGCAATGTTCACTCTCCCACTAATTCCAAATCTTTGATCCATACAATCTCGCCAGCATCGTTTATGCGCACAAGCTCGAATTCCGGCTCTTGTAGACCTGCTTTCAGATATTCCTGTGCCAGTTTTTCGTGACTGATTTTGGCATTGTTGATGCTGTCGAAATATAGAACTAAGTCAGAGTATTCTTTTACTGTGATGTCTACAAAGTCCTCACTTACGATATACCTGCTATTTTTGAAACGCAGACACAATATCTCATGGAAGGCGGGTGGTTTTATTACAGCGTTCATGCAATTCTCCTTGTTTACAAACTTAACACGGAATGCTAAAACCGTTCCTAAAAATCTACCTAAATCTACTCATGAGTCATAAATAATATATGAACTTCAAAATATGGCTGGAAAATCAAGAACCACTAAAAACACTACAAGAATTAAACAACCTTGTACCAGAAATCATTCGAGCAGCACAACAAGCTTATAACTCTTGGGCACAAAATGATGACGGAATAGATGACGAATTGGGAGTAGGAGGTATCTGTCAAGACATAGCTAGCGAAATATGCGGGGTTATCAGCAATCATGGATTTGATTGCACCACAGTATCACAGGAAATAGGAGAACAACATGTTTATACAGTTGTCAAACTGGAAGAAGGCGTATATGAAATAGATATACCGCCCAGCGTCTACGAAACAGGAGGTGGATATAGCTGGAGAAAAATACACAATATAATATTCAATAAAAATCACTTGATTATTCATAAAATAGACGGCGATCCAGAAAGCTTTGATAACTACACCGGATACTAATCTAATTTGGACGAAAAGCTTTAGGCAAAATTAATTTCTTTCCGAAAATATATGGGACAGTTGTTGTAGCAACAATAAGTTCCATATCTGGAAGCTTTATTCCAGCTTCAGCCCACTTCTCTTCCAGCTTATCGTACACTTCAATGGCTTGTTCGATATTATTGTATTCGAGTTCAAAATTGCCGATTTCTTCGTCCTTGTGCCACTCATTGCTCATCATGTCTCTGGCTTCCGCAAATCTACCACCCACAAACCGAAGCTTGAAACAATAATTGTCAATATAATTGCAATTCATATACTCCCAATCAATCTGATGCCAAAGTAGATCTTTCTTGTTGGTCTGTTGTTGCAACGACATCCTCACAGCGGCGACCAAATGACTGCCCTTAAACCAGACGCATTGAAGATATCCCCACGACCGGAATAATGCTTCAATTATTCCTTGTGGGCTTTCTGTAAGGTTGTCGAGTTGCTTTACATTCGCATTCACTTGTAGTATACACTCGGAGTTGTGCAAAAAATTCACATCAAAAATAGGGAGTCTTAATATGGCTTTAAATAAAGACATAGTCTTCAATGCCTTTGTTCGCAAACGGAATCTTACAGATGCTGAACTTGCTGAATACACGGGCATTCATGGCAATAGTGTTCGTCCTGTTCGTCTTAGCCTCGAAAGGCTTGGAGCTATTCGCAAAACTGAGAAAAAAAGGCAAGGCTATAGAGTTTATGAGGTCAACAAGGATTATGACTTCACAAAAACTCAAAAAAAGCCAAGCTATTCCTCTCTGTTCACGGCTCTTTGCAAGCAGCGCAAAATGCACAGAGAGGCTATTGAAAAGATTAACAAGTTATTGAACAGGATCTCCTAGAATATTGAGCATATGCCCAATGTCCTTCAGAGCAACAGTTTTTTCACGGCCTACTGATGACCTGTATTCTACCATGTGAGTCTCCACAAGAGCTTCTTCATGGTGAGACAGGTCATATCTTATTTGCTCACGAATTGCCAAATAATCATAGTGACCTGCCAGTCTAGGAAACTTGCGTCTGCCGTTGGGGACATCGACAGGATTACCGCTAGCTCCCTCGTCGCCGGTAATGACTGTACAACCACAAGCAGCCATTTCCCTGTGCATTTTCTCTCTGCCTCCAAAAGGCCCGAAATCGATACAAACCTTCGCTCTTAGTCCCCACATTCGCATTTCTTCGTGCGTCATATTGATCAACGGCACGAATTTTATGTCACCGCATAATTCCATGATTTTGCCAGTATGTTCAATTCCTTTGGTTGGGTTGTAGACAACTATGTCTTCTCTTTTTGCGCCATCAAGAACTGTAGGCTCATCATGAATGAATATAGGATTGGTGTAATCTCGCAGAAAAAATAATTTATTTTCAGGTATTTGACCGCTACCTGCAAGAAAGTCATATGCACGCTGTGATGCACAGGCGTGAAAACACAACTGCAAATTGGGATGACTCAAATCGGGCCAAGCATCTTGTTCAATAGCCCAATCTTGCCAGAGGCCAACTCCCAACCAGCACATGATCTTCTTTGACTTATAAAGATTTTCACCTTCAAAATGCAGGCAACTTGGCGTATCCGGCGAGAATTGATACCAGTTTGGCCCCCAACCCGCTGGCATCATTTGAACTGTGTCGGGATCATCACGGTTTTCTTCTCTGGTTTCACGAAATCGCAGCCCGTATCTGCTTGCAAAAGGTTCCAATATGGGAAAAAGATCAGACACAGGTTCGTATATCATCGCTGCATACTTGCCTATTTCCAGAAGCATTCCACATGTTTGGTGCATCGCATCTGCGCCACCACGGTTGTTATATGAACTATGAATCTTGAATCGCATCAAATCACTCCTAAAATAAAACTATGAGCAATTACATAGACCATCTGCCAACTTGGGAAGAGTTAGCCAAATCCCATGATTTTTCCCGCTGTACCGTGCTTGAATACGGTTGTGGAGTCGGCACCAAAACTCTTTGTAAACTATTTAAAAAATGCGTCAGCGTTGAATTATATCATGAAGACTTTTTGTTGCCAAATTGGTTTCAACAATTATCAGATGATCTTGAACAAAACCAAATAAGCAACTGGTGCGGAAAGCTAGTCCGTGTAGACGGCTCAATTTGTCAAATCGAAGATGAAATTCGTAAAAACAATTTAATCCAAACTAGAAATCTTGATTCGCCATCCAAGGATTTTCTTAAACAGGTTGTTCAAAGTGACATCGAAAAACATCGTCCCGATGTCGTCTTTGTTGATCCGGGTATTCATTTGCGGGGAGAAATCGCAAGAATAATCATGGAAAATTACTGGTCGCCTCTAGTTGTACTCCACGATTACAACTGGCAAGATGACAGGTATGGCTACCATCTGCTGAAAGACATTTCTAATTATTCTTTGAGCGTTCCGATTCCGGGTGGTCTTGGCACAGCGGTCTACTCTCAATCCGTCACAGATTGCCTTGTCAAAAATCTCACAAAATTCAAAGATAATCGGGGATTTTTTTCTGAAATATTCAACCAGAATAATTTTGATTTTGTAGTAAAACAAATCAATCATAGTCACAGCAAAAAGGGAACTCTAAGAGGCATTCACAAAGCGCCATTTGAAAAGCTTGTCACATGCGTTAGTGGTCGTATTTTGGATGTGTGCGTTGATTTACGGCCAGAAAGTCCCACTTATCTTCATCATGTGGCTGTGGAACTCAACGAGCAGAATGGATTGCAATTACTGGTTCCCAAGAATTGCGGTCATGCTTTTTTGGCGTTAGAAGAGGCCACAATCATCTACAGCCAGTCAGATGTGTACTGCCCCAGAAAGGAATCGTCTGTAAGATTTGATGATCCAAAAGTCGGGATCAAATGGCCTATCATGGAATACATCATTTCTGATAAAGACCTTGCGAATCCTAGCCTTTAGGGTCATACCAAACTGCTTCCGTGGCAAATCCGCTGGCATCGTCAGACGGTGTATTGGTGAAATAATACATGGCAATAGAGTATCGACATACATCTTCAGGACACATCAAAACATCTGGGTGACCATGTAGTGCTTTGTCAGTAGTGTTGAAAAGCACGGCACGATTGAATATAGGCAAGACTTCGACCTTTTTCTCCATGCTGTGATATTCAAACAATTGCAATGAACCGCCCCACTCGGGTTGCCACTCACGGTTCAAATACAGCAACAAGTTCACCCTGCGAAACATTTGATTGTTCATAGGGTGCATGGCGTAATCTGTATGAATTCCTAGTTTTCCCCCGCTGGCAATTTTATGCAAACCACCACCAGTCATGCTCAAATCGGGAACTAAACCCTGAATTCCAGTCAAATCCTCAACAAATTTGATAAATCGTGGTGAATTCAGATAGTCCAGCAATAATCGTGTTAAATCGGGTATTTGTTCCAGATTTCTTTGGTCGCTCGGTGTGTTCCACTTTTTCACTTGAAATTTGTGGTCGTTACCTTCCCTCCCCCAATCTTTAAAATTGACAATTTCGTCAACAACCGTATTCAAAAATTTTTCATTTTGAATAAAGTTATCAATTGCGATATAAGGGAAAGGCAATGCAGAAGCATAGTTGGTGTGAAGCTGTCTGCCTAACTTGTGATTTATCATGAAGATAAATAAGTAAATTTTTTATTTTTTGACAAGTTTGTGTTAAAGTACAAAATCCAATGAGTTTTTAAATCCTTTGGAAATGCTTGATGAATTATTTCTTTGATTCAACTGATTGCAAGATAATCACACAAAGTCAGGCATATGTCATTCCACGATCAATCGGACAAGAAATCAGAAAACAACCTTGTTTTTTGATGTTTGATTCCGGCAGGGTCGTTTCATTTTGGGATTTGAGCAACCAGCATTACTCTTGTGACATTGAAAATCAGATCATTTCGGTTAACTCCACTCTTCAAGTACGCAAAGTGATCAACGATCTTAAAAAGGCATACTCTGAGGCTGGATTGCAAATTCCGGGTCTGTCGCTTATTTTCTGTCGGATAAGTCTCGTAGGAAAAAACCCTGTAATTAGCCATGAACATAAATTCTTTACTTGATCAAATCAAAAACACCTATTCAGATGTTGCCATCTATGCCAAGGAAGACTCTCTTGTAATCAACCTTAATTACATCAAAGTCCCAGAAGCGCATCAGAACAAAGGAATTGGCTCTAAAATCATAGAAATTTTGCAGGAATATGCTACAAACGCATCGAAGGCAATTGTCATAGAGCCGATGCCACAAAAAGGCAAAATTCTGGCTTTAAAACGATTTTATAAGAGACATGGCTTTGTCCCTAACTCTGGAAATTATTTTGTAGTTTCTTTCAACAGAAAGTGGACTGAGACTTGGTATTGGAGACCGAATTTTTAGAACTTCGGATTAGAAGTTTTTTGACGAATATTTGCCAATTCACAGTAAATAAAAACATGATAAAATCTTTTCTTGAATATTTGGCTGAAGCCACTAAGGGCAACCAGCCCAAGATCAAAATCGTTGCCATTCAGGGATCGCCAAGAACAATAGATTCTTGTTCAGGTGGAGATTCCAAAACTTCTTTTTTACTCAAGAAGGCAATCGATAGTCTTTCCAACGATATTGTCGTAGATTTGATTGATTTGAAAGTGATGGATACCGATCCTCAGGTTCGACCTTGTAAGGGTTGTATAGGCACTTCCAACGGCTTTCATTGCCATTTCCCATGCAGTTGTTATGACAAGGACGATGGCACCAACGATTTAATGCATGAAGAAAATGTATATGAAAGAATGCAAAAAGCAGATGGCTTTGTGGTTTTCACTCCTGTGCATTGGTCTGGACCTAGCAGTCAAGTTAAGGCATTTTTCGACAGGTTGGTTTGTGTTAATCTGACTCTGACAAGAGAAGATGCCAAGAAGCTTTACGGCAAAGATATCAAAGACCCGAAGAAGACTATCGCTGCTGAACAATCTGGAAAGTATAGGGATTTGCTAAAAAATCACTTTGAAGGTAAGTTCGGAGCTTTTTTCATTCACGGTGATGACGGAGCAAATGATTACAACAATGGCAAAATTCCCCTGTCGATGGCACAACATAAGTCAATGGATTACATGAGCCCCAAAGAGGGGATCATGCCTATTGTCAACCAATGCAGATATTCTGGTATTTTTGTGCATGAAGATTGCATTCATGGGCAAGTTTTTGGTTACAAAAAACCATATAGTCAAAATAATATCGACATTAAGAAAAGCGAAATGATTGAAAAAGCTTCAAAATTAGTCGATTGTCTTGTCCAACACATTCGTAAATCCAAAAATTGAGCTTATGTTGCAGCAACATAAATTCATGTTATACTGCTTCTGTTCTTGTCCCGAAGGCCATGCTTAAGAAAGTTAAAAACATGTCAGATGAAATTGTTATGCCAGAGATCAAGCACTCTGAAAAGATGCGAGATAGTTTGAAGAATTTCGTAGGCCAGCCAATCGCAATACTTTGTGCACGATTTAATTATCGTGGCATCTTGAGTCATGTTGGCGATGATCATCTTGTTTTGGCGCAGGCCCGTGCTGTGGAATCCAGCGGCGCAAGTAGCCAAGAACGACCTACTAATGAGGACGCTATAGGTTGCTCTATTTTTATTAGTCTTAATGCTGTCGAATTGGTATATTGGCCTCGTTGGGCATATGCCTCTTTGGATGACTGATATAACTTCGACACTCAGGAATTCACTCATGAAGAACACGGGATATGAGGCTTGGAAGGCTCGTTTGGATTTTATGTCCAAAGAGTTTCCTTTTACAACTCATAAGCAGGGCATCGTCACGATCAAAAATGAAGATGGTGCCCTTCATGCTGATGATCAACCTGCTTGGCGTTCTCCCACAAGAATCATGTGGTTTCAGAACAACAGAAAGAATGGCATAGATGCGGACATATACGGAACAATCACCTATTACTACGAAAATATCCGTATTCCTCCTAAGTTTCATGCTGCCGTCAAAAATCCAAGCTTGCTCACCTTAGAGGAAGTCCTTGGTCATCCCAATCAAGAAGTTCGCTTCGTAGGGATGAAAATAATTGGGTTTGATGCGATTCGTAAAAGCAAGAACGCAAAAACCATTCACCGGGACAATAAAACCGGAGCAGAACTATTCCATGTCATGGGTATTTTTGAGGAACCCGTAGCCTTTGTATCGGTTCTCAACAGCACACCTGAGTCTGATGGGACATTTAAAAGATATTTTCTCTGCGTTCCATCGGACAAAAAAACTTGTCGGTCTGCAATAGCTTGGACCTTCAGGATGGAAGAAGATGAATATAGTCCATCTGTGGAAACTTGAGGTTTGTTACTATTTAAATTTAGAGGTATATTATGACCAATTTTCAAGCTCGTCAAGGCGACATCATGTTTCGTAGCTGCGACTCTCCGAACATTACCAAGATGCGCAAAAAGAACGATAATATCCTTGCTCTGGGAGAGGTCACAGGACACTCCCACGCCGTAAAGTCCCATGAAGCAGGCACTTACGATAGTTATGTCGATGAAAACGGCGACATTTACATGTTGTCTACAGACAAAAACTTTGTCGTTGAACACGATGAACACAATCCTATTACCATGCCCAAGGGCGAATGGATTTGTGTCAGCAGGCAGATAGAGTTTGACCCTGTAGCAAACTCTCGTAGAATTGTTGCTGATTAAGAAATTTTAAAAAAGCCTCACGATAAAAAGTGAAGTTTTTCGTTTCTATCAATCTAATTTAATCCCATAGTCACTAACTACTATGGGATTAAATTAGAGGTTTTTATGAAGAATTTCAGAGAATGGGTTGCAGATCGTGGCGGAGCTCCCTATAGGATTGGCAGAGAAGAGCAAGAATTGCTTCAAATGTCGCTCATTCGTTTTGTGAACAAGGCTGGAGTGACAGGCTTAATGAAGGATATGAAACCTCTCAACAATGGTTTCACTATGGCATTCAGTCCCAACGAGACTGGTGGTCGCACGGTAGTGAAAGTTTATCTGGATGAGGCTCCCTTTAAACCCAAAAGACAAGGCGACCTGCCTCCCAATTTAAAAGCTGATGTGATGATATTTAACAGTCGTCGTGATAGTCTCATGAGACAGCCTGTCCGCACCATGCGTGATTTACACCCCACAGAACTGTCTGCCCTGCTGTCCCAAATGGCTATGCGATAATTCTAGCGACATGAACTAGCATCAGTCAACCGTGTAGGTGTGTCGGACGATGGTGATTGTGTAGTTTTAGCGGGCAAAGAATTCACATCTTCTCTTGTCATGAAATAGTAACCTTTAATTTTGCCTTATAGCCCTTAGGTAAAAGATTTTTGACACCCATCAACTCGCCTTCCTTGTCATCCATTCTGACAATCACCTCTTTGCGACTCAGATTCAACAATATTTGACCAGTAGTCTGCATGTTGTGCTCTGTTTTAGTCCTATAAGGATTTAGGAAAGGGTCTTGGACATATTTCTTTTTCAAAATATTCAAGACATCCATCGGATTCTTTGCAGATTGCAACTTCTCCTGCGCTAGCTCCATTCTGCTGTGTGATGACTCTTTCCTCTTGCCACGAGTATATCCTAAACCCGTATGATGGATTCCGTGATTTGACCTGACTATGATTTTTTGATTCGACTTTTCTATGATTGGTTCATACTTGCGGGAAACCTCAAGCACATATGTCTCTTCCCCATCGCTGACTATAGTTTGTCCAGTTAAAGGCGTGCCACCATTTTTATTGCCCAATAAACACTCAACCACATCTTCAATTTTTTTATATGTTAATGCCTTGCGTATCTTCTTGCCGTCCTTGGTCATCTTCTTTTTCTTGACACCGCCTATCTTTGATTCTTTGGACTCTTTCTCGTCTATAAAAACCAACAGACTGCTGTTCACGATGCCGATGCCGTGCTCGTTCATCCCCTCACTCCAGTCCGTCTCGGTGTCATACCAGAGAACAACCTCGGTGCCTTCAATTAACTCATGCAGAATTTCAACTTTAGCCTTGTAGCCACGATCACGGTTTTTGGCCAAAACAAGTCCTTGAGGCAGGTCTACCGCTGAAACAACACATTCATTGATCTCGTTGATAAATTGTTTAAAATCCATTTATTTTTCCCTCTTATTTTTATGTATTAAAATCGTAGAAAAATAAAGAATAATATAGTTTCAAGAAAGGGCACGGTACTTACAAAACAAGATAAAATTTTGTTTTTAATATTTAGGGAAAGCACAGCACTTGAAAGACACACAAATGGAAAGCAAAAAAACATCGATGACAAAAAATCACCCGATGTTCCAGCCAGTAGACAAGGTATAAAAAACAAAACACCAGCCAATATGTTAATCGTGGTCATTAACCATATGATTTTATCCATGCAATATTAATTGTTTTTGCTGTCTGTTTTTCTGCCTGACCTTGCATTTGTATTACAATCCTTGCGCCAAATTCCTCAGCAATTCACGATTGTCGTACATCACAATATCATCGAAACCTTCGCTTGGAGATACCTCCTCAAAACTTGAAAACATCCTGTCAAAAGCAGAATCCGGTATAGTCTTCGACCCACCAGAATCTCGAATCTCTTTGGCTCTCTTCGCAGCAACTTTTTTAATCACATCCTCTGACCCTTGGAATGGGAAAATGACCGCAACCTTGTGGAAGCCCTCTTCTTGTCCTTTGACGGCCTCTAATGCACTTTTACGAGCTTTAACATTCATGTTGGTCATGTCAACGACAATATTCTGACCAGATTCGACTGCTCTTGAAATTCTCTGACGCAGAATAGAGTTGATTTGATTGTTTGCCTGCACGATCTTGTCATAAGACATAGGTTGCCAAGTCATAAAAGCTGGAGATGCAAATACCCGACCATACTTGGGATGGTTGTCGCCAACTTGAGAATTTGGAGGAGGAACCATAAACATGTCGTCATAAGTCATTTGCAATCTGCCAGCAACACGGTCAACTATGATGTCTCTGTTGATGATGTAAGGCTCATCATGAAAATTGTTTTCAATCCAAGTAGACTTTCCAACAGATGGAGGTCCAACCAAAACAAATATTTTCCTCTTACCATCAGCTTTTTCGACCCATTGAGCGAATGCCTTCATGTCTTTTCCTCTTTGTCTGTATGTGACCAAATATAATAGCCCCTTAAATGCATAATGATAAACACGCAGTTCATCATCATGCAGGCTAGACTTTCTACCATGAAACCTAAAATAATACCAAAGGTATTGCCTGTAACCCCAAAAAGGAAACCTAAACGATTTTTATTGCCCACAAGCCAGAGTTGTGTCACTACAACCAAAAAAATGATCCAATCTACACCGTAATATTTGAAAATGTTCATTTTTTATTTGGCTACACATTGTGGATTGTCGGCGGTAAATCCATAAAATTCAAAAAACATTGTCATCGCTGCTTTCCTTGGGCTTCTGGCTGATCATATGCCGGATGGTTCTGGCGATCTGCTCCAAAGCCTCCGCTGTTTGCTCGTCAGCTTGTCCCAAATAAATCTGGATTCTATTGTATTTGTCGGCACGGCGATCTTTTACCTCGACTGCTGTGCCATAAACTTGCGCAATCAATTCGTCACCATACTTGTGCTGATTCTGGGCAATAGTCAGACTCACTCTGCCTTCCAAATGCAACTTTTTAGTCTTGTAAGCCACTTCCCCACGGCAATTTTCCATGCTCCTCTCCCACATGTGAAATGTGATGCCGTGAGCCATATCGTTCTGTCGTGTGTCTCTTCGTCGATTCCAAGCACTCATCGCAATCTCCTAAAATTTTTATGATCTTATCACCTTACCACAAAAATTTCAAAAAAAAACTAGGCAAATAAACCTACGACATTGTCCACCACTTTTCTTTGCCGAACATACGCAAATTAACACAAAATCCTTGCAATACAAAATCTCTTTCTTTAGAATCGTTTATCATGATTTTTCGCAACACAAGCTGGTCCAACACAACACTTTTTAGTGCTGATTTTTTGTATAGCTTCGCATTTAAAACAGATATAGATTATTCAATGAATTGGCGCAGTTTTCATCAAGTCTCAGTCGAATACCCACCTCAAATTTTTGCCTCTAACTGCCAATCCAGCCGTTGCTGGAGCAACCTCTGATTTACAAACCAAATAAATGATGTTAAGTTTGCCGTGACTGTATTCAAGCACGGAGACCTACATGGAAGTCCAAGTCAACGATATTGTTCAAATCAATCCAGAAGTCAACCACCACGACGGTTTCTGGGCCGGAAACCTACTTGTAGTCACAGAAGTCAAAAGTTGGGGAGTTCAAGGTTATTGCAGAACACCTGAAGGCTATGCATATATGCGCCTCAAAAATGACCAATACGAAAAAGTTGGAGCTTTAGTCTGGACTCCTGAAAGCATAGTTAAGGAGAAATCATGAATGCACCAGATGGAGAAATGAAACTTGTGGTTTGGAAAGAAGAAAAAAACAAATGGCTATGGCAGATCGAAGAAAATGGCAAAAAAATAAAAGGTCGAAATGTGGATGGCAAAGCAGAATCATTTCAAGAAGCATATACCGCAGCTAAAAAGAGATTGCTGCAAGAAAAAAGAAAAGAGTAGCAATCAAAGGTTGTTCTAGCACTCAAAAAACACTATCCTCCAAGTTTTACAAGGAGGAAGAAATGGGAATTCATAGAGGCACCACAAGACCAGATGGCAAAATGTTTTGGGCATATCGATTCAGATACGGCAAAAAAACAGAAATTTGGATCAAACCAGAACAGTACCAAAGACGAGAAAACACACGAATTGCCTACTCAAAGAATAGAAACAATAAAATGCGTGAAAAACTTCAAGATATTCCTCCTGAAGAAAAAAATTATGTGGGAAAATATTGTCCTGAAAAAGGACTTTATTTTTTAAAATATTATGTCAGCGGAAACGCAGTATACGGCACTTTAGAAGAACTCAAAACCTTCAGGTTGGCCCAAAAGAAAAGAAATAGAGAATATCTTGATCGCTGCAAGGAACAGTTTCCATTACCCAATCTGTCTTTTGGCGATCAACACCCAAACGATCCAAACCTCTTTGTAATCGCTGTCCGTAGGAATAAATTATTTTTTGGCTCCCGTGAACAATATGAATCTAAAAGACAAAGACTTAACGAATCCTATAAAAGATACAAGCAAAAAAATCGAGAAATAATCAAGATCAAAAATAAAAAAATTACTGAAGAAAAAACAAAGTTCCTTAATGAAAATCCTCACCTTAAAAGGTTCAGAGGTGATATTGATCCCCTTTTCAATAAGATATTCTGGGGATATAACTCCAGACACAACGAAGTCTGGCTTAAACCCGATGTTTACCATCAGAGAAGATTGCGGGCCAATAAAAGGACAAGCTTGCTTAAAAAGAACAAAAAACTACCACAGCAATAATCAATGATCCTTAAAGCAAATACTTATAGCAACAACAATTGTTTTGGATTTGATAATCCAAAATCAATTTGCTGGTCTATTTCTAGGTCTTGGTCTTTGTCTTGGCTTTGGTCTTGGTCTTGGTCTTGGTCTTGGTCTAGGTCTGGGTGGTGGTCATCTCATGGAGCAGCAATATATGATCCTTAAATCAAATTCATATAGCAATAACAATTGCTTTGGATTTAATACTCCAAAATCAAATTGCTGGTCTATGTCTAGGTCTAGGTCTTGGTCTAGGGATTGGGATTGGGATTGGTCTATGTCTATGTCTATGGATTGGTCTTGGTCTAGGTCTATGTCTAGGTCTAGGTCTTGGTCTTTTTGGTCTAAACATTGGAGTGCCAATATATGATCCTTAAAGCAAATACTTATAGCAATAACAGATGCTTTGGATTTAATACTCCAAAATCAAATTGCTGGTCTAGGTCTTGGTCTGGGTCTAGGTCTATGTTTAGGTCTATGTCTTGGTCTTGGTCTTGGTCTTGGTCTTGGTCTATGTCTATGTCTTGGTCTAGGTCTATGTCTAGGTCTATGTCTAGGTCTTGGTCTTTTTGGTCTAAACATTGGAGTGCCAATATATGATCCTTAAAGCAAATACTTATAGCAACAACAAATGTTTTGGATTTAAATATCCAAAATCAAATTGCTGGTCTAGGTCTTGGTCTGGGTCTAGGTCTATGTTTAGGTCTATGTCTTGGTCTTGGTCTTGGTCTTGGTCTATGTCTTGGTCTAGGGATTGGTCTATGTCTAGGTCTTGGACTTATTCTTTGTCTAGGTGTGAGTGGTGGTCATCTCATTGGAGCAGTAGCATATGATCTTTAAAACAGCCGCTCATATTGATAATTATTGTTTTGGATTTAATAATTCAAAATCTCTGTGCTGGTCTAATTCTAAATATAATTCTAATTCTTGGTCTTGGCTTTTTCCTTGGTCTCAGCTTTGGGTTAGATTTAAATCTAGATCTTGGTCTAGGTCTAGGTCTAGGTATTAGTGGTCAACTCATTGGAGTAATAATCAATGATCCTTAAAACAAATAGCCATAGCAATAACAGATGCTTTGGATTTAATAATCCAAAATCAAATTGCTGGTCTTGGTCTGGGGCTTGGTCTTGTTCTAAACATTGGAGCAGCAATCAATGATAATCAATGAATTTCATGATTTCCTAACTAGATTTCCAAAGAATTGAGAAGTAGCATTATTCCAAGTATAATTTTTAAGCACATGCTCTCTGCAATTGTTATTTTGAATAAGATCATGACATTCTTTAACCGCAAAGCTCAAGTCAAAATTGGCACAACCTATTCGCTTGCCTCCTGCAACTATTTCACCAGCCCCTTTACAATCGTAACAAGCTACTGGTAGTCCACAAGACATTGCTTCGATGTTGACCAGTCCAAATGTATCAAATTTGCTTGGGAAAACAAAGATGTCATGGGAAGCTAATTCGACAGCCAACTCTTCACCATGCAAGAATCCGGTAAATCTTACATCAGGGTGATAAAAAATACAATTTTCAAGACTTATTCCATCTCCAATTATTGTCTTTTCATATCTGTTATCCAATTCTAGAAAATTTTTAATGCCTTTCTCTGGACTCACTCTACCACAATACACTAATTTCTTTCTTTGATTTCTTTCTTTTGGAATAGGCTTAAATAGCTCTGTGTCTACTCCCCTGCTCCATATTTTTATAGGTGCAGTAAATCCATAAGATTTAAGTATTAGTATATTTTGCTCAGTAGTAGCCATTACACATTCAGACTTATTATGAAACCATCTCAAATATTTCTTGGATAATCTTAGTCCAAATCCAAATGTTTTATAGAAGAAGTTTGGAATATCTGTGTGATAAGCTGTGGTGAATTTATAACCTTTTTTAATACAATATTTTCTAACAGCTAATCCAATTATTCCTTCTGTGCTGATGTGAACATAATCAGCCCATTCTATTTTATCTTTGATTGTTTTAGTTCTGACCCAGTATGGAGAAAATACATCTTTGGTGAATGGAACTTTGAAACACCAGTAATCAGATGGACAAATAACTTTTATAGTATGCCCCATCTCTTCTAATGTTTTTATTGTATTTTTTAATGTATTAACAACACCGTTCACTTGTGGCTCCCAAGCATCTGTAGCTATAAGTATATTCATATATCGTTCAAATGAACTGCTCCTTCCATTATGGTTAAATAAGAACAAGGTTTATCAGTCCAGCAACCGGAATTGCCGTACCATATACCTTCTACTAAAGTTGTTTCTTGGAAATGAGTATGACCGCAACAAACTATATCCGCTCCTTTATCTTTCGCATACTTCAACGCTTCTTTCTTTATTCTGTCACTATTTCTTAGGAATGTTTTACTGTTCTTTTTGGCATAGACAGCGAGAGAATGAGTTCTATCTATTTTCTGCATCAACCAATATATTCCATCAGCAAAATAAGTAAATATTGGATACTGTTGAATGAAACTGTCAAAACTATCTCCATGTAAACAAATTACTTTTTTATCGCCACTCTCAAAAACAAATTCTTGCGTAAATTCTAATCCTAAAAGATTGCTGACGAATTCATAATGCCCATCGTGATTGCCGTTAATCCAAACTACTTCTGTTTTTTTAGATAATTTTCTAAGGTCTTTTAAAATGTGCCAATGTGATTTTGGTAATTTGTTGAAATTTAAACAATCAAATAAATCTCCATTGACAATTAGCTTTTGAGTTTGTATTTTATCATCTTGTATCTTTTTCAAAAACTTGTCCAAAGCTTCCGCTTGGCAAACATCAGAGCCGAGGTGAATGTCAGATATGATGATCGCATCAAACATAATATATTTAATGCAAATTACTTCTGAAGTTTTGTTAAAATATAATTAAGATATAAAGAAGGTTTTGCGATGCTCTTTTTTGGCTGTTCTCTCCTGATGTGGAAATCGATGAACTAAAATGGCATCGGGATAGGGAAGATCGTTGGGTTATGCCTTTGGGTGACAATAATTGGCAATATTAAGAAGATAATCAGCTTCCTAGAACAATAAAAGAAAAGATATACATAAAATAAGGAACTTGTCATAGAGTAATCAAAGGAACAACAGATTTGAAAATATTGATAGAAAAAAAAGAATAGTGAACATTAAAAAACTACTTCAATAATTTTTTATTGAAGTAGTTTAATAGTGCGCTGATAATATCAGGAGTTGGTTCCAAAAGGCATGCTAGGTGTTTGTCCTGAGTCTGTAATAACATCACCTTGAATCCAATATGCATTTCCTAGACTAGTTGCTACTACATAACTACCTATTATTCCCCCGGTTCTATTATTTGTACCATATTCTATTTTATTATTTCCAGTAGATGCAGCAAAAGTTCTAACATCATTAGTAGCATCTTTGTGTAGAGTTAAGCTTCCGGTCATAGTATCGGTAAATGGATAACATTGGATGAAGAACTGATCGGGTCGAACAGTAGTGAGAAAGTGAAAAGTTTGTCCAATAGTAGTAGTGTTTAGTGCTGGTAGTGTAATGAATCCATTTATATTATCTAAGACAAACAATTTGCCATTATCTGATGCAGATATTTGGTGAACGGAAAGAGACACAACGGAATCTGTATAGGAGACAATAGCAGTTGGGTTGAAATTTCCGAGAGAAGGTAATCCAGCACTAATTGGCACCCATCCCCCACTAGATTTGAAGTAAAGAACATCTCCATTACGAGTTAAGCTTCCAGTATCGCCTTCCAATACAGGTAGTGCTCCTAAGTTTGGCAAATTCATAGTGGCATCTTTTCCGAATTTCCATTGATGTTCAGTAGTTAATCGATTTGTTCTAATATAAATATTGTCATTGTGATTAACATCAAGATGACGGTCATCATTGCCAATAATCAAGTCACCTTCATCTCCACTAGAGATGTGTATGTGTGGAGCATCATAAGCACTAGTGGGATATATTCTAATATATTGTCCATATCCTATTGCTTCAGAGGTATTATTTGGAACTAAAGTAATCTCTCCGTTTGGAGAAATGCTAGTTGCGCCTTGAGGAGTGGTATTGAATCCAATTTCTCCATTTTCTCCAACAATTTTTAAGTGATTAAAAGTTATATCTCCTAATACATTTACTGCTAGATTTTGTGGTTTTATATTATTTTGAATTCTTGGAAAAATCTTTTCTACTGAACCGGGTCCCGATCCTTCGCTTGATGTAGCTCCCATGATTATCTCCTTTTGGAAGAATATACAAATTATATATTATTGACTATTTATATTTCAGTTTGATTTGTTTAGAAAATTCAAGTGTAACTGTGGGTTTGAGATTGACAGGGACTTGAATGCTGCGCTAAAATTAAGAGATACCGTAAGTTTCAAACCCGTTAGTGAGAGAAATGTCTGATGTTGATTACCAACGGACATGACTGTGCGATATTTAGCTTAATATACTCTGGTAGCCATAACTGGAAGAACAACTGGTGCTTATGCGATACTAGAGCAATGACATCCAGATCAGCGTTGGTCTTTTCGCATAATTGGCAAATGAATATAAGTTGCAGCCAGAAGAACGATTCGTCTCTGTGGGGAATCTAAATTCTGCCGTATTGTTGGAGAATTTTTTTCATTTCATCTTTGTTTTCTGCATTATCAAGCAAATATTTAACATCATAAGCAGACAATTTTTTTATTTTTTCTGAACCTAATATTTTTGCCATTTCATTTTTGTCTTTTGCATAACGAAGCAAATAATAAGCATTATTATCAGTTAATTCTTTTTTATATTGAAGAATTAAGTTTGCTATTGCATCTTTGTTTATCATCTTTTACAAAAGCAATTTTCCGCTTATTAAATCCTTGCTCTTGATGGGTAACAACTTCCCACTCGCCATCTTCTAAGGAAAATAAAGTATTAAATTCAAAATCTGGATAAATTCTACTTTCCGCAATTTCTTTATTGACATGATGAAATCTTATATCTACTTCATCAGGTTTTGTAATTTTTGTACAGAATGATTCGTTTTGCCAAGAATTCACATCTTCTCTTGTCATCGAAAATCATCCTCATAGGCACAATAAATTATGTTCCTCTTAATTATATTCTGGTTTGACGAAAAAAGCAAAGACTTTCTATTGATATTTTTTTTGGTTAAAGTTAGGGTGGTTTTTCTTGGCTCAAGGATCATGTTTAGGTCACAGCCTCGTCCATCCTCTCGCTCTAGCATCTTCAGGGTCTTGTTTCCCAGCCCAATAACGATAGGTGTCCACAGGCACCTGCGCTATATCCTTGACTGCACCCCTCACAACCTTTTTCGTCTTTTCAAAACCACGGGTAAAATCACCAATATTCGCAATCTGCACCCTCAAATCATTAGGGAATTTCTCCACAGCATCTGACATCCTGTCGGGCTCGGAGGTTTCAGGGCTGTTAATCAAATCGGAATAAATCCTCTTAGCTAACCGGCGTTGCTCTTTAATACCCATTTCCACAAAATTGGAAACAATATAGTTGGCCTCTTCAAAATCAACTGGACGACTACTTTTTCTTATTTCACCATTCTTGATAGTTGACATAATAATGACAAGTTGACCTCTCGAATCTTCAAGTCCAGCATTGATTGAAATCCAAGGCGCTGAGACAAGAATGTTCCTGACTTCCGACCTAACAAGTTCGCTATAAGGCAAACTACCACCCATTACCAATATTTTTCCCGAGAAGCTTTTTATATTCTCAGTCTTCGCAACACGAACTCTTTCCCGCTCCTCTGCCTCCTCTTGACGAATCCGAGATTCCTCTTGCCCAATCCGATTCGACTCACGCTCCGCAGCTATGCGAGCATTCTCTCGACGCTCCCTCCTCTTGAATACACTATCATTATAATCTCTTTCTGTTTTACTAAATTTATTCATAATCAAATTCTTCTTCTCTTCCAAATCACTCAATGTCCTCCTGTCAGTCGCAAATCCAGTTCCACTATTGATCCTGTCGTAAATTCTTCCTATCGCCTTTTCCACTTTTACAAGCTCGATCTTAGCCGTCTGCATCTTGTATGCAGGCATCACATTTGCAACTAAATCCACCTCTCTCACTTTGTCCTTCGCCAAATACAAATAAGGAGAAACCATCAAAAATCCAGCACCACTAGGAGGATTAGGTCTTAAGAAACTTCTGTAGAAAAGATCGTAAGGTATTGCCATCCCCTCTTCAGCAGGACTAAATTTCAAACCATTTACCTTCTCAGTCTTAAATAATTTCTGCACACAAGACAATAATTTGTTGTAAACGGCAGTTGAACTAGTTCCAGATGTATTGGTAGTCCTAGTACCACGAGGACCTTCAAAATATACACTCCAAACATAGTCCACACCTTGTTCAAAACCCTTGGTCATCTTCACTTTGTATTCCTTGCCATCATGCTTGAAACTGCATAAAATCAAAGAACCTCGAACCTCGAAATCCAAATCTTCCGCAGATAATGTCATCGCCTCCATAAATTGCAAATAATCAGCAAAATTCATATCCACCCCCCCCATTAAACTCTCTACTAAACTATCTAGGCAAATTGCAACCCACTTTACATCGATATCAAACCATCTTAAAACCTATATGACACTCTTCACTAAAGGAAACTAACCCATGAATACCATAAAACTAATTCGCCCACCGGCTATCTAGGCAAATTGTAAACCACCTGCTGATTCATATATAATTTCATGAAAAACTTTATAGAATTCTTGGCACAAAGAGATCCCAATCTATTACAAGAATATATAGATTTAGCTAGCCTGTCAGAAAACTCTTGGTATAAATACATGATACCATTAATGCTAGGAGCACAAGCAAATGCTCAATCAGCAACTCCTACAGAAATAGGAGCACACGCAATTGATCAACCAAGAACTCCTACAGAACTTGTCCAAAAACAAAACTATAATCAAACGCAAAACTACAATAAAGGTTTTAAAGATATAACAAAAGCAAATACTGAAAAAGAAATCTATAGCCGAATGTTTCACCAAGGAACAACAATTGATGACCTAATCAAAAATACAAAAAGCAAAGGATTTGAACAAAAATCTAAAAAAGTTGACGATAAAATCAATGCTATGAAATTGCCACAAAATTTCAGAACCAATATCCCACTAACTCATATCGAAGATAACTACAAACCAGAAGAAATACTATTTAGAAAAATAGTAAATCCATATGAAACACTCAAATCAACTATACCAGATCCAGAAAAGTTTCAAAAAGATTACAATAATTTAAAAAGTAATCCAGATGATATAGGATTTGCTATGAATAAAGATAGATTAATGAATAACAAAGTTCTTTTAATCGTTGTTACAGATCAAGCTATGAAAAGATTCAATCCAAATGCAGAAGGATACGCCTCAAGACTATCAACAGCAGATGATCAAACTGATATTAACACAGTAGTTTTACCAAAAAGAGCAGTAAAAGAAATTAAAGATGGAAAAATTACACTAACCGATGAAGGAGAACAAACTCTCAGACATGAACTAAGACACACAACACAGGAAGGTAAACCCGGAGAAAGATCACAAAACTCCATGTCAACATACGATACAGGATGGTATAAGCATTACATGAATGATCCACTAGAAATCGGAGTAAGATTAGGAGAATTAAAAAACCATCTATCAACCAAAACTCTATTGCAATTGACCAGCCATAATCCAACTCATAATGATAATATAAAAGAAATTATCAAAGATGTTGGAGGAAATGAAAAAGAATTGCTCAAATTGTTTATGGGACTAAATCAATATAAAAATACTACAATAAAAAAAGAAAAAATCACAGGAATTGACGCACTTCAAAAATCATTTCTCAATTCCGGCAAGGTTACTGTGAACTCAAAGGACAATACAATAAAATATATAAAAGAAAAATTGGCAAAATCTAATGATGATATAGATAGTCTTTTTAAACATTATGAAAAACTATCAGATCAAGAAAAAGAAGCACTAATGAAAGAACTTCTTGATAATTATGACAATGTAGTAAAAAATGATACCAAAACATTTAACACCTAAATCAACAAAATATCATTGTTGATTTGAAATTACTTAAACAATAAGAGGAAAAGTATCCAAGAGGACAAAGGATTTTGACCGTAAGTCAAAAGGGCTGAGACCATTCGTGAGTTCGACTCTCACCTTTTCCATTAATTGCGCTCGTTGCTTAAAGGAGATTTAGTATGGAAGATCGTAATAATAAAAAATCTGAATCTTGTGCCGTTCTATGTCCCCTGAAAATGACCGAAAAAGCAATAGTTAGGGTTAAATCAATTATTTTAGAAGCAGATTACGATACTCCTGTTTATCTTAGAGTAAAAGTACAAGGAGGAGGTTGCAGCGGATTTCAAAACAAACTGGATCTAGACCCAAATTATAACGATAAACTTGATCATTTGTTTAATTTTGATGGCATTGGAGTAATTGTTGATAGAAGAAGTATGCTTTATCTAGAAGATGCTGAAGTTGATTTTCATGATGAATTTAATAAGAATGGATTCTCAGTAAATAATCCAGCAGCAAAAACCACTTGCGGTTGCGGAAGTAGCTACTCAGTTTGAATAATTAATATACTCTACACAACACACGCAGAATACTCTACACAACCCTGTGGAATACTCTACACAACCCTGTGGAATACTCTACACAACACACGCAGAATACTCTACACAAATCCTTTCACAAATCCTTTCACAAATACCCTTCACAATTTCAATACACACAATCATGATCAGATGTCATCAGAAAGGCCTTAAATTTCACTTATAAGAGGACTTCATAGAAAAATTGACTCTATACCTTGATTTTGTGAAGAAGCCGTAAAAGTGGCCAAATACACACAGGTAGCATGTGAACATATTTTTTCTGTGAAGCAATATCTGCAAAGCACCTAAAAGTCATATGTTTTTTTTGTGAAGGGTAAATTGGGAAGGCAAAGTGACTTGTGAAGTTAAAAATAATAGAGATACTGTGAATCTCCACAAGTCGCTATTAAATTACCCACAGAACACCACCCTCACCCACAAGGCTCCACATGTCAACACATGTCATAGGAAGGAGTTGGAGGTGCTTTGAATGATGGTAATGCTGTGGATCGCTGTGGAAAGAGCTTGTTTTAAGGAGAGTATGCACAAGGACTGGTTTTTGGAACTTGTGAAAGGGGCTTTTGGAGTGAATATAATGAAAAACACGGGTTTTGCATGTAGTGCTGAAAGGCTTGTGAGAAAGGGCTTAAAGGGGATTTGAGGGGGAGACCCGAAATTTTGACCTAAGAAGGGTCAAGCCAGCACCCCATTTTCTCCCCAATTACTCCACAATTCCCCCCTAAACAACTACATTTCCTCCAAACTAAGTCCTTATATACCAAGGACTTACGGCGACAAACCCTAATTGTCAACTCAAAATATCTCTAAAGAAAAAACTACCAATCAAGTCCATAATTTTCTCTCAATTTGCTATACCAGGAGGGGACAATTCAAGAATAAACTACAAAGTTGGTGTGGAAAGCAAATTTTAAGGACATTTTAGACTTATGTAGTAGTAAAATTGAATTTGTGAAGGGTTATTGAGAGTAAAATAGTGCATAATTAATTCCAAAGTGCCTCTAGAGGGGTGTGTAAGGGGTTGTGAATGGCCAAAAGGGTATTGGATTGTGAGTCAGAGTCTTCACAAAAGCCTTAAAAACAAGGGGAATTGCTGTGGAAGGGTTGCCAGAGCTTATCCAGAGGGAAGTCAGAGGGAAGTCAGAGGGAAGTCAGAGGGAATTGCCAGAGACTTGAGGTGCTGTGAGGATAAGAATAGCCTAATTGTACCTACAGATGGCGAATTTTTTAGGATAATTGTACCTACAGGACTTTTTTTGGGAAATTTCTGTGGTTAATTGTATTTTTGAAACGAAACTTCCTGTTGTCTTATGAAAGGGGGATTCTCTAATGCAAAGCCACTTTGTATTCTTTGGTTCCAAGGATTCTAAGTCCCGTCCTGAGCCTACAGACCTTGAGAAAAGGGCCAAGATTGACCGAAACAATCCAACAGCACCATTTTCCCGGTTCGTCGGGAATGATCGTGCTGTGAAGAAACTACAGGTAGCAGCATACAAGGCCTTGGGTCATCCTAACCATATGATGCGAGACTTGAGTTTCGCCATATATGGCCCCGCAAGCGCAGGCAAGACTACCCTTGCCCGCCTGTATGCCGAAACTGTGCAGTTGCCTTTCCTTGAGGTAAGTCCAAAATCACTCAAAACAGCCGATGATCTGTTCGATCAGATCAAAGTTGTCCTGAAGGATGCTGGCATTCCCCTAGTGGAAGGCAAGACAAATCACTATAAGCTACCTCCAATAGTGATTTTTATTGATGAAGTCCATGCTCTTGTGGACAGCGTGGTGCAAGGTCTGCTCAAAGCAACCGAGTACAACGATGCAATTCTAGCAACTGAGAGTGGTAAAGTCCTTGATTGCTATGCAGCAACATGGATGATCGCCACTACAGATGAGGGAAAGTTGTTCGATGCCTTCAGAACTAGATTCAGCCCTGTGCAGTTGAAATATCTTACAAAGGATGAATTGTCCAAGATCGTTCACAAGGCTCACCCAGATTTGACATCTGAGGTGTGCGGTATTGTGGCGCACTACAACTCAAGAGTTCCACGCAAGGCACTTGAGTTTGCCCGCTACATGAAGCTTGTGCGTGAGATGGACAAGTCTATTGATTGGAGCGAGATTGCACAGCAGGTGGCTGAGGACGAGGGTATTGACAAGTTTGGGATGTCAGAAGTCCACTTTAAGGTTCTGAAGTCCCTTGCTACCGGCCCCGTGGCCCAGAGTCGAATGACGACTGTTGTAGGTAGAAAAATAGATGAGGTTGAGAAGTTTATCATGCCTTGGCTGATGACCGAGACTGATGACCAACCAGCATTAGTTGGAGTTAGCCGTAGGGGTTATGTGCTGACTGATGCTGGGCGAGAACAACTCTCGCTCCGTGGGATTGATACAGCAATTGCTGCATAGTGATATCGGCTAGAAGCTTCAGTCATAGGCTTCTAGCCGATTTTTTCTGTTGGGATTTAGGGGAATTGTACCTACAGGATAAATGTCAAAAAACTCCTGAATTTAATTGTATTTTTGAAACGGAACTTCCGTATCACTTTGTCAGGTTTCAATTTAAAGAATTTAAAGGAGTTTGCAATGATCCCTTCTTTCAAAAAACTGTCAGAAAGTTTTGGCCCCCTGAAGGCGAAAATTGTGCGAAAGATAATGGAAAATTTCCATAATAGGGGCCGGTCGGGGTGTTACAAAACAATGGAGCAGATTGATGTTGTTCTGAATGGTCATGGAGTCGAATTCATCGATGCTGGGAAAGGCCGCAAAAGTCCCGCCATCACTTATGTGAACATGGGCGACACTTACGATTGTACGGTCATGTGGGTAAATGGAAGTTTTAGAGTAGGGTGTTGGGGCGATATTGTAGAGCAGGGCAACTACGCCTGATTCCAAAAAAATTCCTGAATTTAATTGTATTTTTCAGACGGAACTTCCGTATCACTTTGTAAGGGTCAAATAACGAAGGAGTTTGTAATGAGCAATCGAGCATTTATCGAATCTGTAACTGTAACAGACAATAAGACTAAAGAAGAAGGTTCTTTTATAAAGATTTATGACGATTATGGAACAGCTTATATCTCAGTAGAAAATGCTATAGATGATGATTTTGCTATTTTGAAAGCAGCAACTTCATCGTTTGATGAGGTCGCCAAGGGCATTCTTGACCATGTTAATGAAATGGAAAAAGGATTGCACATATGTGGAACATGGTACAACTGGGATGAAATTAAAGATATGTTCTAAAATTCCTGAATTTAATTGTATTTTTGAAACGGAACTTCCGTATCACTTTGTAAGGTTCAAATAAAGAAAAGGAAAAGATCATGACCATCACTTTGACCGGAAAAAATGCAATCGAGTATATCAAGGCTGTCATTCGGCCACGGATGGACGAAAACATCCCCGGTTTGATGATTTTCGGAAACGAGGTTGACGGGGATGGCGTGGAAAATGCCACCCTTGGGCATGCCATCGATGCTGCCGACGAGGACGGCAGCTTGGTTTCTTACGGCTTAACGGAAAAAACCACCAATGCGGAATTTTTCACGATGGCCGAAACCGCAGCAGGTTCTTTTAGACTCGAAAAAATCGAAAAAGGAATCGCTAGCGTGACTTGGGATGCTGATCAAATAGATTGGCAGGAAATTATTCCACCAATGTTCCGGGGTCATGAAGAAGAAATAAAAGGATTGGCGGAACAATGCTACCAAAAATGGATGAAAGAGGATGAAGGAGTCTGAGTTTATCGCTATTCACAAAGACTGACAGAGGAATAAACTCCTCTGTCAGTCTTTTTTTATTTGCATTCTTTAGGGGAATTGTACCTACAGGATAAATGTCAAAAAAATTCCTGAATTTAATTGTATTTTTGGAACGGAACTTCCGTATCACTTTGTCAGAAGCAATTTACTAAGGTTTAAACAATAGGAGTGCCCATGCTGGTTTCAAAAGATTATTACACCTGTGATGATGCTATGGTAGTAACCATAGAAGGAGTTTTTGAAGGCAAGGAAGCAGAATGGGATGGCTGCACTTCCCATACTGATAAGAGAATCGAATGGGAACAAGAGCCAGAAGATGGCTGGGTTTACAAAGATTTTAGTTTTCGAGCGAATTAGGAGCCTTGACGAATAAGGTTCAACCAACGAAAAGGAAAAGGAAAAGATCAATGAAAATTATCAGCAGTCATTTAACACGAGCATCTGCCCGTAATTCAGCAAAACGGGGCCAAAGGGTAATCAAGGCCGGGTTTTTCTCAAATGGATCATTCGGACTATTCAGTCCCGGCAATCATCATGGTGGTTTGGTTTTGATTCATGTTTGGCATGTTGTTTCAAACTAAGGTTCAATAAAAAGGAGTTATGAACATGAAAGATTACGCCGCCGTAGTGGTGGAAGTTATGGCCGGAGCTTCGGCTGGAGAGGGTTGGGATGCCAACCGCTCATTCTGGGCCGATGAAGATGGGGCATGGGATGGCCTACAGGTTGGGGAACATGTGATGGTGGATGGGGAGTTATATGTAAAATACGGGGAGTGGGAGGAATACTCCTGTGGGGTCGATTGTTGTGGTTGGGCCAATTTTGGCCTAGCTAAAGTCACTTTCAAGTGACTCAATCCACTTCTTGGGATTTCAAAAAGTTAAAAAGAGGAATTCGCAATGATCAAGGGATTGGCTTATACATGCGCTCCGATTCTTGGCCTTAAAGAAGCCAAGGATCGGAAGAAAGTGCTAGATGATTATCGAAAACTGGGACAGGAGGAGGCCGAGTTGCTCCTGACCCAGCGTCTTGATGATTTGGAATATATTGATCTTGGCAACAACGAGGGGTTGCCTGCCGATGATTGGATGATTGCTCAGATCGGCGGTGGTGACGGCAAGGTTGTCTTGCACCCTTATACATACAATGAGGAAAGTCCAATGATGGACGATTACCTAAAGCCTGAAAAAAGCTACACCACCCAAGGCGACCCCGTTTGGGTATGCAAAGGTTTTGCCTTGGAGATCCACGAGGCAGAACTAAGGCGCATTCACCCGTGGTTGAAAGCAATCAATATCATCAAATAGCAGGAGGGGGCTTCGGCCCCCTCTTTTTTTTTGGCAATTTTAGCTCCTTTCAATAATATTGATCCATAGATACATGCTGTACTTTCAACGATCCTCCTGCTTTGCCCGCACACAGTACCTCAGATGGAAAAAGTTGTTGCCAGTAGGGTGCAAATCCATGCCAAATTCCTGCAATCCGTAAAGTTTATACACATAGGTCTTGGCATCAGTTCGCTCCAGTTCTGCCTTGATTTGTTCAAGATTGCCAAACTTACTTGTCGTGCATTGAGCCGGTTGACCATCCTCATCCATGAATGTTGCTTCTTGGACAATACGAAACTTAGCGTCAATCAGCGACAACGGTAACTCTTGTTTGGACTGAATGGTTTTTTGAGCCGCCAGAAACGCTCTTTGCTCGATGTTTGTTGTTTCACTCATATTGCAACATCCTCTTTGGTTTCGCTAAAATTTTTAAACCTTATAAACTGTACTATACCAGCAAGTACAGCCTTCAACAATTTTTTATCCTGTAGGTACAATTTGTCTAAAACTTCTGAAAGTTTTCGAGATACTCTAAATTATTTCGTGTTAGATTGTAGATAATTGCAATAACGAAATTAGGAGTATGTCCATGAGAAATTTTAGTGAATGGCTAAGTGATTTTTCAGAAGTAAGTGATATTAAAATATGTGAATCCAGTTTAACCCGCATGATGTCCCTTCAGAATTCCCCTTGGTGCATCATTACAGCATACCGCAAGAAGAATTCTGACGGTACAGTTAGAAACAGAGATCAGAACATCGCTGCCAACAGGGTTCTTCGTGGAAAGTTGAACAGCATGAAGATGGGAGTACATCAGTTGATTGGGCATTGGCGTGAGTGTAAGGACAGCAATATTCCATACCCTCAATGTCCTGAAGAGATGAAAGTCGATGTAATTGAGCGGTCTTACTTTGTGGCGAAACCCCCAGAAGTGGAAATTGAAGATTTTGAAACGCTTATGCTTCAACTGTGCCGTGAATTTAACCAAGATGGAGTTTTGCTGAGTGATGGGCAATCCGTCAAGCTTGCCTATCCAAGCGGTGAAAAGGATGTAATTGGCAGCAGCAATATGGCATTGAACAAGGTTGCTCAGGCTTATAGTCAGCACATCATGAAGCAGAATGTTCCATTTGTGTTTGAAGGGTTTCAACAATTTCATGGGAATGCTGCACGGCAAGGTTCTTCCAAGAGCGGGCTAACCCTTCCACCCTTGGATGAGAACTTTGTTGTCCTTGCCGCAAAACAATTAAACTAGCATTTATAAATTCTTAAATCCTTAAACCAGCGGGAGTTATGACTCTCGTTGGTTTTTTTTTGGAATTTAATTGTATTTTTCAAACAAAACTTCCTGTAGCACTATAGGTTCCATTACTTTGGAGGAAGTTTCCATGAAATGTCAATGGTGCGTAAAGGCTCCCGCCGAAAAGGCCGCTGGCGAGTTGTCTGTTTGTAGCAATTGTTACAAGAACATTCAACAGTACCACAAATGTAATGTTTGTGGTTGTGAGATTGATGCAGACCTTGCGAGGTTTCGTCGCAAGCGTTTTGAAACTGGCACTTGCCTGAGCGCAAGTTGCTCCCGCAAGGAATTGATTGCGAGGGGCAGCGTTTGTTGCGAGCGGGCGAAGTTGCGTAACTGCTCCTGCGCTCGTAGTTTAGAGTGTGATCGGCATGGCATCCGTTGTACCGGAACCCACAACTAAGGAGTATTCAATGAACCTGCAAATTTCCAATCGAAAGTTAGCTGTTGCTCGTAAGTCTCAAATTTTGGCTTTGGCCAAGGCTGGCAAGCCTCGTCCCAACAGCAAGGATTCCGCCCTAGGAAAGGCATTGAGGAAATACATCACCAATGGCAGCACCAGCTATGATGGTGAATTCAAGAAAGAAGTTTTGCGGGTTGCCCCAGAGGGATGGTTCCGCAACGAGGCGGAAAAAAAGAAGGCGAAGCTGGTTAAGATGGCTAAGGCTGGAAAGCCTCGTCCAAGCTTTTCCACTTCTTTGGGTAAGGCATTGAAGTTTTACACTTCCCATTCCCATACCGCTTACTGTAAAGAAACCACCTTGGAGTTGTTATCAATAGCTCCACATTGGTTTCGACGGGCAGTAATTTGATGCAAGTCCTTTTATTGTAAGGACTTAAAAATTACAATAAATTACTGAATTTAATTGTATTTTTCAAACGAAACTTCCAGTATCACTTTGGAGAGACAGTTTTAACCAGTAAGGAGACTGCAATGTCTGACTACACATCTGCCCCAGCATGTCAACTCCTCGCAACGCATTGCTGCGTTTGCGGGCGACCCCTAGTTGACGCAATTAGCGTCAGCTTGGGTATCGGCCCTGAGTGCAGGGGCGGGGCCAATGGCGGGATCACTTCCGAGCAGCAGGAAGCTGCAAACAAAATCACCTTCCTTGCTGCAATTGCAGCGCAGGAGGGGAAGATTGAGGAGGTGCGGGGTCATGCCGATGCCTTGCGGGTGCTGGGACTCAGCGTTTTGGCAGAAAAGGTGGCCGAGAGGTTCACCAAAGCCGAAAGGCAGGCCAAAATCTCCATCGTTGAGGATGGCGATATCCTCAAGGTGGACACCCCTTTCCGCCGTGGCGATAAGGATGCCTTTATTGCGGCATGGAGGGGCATTCCCGGTCGCCGTTACAAGAACGGGGCCAACTTGATCCCCAAGTCTGAAAAGCAGGCCTTGTATGGCCTGCTCCAGCAGTTCTTCCCCGGCCAGTATGCTGTGGGGCCGAAGGGGGTTTTCCGAATTCCCAAGCCAGAAGTCGAGGCCTAAGCCTCACTCAGCCCCCTAGGCAACTAGGGGGCTTTTTTATTTGTGCAGGACATTTTTTTTAACATGGGAGGTCAATTATGGCTAAGAAATACAAGTTGATCTGCAAGCTGACCCGTCCTGTTGTAACGAACGAGGGCGATTTCATACCTGCTGGCACCCCTTGTGAGGTGCTGCGTTGGGATAAAACAGAAAACGGTAAGATCGAGGTCCGCACCAAGGCGTATATGTACGCTGACGATCTTGGCGAGGATCGTAATGGGCCTGTTCCCGTTGTAAACACGGGATTGATCATAGCGGTCGATCCGATTGACCTTGAGTACAAGGATTCTTTTTCAATCAATTCTGTGGAGTAACTGAGATGAAAATGAAAGTCGATGCTGACAAGGTTATTGATCTTTACCCCTTTCCGCCGTGGCGATAAGGATGCCTTCATTGCTGCGTGGAGAGGAATTCCCGGTCGCCGTTACAAGAACGGGGCCAACTTGATCCCTAGAACTGAGAAGCAGGCCTTGTATGGCCTGCTCCAGCAATTCTTCCCCGGCCAGTATGCTGTGGGGCCGAAAGGGGTTTTCCGAATTCCCAAGCCGGAATAAATTCCAAAATATTCCTGAATTTAATTGTATTTTTGAAACGGAACTTCCGTATCACTATGAAGGGAGCCACTAGAGAGCTACCTTCAAGGACACCTTGGAGCAACTGAGATGAAAATGAAAGTTGATGCCAGCAAGGTTATTGATCTTTTGGTTGCTGCCTACAGGGAGCGACTTGAGGACGATGGCGATCTTGTTGCCGATGAGTTGGGCGAAAACTGGCCCAACGAGATCGAGCGGGTCGAATATGATCCCGCAAAAGACGAAATCAAATTCATCCCATCTGAGGAAGGACTTGAAACCCTTCCCCAATCCTTTGTTCGCCAACTCAAGGAGATTTGATATGAAATTGCGAATTGGAAGTGCTTCCCCTTGGGGCAGAATTCACCATCTAAAGGAAGTTGCGGAGGGCATATTGAAGGCTTCAACGGCATCTCACGGGGGGATTAAGCTTTCCTCCGGCCGGAATCGTCAAATGCCCGCAGCATTCAAGGTTGCGGGAGGGTGGTACGAGGAGGATTGCGAGGCATCGAAGGTTATCGCAGTTTTTCATGAACACTTCGACCCAAAGGAGGTGGATTATGCGGTTGGAGGCCTCAAGAATTGGTATCCAGTTGAGTACGAACTGTGGTCCGGCAACAAAGTTGCCTTGGAGGAATCGCTTGTTCTTCAGGAGAAACGATTCCTTGAAGTAAACTATGACAAGTTTCTTGTGTGTGCTGCTTGGGGAGACTGGCGGACGAATGTTCCCAAGGGCATGGTTGGGGTGCAGGCCCGCCTGAATAATGCGACTGGAACTGATAAGTATTTCTTGGTGCCAGCCGAAGAGTACGCCAACAGGCAGCACCAGTTTGTGATCGACATAGATCGTCACAAAGAAATAGATTCTATCTGAAGATAGATTCTGCCAGAGATATGCCAGAGGGATGCAACAGCATCCCTCTTTTTTTTGTCCAGAATTTAGACTGATTGTACCTACAGGCCCCCTTGCGGGAAAGTAAGGAAAATATTTTAAAAAATTCTGCAATTTAATTGTATTTTTAAAACGGAACTTCCTGTAAAGCTTTGTCAGAAGTAATCTAAAGGAGTAACCCATGCGTCAAGCATTGTTTTTGCTGGCAGATGAGATCAGCAAGGCTGTTCTCAAGCAGTCTTACAAGAACATCCCTGACCAGATCAAGGCTGGGATGTTATTGCATGAGCAGAAACCATTTTACAACAAGAATGTGGGTCTGACCCACCTTGTTGTTGTGGCTATCCTGCACCAAATTTTTCATGAAAGGGGTGTAAAGTACAAATCTAGTGAGGTGCTGGAATTACCAGCAGTCAGGAACGCCTTGCTGGTAAAACATACCTTCAAGACTGCTGAAGGTAAACTGTTTTTTGCGGGCGGGATGTCTACCTTCACCCCTGACCCCATTGATGCACTTGCTGGAAACATATTGAATTTTTTCGTGGAGAATGGTTGCCATAACTGTGGTTATGGCACCATCAAGACCGAGGATGACTTGGTTTGTCCCGTCTGTCTTGATGGAGAAGTCCGCAAGAAAATGTTGGCAGTATATGGGTCTTCTTTTGCTGATGAATCTTGGCATATCCTGAGTGAAGCGATTGGTCCAGATTGTAGCGAGATGCTTCTGGATTTATCATCTTTCACTCACAAGTATCAAACAAGTAAGCACTTTCTGAAAGCGGTGACAGCTTTGATGTTCAAGGATGAGGATCACGATGTTGATCCTCAATCTGAGGGGCTGTTGGAAGAAGAGTTTGGCACTTTCATCAGCGCCGATCTTGAAAAGCTTCTTGACATTCCTTTCCCGATGGGGACCGCCAAGCAAATCCTCGAGCAGGTGGACGAGTCGTACGACGATGACTTGGGTTTTAAAGGCAACGACGAATAATTTTTCTAAACGCAAGAAAAGGAGTGCAACCATGAGTTCAAGTGAAGTTGTTGACAAAGTCGTCAAAAGGATGCAATGGCAAGAAGATCGGCAGATGATGTCGATTCTTGATGCAATCACGGAAGGAACCGTGAGAGGTATCAGAGAAAGCCTGAAGGTTACTGTTGAGGAACAGACCGCTGGAGCGGTTCAGGCATTTGTCTCTGACACTAGTGTGCGTCTCATTGATGTGGCAACTTCTTGGACTAACGAGCAGTCCAAGAAGTTGATTGTATTTCCTGTTGGCACACGCTATGTGCAGAGGGATGATAAGAGTACCAACATCGTCATTGAGGAAGCGCCTCGTTGCAGACGGGTCGCTTTCAATGACCGAAATGGTGATGTCAAGCATTATTATGTTTCCTTGCCATACATCCAGTATGTCATCACCTTTAGTAAACACGGGCGTGGTGAAAAGTTTCGGCAGATGAAAATCAGTTGTAGCAAGCAACCAATCGATTCATTGACATCGATTGTTTATGATCTTCCTTTGCCGAACATGGGTTATGGAAACCGCTTTGGTGTATGTACTGGAGGCAGTTCAAGTGGCATGGAATTGCCTGAAGGGAGCGATGCTTTCACCGAGAAGTGTGAAACGCTGATCACTAGTTTTTGGAGCAGCGAGTTCAACACCGATCTCAGTTCCAATTTGGTGAGCTTCTTTCAGAAGAATTTTGGCTACGATACTCTGGAGGGGCAGCACCCTATTCAGCGTATTCACAATTGCTTCAGCAATTGGGCAGAGGTTTCCAAGCAGCACCCAATGTGGTCTTTGGGTGCTGATGTGAAATTGCCACAGGAGGCAGGGTGGCAGCTTGGTAGGCTCATCGATAGCGACTTGACCAGTCGTGGCAGCAAGGCAGCGATGACTCGCAACCTGAAACAACAGGTTACCGAGGGGTTGTTTGCCTTGTCTACTAATGCTGTCGATGCCATGCGGACTCTTTCCATCGAGGAACAGGGTCAGCTTTTGGCCAACAAGCAGAAGTTGGCTGAGTGTTATCGTAGCAATCTTCATTCCGCCTATTCGGTTCTTGAAGCCGAGACTATGGCTGGCTTTGAGGAATTCAAGTTGAAGGAGTTGGAGAAGGTTCAACAGGATCGTCGCAAGGTCGATGAGATGGTGCGAAAGATCGCTGAGGACCGTCAGAAGTTTGATTTAGAGATGCTCAAGACCAAGATTGAGCTTTCTGCTGTCCACAAATTTTTGGAGGCTGAAAAGGTCAAGGTTGCGCTAATACAGGCGCAGGCAGAGGAGATCATTGCTCGTGGTGTTGTTGCTATTGAGCCTGTAGTCAAGCGTGGTCGTGGTCGGCCTCGCAAGGAAAAGCCTCCTGTTCCTCTGGGACCGGATGGCCAACCCATCAATCGGGGTCGTGGTCGGCCCCGCAAGACCCCGATTGTTCTTCGTCACGCATCACTTATGAGGAGCTAAGATGATTAATTTTCCCGTGTTCCTGAATATTCCCGGCACCAAGCTGCCTGAAACCGGAATCTACTATGTGGTTGCCAAGGACGGCATCTACATGAGGACAGACAGGAACTTTGGAAGTGCATTGGTCAAGGTTGAAGAAATTCCTCACCTTGCTGCTGCTCCCACTCAAGCAAGTTTCAACCTTCCCAAGATTCCAGCAACGATCATTGGGCAGGCATTGATGTTCTTCCGTGAAGTGTTCGTTGAGTACAAAACGGAGAGCTATTTGACCCTTCTGTATTCCAAGAAATTGGGTCAGTATCGTCTGTGGTGCCCCAAACAGGAAGTCAGCTACAGTTCTGTCAGCTATGACAGAACTGACAGCGTTCCTGTCGAGGAGCGGAATTACATGGGTAGCGATGGTCCCGGCTGGCAAAATGTGGGGACTATTCACTCCCATTGTGACTTCTCAGCTTTCCACAGCGGTACGGATGAGTTTGATGAATCCACCTTTGATGGAATTCACATCACCCTTGGCCATGTGAACCGCAATGATTTCAGCATTGTGGCTAGCATTGCCATCAACGACAACCGCTTCCCGAAGGCGATTGCCGATGTGTGTGATGGTGTGCCCAACACTTCTTCCGAAGTTGTTGAGGAAGAGGGAGATGGTCCATTCAAAGGTCAGATATTCAAGCGTCAAGAGTTGTACCACCGTCTTGCGCTGAACGACGAGCAGCAGGCATGGTTGGAAAACGAATTGGAGATAACCATCCGAAATGAATGGTTGCCCAAGGTCACTAGAAAGATCTCGAGACACCCCAAGGGAATTAGTCGCCTTGGACTGAGCGTGGAAGAGGTAGAGTGTGAGGAGTTCGAGTTCGATGGACTGGAGCAGGGCTTGTTCCCTGACTCCGGTCCAAGGATCGAAGATGGAATATATGTTGATGAAGATGAGATATCATTTGATCCTACTGAACGGCAACTCCGTAGTTTTGGATATCGTCGTGATGAACATGGTTTCAAGTATCGGCATGAAGGTGATTAGTTCGGAAAATATTTTTTGAGTTAATTGTATTTTTGAAACGAAACTTCCTGTAGTCCTTTGTGGAGGTGTTAATGGCAAACAACATCAAGGTGATTGGTGCTGGTGGCATAGGACTGTGCGTGTTGCCGGTCCTATGCCGGTTTTTAAACTTCGAGGACGAGACTTTTCCCGAACCTGTTCTCACCGTGGTTGACGGCGACCAGTACGAGGAGAATAATCGTGCTCGTCAAGAGTTCGAGGATTGTGGCCCCAAGTCAACCATCACGGTTGAGAGGTTGAGGGGTCAATTTCCTCGAATTGAGTTTAGAGACAAGTCCGAGTTCGTTGATGATGCGAATGTCGGATTGATTGTCCGTGAAGGAGATGTGGTTTTACTCTGTGTGGACAACCACAAGAGTAGGAAGATCGTGAGTGATCGTGCTTGTCAGTTGCGCAATGTCACCGTGATTAGTGGTGGTAATGACCGGACTGACGGCAATGTGCTCATCCACATTCGTCGTGGCGGGGTTGACTTGACCCCGCCATTGGCGAGTCACTACCATCCCGAGATCAGTAATCCTACTGATCTCCATCCTCATGAGCACAATCAGCCGGGGAGTTGTTCCCGGCTTGCTGAGGAAGTTCCTCAGTTGGTGATCATGAATAATCTAATCGCTGCAAAAATGCTTGCAGCTTTTTACACTCTCACCGATCCCGTGTTATATTCGGAACAGGTGGAAAAAAAACCGCATCGATATGCGGAGGTGCTGTGTGATCTCAGCACTTTGACTAGTGTAGTTCGTGACCGGCATGTAAAAAGAGGAGCATGAAAATGAGCGACCAAAATCAGAACCCCACCAATGGTTTTGCCAACAGCCCTGATGCCCAGAGTGTCGATGTTCTAGGTGTGTTGAGCGGGTTACAGGCAAGCAACTGCAAGGTTGTTCACGGTGCTGCCGAGGGCATCCACCCAGTTGCCCTAAATAGCGTGAGTGCTGTTCGTGGGACATTTTCGGTGGCATACAACATCCCCGCTGACGCTTTGTCCTTTGTGGATGGAGTTTCGGTTGCGGAAGATTACATCCTCCAGCCTAACGAAACGCTGGAGTTCATCAAGCAGGCGGGCGTGAAGGGTTAATCGCCCTTCGCCCGTTCTCTCTGCCCCCGCAAGGCCCACAAAGCCTTGCGGGGGTTTTTTATGTCGGGACCAAACTGCAAGCCTCAGAAAAATTCTAGAAAAAAATTGAATTTAATTGTATTTTTGAAACAGAACTTCCTTATCACTTTGTATAGAGTTAAACAAAAGGAGGTGAGCCATGACCAGTTCAGATCGCACTCCCAGCTACATTATCAAGGCTGTCCGTGCAGGGGCCAAAAAGGACAAAATTCTCGCCACCTATGCCGATGGGAGCACCGTGCTAGTGGTCAAGTCGGGAGGCAGCAAGTATGACCGGTTGGCAATTTACGGTCTATGTTCTAGGTGTCCTGAGTGGATTACAGGCACGGGCAAGAAAGGCTACTACTTCTGCCGCCTTGGGCCGAGCAGGAGCGTCAAGCTCCTTGATGGCGGGTTCAGTTGGAGTTACCCCAAGCCCGGTAAATTCGAGGGCTACCCGCTGGTCGGCTTGGTCACCATCGAAGATACCGCAGAATAGATACCGATGTACGCTAAACAAGGGAGCAACACCATGACCATTGCATTCAACTCTTTCGTGCGTCGTCAGACGGCAGAATCTCCTTTCTCTCACTTCTCTCGTTGGACTTTGTCCGATGAGAAGGTTTTAGAAATGGTCCAAGCCAACTTGGAAAAGGCCAAGAAGGGCTACAGGGACGGGGTGATTTTGGTCCCTGTGGCCCCTGAAGGGTTCTTCTCCAGCGTCATCCAGCTTCAAGCTGGTGACAAGCTGCATGGCGAGTTCAAAGCCCGCCGTGATGGGGAAGAGCCCCGCAAAACTCTCCACGCCAATGGGCAGAAGATCGCTGCCCAGAGTGTGGATGTTGTCCTCTACAGCAAAGAGGTGCTGGCTGAGGGCAAGGAAAACAGCACGGATGCTGATTGGGAAATAGTCAGCTTCAATGCTAGTCCAGAAGTTGGTGAGATGCCGATCCAACCTGACACATTAATCGCTAACCACTTCCAGTTAAGTGGTGGAACGGCGACGAACATGAGTGACTCCGAATTCGTGGAGGCTCTCAAACAGTCTGTCCTGTATTGGAAGGACAAGGCTTTGGTTGGTTGATTTCAACAAGGAGGAAATCTGATGCTTCACCGCATGGATAATGGTGACATTTTGAATGTCAGTCACATCGTTAGCATCACCTTGAGTGGCGACTTCACAGTAGTTGCCTTGGTCAACTCTCAAGAGTTTCATTACCGTGGCGACATTCGCAGCAAGTTGTTGATGGACTTCAACATCGTTCTAACCTCTCATGACAAAAGGAGTCAAATATGAAAATTGCACATGTGAGCTTCTCCAACTGGGGAGGCGTGGTGGAAGCCATGCTTATCCCCAAGGATGAGGAGGCAAGGGTCAAGTGGGTACGAATCCCCACAAAGCGGGTCAAGCACCCACACCGCAAGGCTCTGCGTTGGCTTGCGGCAAACCACCCACAGGCTAGCCATAGTTACCATGTGGAAACAGGTGCGTGTGGCCCCTGCGAGTACAACTGAGAAAAGGTGGAGATTTTTGTTGATTTATCGTCCCAGATCGTGTTAAGGTAAGTTTGTCGCAGGGTGTCTGGGGGGTTGTAACTAAACCCCTGTTGTAGTTGTGAGGTTTTTTCTTTTCCCTCTTACGATAAAAGCCTATAGGGATAAGCTCCTCCCTATCACCAGATATACATGGAAAAGCTTTTATACCAACTGAATCAGAACAGGAATCGGTTCTGATGCTACAACAACAGCCCCTGCAACCTTTTTTTCACCAAAAGTCAAAAAACTTTTGCGTGTAATTGTATTTAAGTCACAAAACTTCCGATTAGACATTAGGCAACCTGCACTTTGCAAGTTGCCTAATGTCTAATTTTAATCTTAAGGAGTTTCTCATGAATTGGATCAATGATGTTTTTTCCGTTCTAAGCGCACGAAATGCACCTATCAATAAGAAAGTCAAAAAGCCCGTGCCGACCAACAGTATCCTGACTCTGTATCCTTACAAGTCTTATGGCACTTGGGTGTTTGATGACGCTGCTACAGGACTTGTCCGAGAAGCTTTTGTTCAAGGCATCCCAGAAATTCTAGAGAAAGCTCTTGAAGATGCTGGCATACCTCTAGACGAGGCAGAAGATGGTTGCAGCCTAGTGTTCAGCAAAAATAAGTTCCCAGATGCTACTGTCGTGCTTACACGCCTTGAAGGTGACAAGTTTAACAAGAGCTATGAGGGTAACTGGTACGAATCTCAAGATGGACTGAAGGGGTGGTTGTGCCCCGCTCTGTTCTGTTACTTCCAAGAGGCCCCTGAGAAAATCTACTGCAAAGTAGGTTGCAAGCCCAAGAAAAAGTAATTAATTTAATTTTCAGAACCCACAGAAATGTTCTGTGGGTTCTTTTTTCACAGTTCAACCAAATAGGAGACGCAAATGAGCACAAGAGCCACTTACGAATTCAAAGACAAAAAAGCGCCAACCTTTTGTGTTTATATCCATCACGATGGGTATCCAGATGGTGCTGCTGCATACTTCTACAACACCCTCATCAACCCCAGCAAAGGAAACTTTGCAACGCAATTTATTCGGTGCAATGAAGGCGCAGAACTAACCAAGAATCACGCACAGCACGGCGATACGGAGTATCAATACACAATCAAAGGCAGCGGTCCAGAAGCGCATGTAAGTTGCTTTGACATTCGCCGTGATAATTTTTGTTGGATAGACGGCAGGGATTTGTGTCCCCTTTGGGAGTTCATCAACAAAAATAGCAAATTAATTGCTGATTTTAAGCCATTTAAGTTGGTGCAGTTGCAATACAACCAACAGTTCTTGAATGAAACTACGGCTCAAAATATGCTGAAATCACCCGTGCATCACCTAAAATGCTGGGAAGGCAGGCACGAAGGCTGTGCAAACTGGAACACTTGCGTCCAAGATGTTCGTGTCTTGGTGCAGGCTTTTCCAGAACTTTACTCGCCCGATTTCTCCAAATATGGAATCACCTTAGAACAAGTGGCCTAAAGTCCGGCAATTTTAGGTCATTTGCTAACCCAGATTGCGCAGCTTAACATATCTTGCTGCGTGGTCTGGGTTTTTTTGTAAAAATCAAATTTCTTTGACTTTAATTGTATTTTTGAAACAAAACTTCCTGTAGGACTTTGACGGTGTGAAAATTTTAAACACCCTGCCCGTATACAGGGTGTAACATCCCAACAAGGAGCTTTTCTATGTCAGCATACCTCATGATCCAGAATCCCGGTGTGGCACCTAGCGAGGCCTTCACATTACTTGGAGCCAGCACGAAGCGTGGCTCTGACAGTAATGCAACTATTGGAAAGTTTGGAACCGGCAACAAGCAGGGAGTTGCCGTCTGTTTGAGGAACAACCTCAATCCAATTGTATTTTGTGGGAATCTGAAGCTCGAGTTTGGCACTCGAGTGCAGAATGTCCACGATGGATTGAAGAACACGGCTTTCAACCGTGTGGTGGTCAAGTTTGGCGGTAAGGATGCAAATGGCAGCACCCGAACCAGCACAGAAGATTTGGGGTTTGTGCTGGAACACGGAGCAACCGATTGGGGAGGTGTCGATCTCGCCCTGCGTGAGTTCGTGTCAAATTCACTTGACAGGGCCTACGAAGAAGATCAACACGCTTGGAATGTGGAATACACTTCCAAGTTGACAACGGAGGAGAGGGCGCAGGCAGAAATTCCTTACACTCGTGAGCGGGAGGCGTTCCTGAAATCTCTGAGGGGATTTCAGAGCCAGCAGCAATGCTACCACGATGTCAAGGTGGAGATCGTGAACGAGGCTCAAGTCCGAGCCAAGGCCGGTCACACTCGAGTCTTTGTGCCACTCACCGAAGAGGTGCTCAAGTTCCACACCAACTTGGGCAAGTGGTTCTTGCACTTTAGCGAACCGCAACTTCTTAACGAGGCAATTCTGCCAAAGTCCAATCGGAACTTCAAGGACAAAGGCACCGCTGTCATTTATCGTCGTGGTGTGCGAGTCCGTGAGATCGAACAGCATTCAGCCAAGCCGAGCCTTTTCGATTACAACCTTGAGAATCTCAAGCTTGACGAGAGTCGCAAGGTTGACGATTGGTATGTCCAGCACGAAGCTGCAAGGGCTTTTGCCAATGCTTCCAAGATTCAGCTTGGTGTGTTTTGGCAGGCAATGGCCGATGCCCAGAGGGTTTGGGAGCAGGAGTTCAGCGAGTACGGTCTTGAGGGTTTAAATGACCAGCAGAAGGCCGTGTGGTGCGAGAGCTTTGAGTCCACTCTGGGTGCCAACGCCGTGATCTCCACCGACGAGGGTGGTGAGCAGGCAGCAAGGAAGGGCTTCAAGGTAGTCAAGGCACCTACAGCCATCGTCCAAGCTGCCAGAAAACGAGGTGTGCGTACTCCTGAGACTGTCTTGACGCAAGATGAGCGGGAAGGACGGCAGGTGTACGACAGCACCCCTGACGCTGAGGCAGCAGTTGACTTTGCGTGGGGTCTTGTCGAGAAGTATGGCTTGCAGAATGGTCGCAAGCGTCCCATCGTCAAGACCTTCCGACAGGCGATGGAGGGTGGAAGCCAGTTGCTCGGCTACTACCGTGACGGCACCGTCTTTATCAATCAAGACATTGCCGGTAACGGTGCCCTTGTGACTGGTTGGCACGGGCTCAACCAGCAACTGCTTGCTACTGCTCTGGAAGAGGTGGCCCATCACGCTACTGGAGCAGTTGACTTCACACGGGATTTCCAAGACTTGCTCTTGAATATCACCGTGTACGCTGCCAAGGAACTGCTGATTCGCTGACCTTGGCATGATCCCGCCGTGGGGAATGTTCGCCCCAAGTCACGGCAACTTGGGGCTGGAGGCAACTTTCAATATTTTCCGTGTAATAGTGATTACTGTGTTGCTAAAAATCAAATGGAGATGCCATTACCATGATGTACGATTTTCCTCCTGCCTATGTGGTTTACGAAGACCTTAGACAATTTGAGGTCAGCTTTACCATAAAGAAACCACGCACCATCCGCAGCAAACAGGTGGTGAGTGCTTCCAGTTCGCAGAATGCCCGTGATGTGATTTACGCACAGTATGGGAAGGATAGTGTGACCAATATGTCTGTTCGTGAATTGAAGAATAAGGAGAATGCCGATGAATGATAGCGAAAAAAGAGTAACTATATTTGCGCTAACATCGTTGAAAGATTCTTTATCATCCCGTATTATAGATTATATGATAGGTGATGGAATACCAGGAGTACATGAAAATGATATAAATGGTGTTGCCGATATTATATCTGGTGCTATTTTGGCAGTTGAAGGGTGCTATTTTGGCAGTTGAAGGGAAGGATATATAATATGCAAAGACCCCCAAGGTGTAGTGCCTTGGGGGTCTTTGTGTCTCTTTCGCAAAAAGCGGGTGAAGAGATTTGAACTCTCAACATTCTGCGTGGAAGGCAGACGCTCTACCGTTGAGCTACACCCGCATTATCGTTAGGTGGTTTGCCAGTTGGGTTGAACCAAAGCATCTTGGTTGGCGACATGCCACCTTGGACAGCATTTTCAAGTGCTGTTCTTTGTGGCATTTTGTTGTCGAGTGCTTCAGCAGCATCGTTGTTAATCTTCTTAATTACTTCGATGTCCCACATGAATAACCTCCTCTTCATTAAATTAGTATTTATGTAATTTTTTTTAACTTTAATTGTATTTTTGACACGAAACTTCCTGTAGTCCTTTGAAGGGAGGTTTTTCAATGATCAAAAACCATGAGATAGGCACGGTTGAAACTCTGAGTGGAAAAATGGTTGTTATTTCGCACGAAGAGTTCGTGCGATTATGCGATGATCACGGGTTGGATGTCAAGACAGTCTTGACTGAATATGACAATGTACCTCTGAACTTTGGCTATGACAGCGTGTTTGGAGTAGACGCTGTAAAAACGCTGAATAAGGATGGTAAAGTCTATTCGGCAGCGACTATTGGCATTCAGCCTTGTGAGTTTGTCAGAATGCTCTACGAGGGCGAGAAATCTTTTCAAGAGTTTCTCGCAGAGCAGCACAAAAACGAAGGGACGATAGTTCCCGGCAGCGCCATATGGCAGAAATCTGCCAAGGACTATCACAACTACATTCTAGGTGTAAGTGGCGAAAATCGCCCCAACACCGATCTTGACCTGTTTTTCGCAGGAGCCTGAGTTCGATTCACGACCATCCCGGCGTATACCGGGGTGGTCTGTTTGTTTAATCAAAAGGAGCATCCGATGAACCTGAAACAACACCAACTGATTTGGCGCAAGAACTTTCGTGGACCAGTACCCTACAAGCGGGGTGAAACCTGCTTTTCAACGGTACGCAGCAAAGTGGCTGAAGGAATTGAATTCTTCATCCTGAATATCCCCAAGGATCATCCAGAATTTGAAACTTTGAACGAAGAGTTCAAAGTCATCCACAAAAATGATTGGGACGGCGACTACTTGGTGCCTTGCCAGTTCGTCCAGTTTGCCGAAGTAGCGGTGACCTCGCAAGGAGGGGAAACAAGTGAGTGATAGCATTAAAAGGATCAATATCCTTATGGATGTTTTTCCTGAATACAAGGAAGACCCAAGCGTACTGATTGAAGACTTCAAATGTTGGGTGGAGAAAAATAGAGAGGAATTGATCGAAGAAAAAACCGAAAGCATGGTGGATTTGATTTCTTTGAGTGGACAACTTCAATCAGTATGTGGCGATGAAGTTGTTAGGGTAATGTTGGGGTAAAATAATTCCTAAATATTACAATTGTATTTTTTGAACATAAATTCCTGTAAGACTATGGAGGAACTAAAAATGAAGATACTTCAAGCGTTCGTCTATAGGAACCTACACCAAGCCGGTGTGTGTTATTCAGTAAAGGATCGCAGCACCGGCAAGGTGGCCATGCACTCCAACAACTTGGTGGTGAGCAGGGCCAACTTCATAGTCCAAAAAGGCGGACAAGCAAAAGTTCGTCAATTGGGTCGAAAACAAGTTCATGCAGGGGTTGTTGGCGATTTGGTGGTTGACCCCATCGAGTTGGCCAAAGTCCTGCCCGAACTCCAAAGTGCCCCCAAAGCACAATATAACCCCTACCAGAACGATACCTTCGTGTCTGAGTCTAACGAACCGCTGACCAAGGCAGACTATGTGCTGCTTACTAGCGAAAATGGCAAGTCGTCTGTCCGTTACATCACAAAGGAGTAGTTCGATGAGCACCACACTTGAAAAAGAACCAAAAGCCAATCCCGTAAGGGACAAGGTTGTTTTTAATGTACTCAAGGCCTTGGGAACACCTCCCGGTTACTATCAGACAAAAGCCAGCAATGTCTTCGAGAATCGATGGAGAGTCGATGTATGGGTCACCATTGCCCAATCGATTCTCGGCACCATTGCCCAGTCTGTAATCACAGACAGTTTCTTTGTGGTTGCCGATGAGAACGGGAAGGTAGTTTCGCCAATAATCACCAATAAGTATGGAGAAAATCGATGAACAACTACAGGCATCAGTTGTTATTTGATAACGGTTTTGGAATAAGTATAATTTGCCATAGCTCAAGCTATGGAAATGAAAGTTGCCTGTTTGAGGTTGCTTTGTTGAAGGAGGGTGGACTTGTTTATCACGAGAATTTTCGGGATGTGCGGGGTTTTTTAGATTTCCACGCCGTTGCCCGGACGGTTGATGAGGTCAAGGCTTATAAATCCGACCTCATCGTCCAGAATCATCCTTGTTTTTGAAGTCATTTACTAAGGAGGCGACAAGATGAGCGAACAATATAGAGGTTTTTACTTCATTCACAAAACTGAGGTGAAGGACCTCACGAAAGAACAACTTTGGGAGGAGGTCGAGGAGTACGACCGGAGGTGTGAGGTCGCAGCAAGGAACGGCGAGGGAATTAGCTCGAAGGAGGGGGTGAGGAACCGACTCTGCCGTGCAGAATTGTATCAGCGCACTTGGGGAAATATCCCCTTCGAGCAGGTTCAAAATTTCTTTGAGCCAATTTCTTAATTACAACCTAGGAATCAGAAATGAAAGTATCATTAGACAATGGCAATACATGGGTAGAAGTAGAAAATTTAAAGGTTATTCAAAATATTGAAGACCCAACTGATTACGAAGATGAACCTTCCGAAGTGGAGTTGCATTTCAATTTCACTTCAGAAGGAGTGGTTACTGATGTTTGGATAAACGATATTTGTCAGGGTACTTCAAGTGAAGTTTATTTGACTATCGGAGACAATTTGGTCAACCACTAGTTTTTTTGATTGTACAGCCTAATAATTAAACAATCCCGGTGCGGGGACAATAGCAATCCAAGGTCGCACCACCTTGGTAGTATGGAGACTATATGAGCAATCGAGTTGGACGACCCGACAAATTTGCACCAAAGCAAGTGAAACAATTGAAGCAGATCGTGTCAATATATGGTCTGCGCAAGGGCCGACAAGTTCTTAATCGACTTGGAATCCAAGTCAGCTTGCCGACTTTGAGCAAATACATCGGCAGCACTAGCTGTGGGAAACCTCTGGTTCTTAAGCGTGGTCGCCCAGTTAAAGTGGAGGCTTAATATGATCGAAGGAACTATAAACTATCCGCCCTACACTATTGCTTGGGCCAACACACAAGGGCGTATATTTCGCTCCTTTCCATTCCAAACTCCAGAAATGGCATTGGCTTGGGCAAAGGAAAAAGCAACAACCCACCTCAATATCCACAACCAACCGGTTTATATGATCACCCCTGATCACCAGTTCAAACCTGTCACCGCCCAACAGTTGGGGATTCCAAAACCAAGCAACGAACACGAGGACGATTGGAATGACGAAGATGAGGATGAGATGATGGAAACTGATATATAACTCTACCATCGAAAGGATTCGATATGGCCATATTTTCAGTCACATTCGGCATTGTCGTCATGATTGCAATCGTGGTCAATAACGCTTGCATGAAGGACGAAATATGAAACCACTCCTCGCTGCACTCTGTCTAGCCATGACAGGGTGCAGATGCTGCCAACACCACGAAAAACCCAAATACAAGCACAAGCTTGTTTCGGGACTTGAATCGGGCACCAAACTGTACCCCGAAGGGTTTGGGCCAAACCAATACACCAAAAACCACGCACCAAGCCCTTTTGAGTGCTTGGATATTAAAGGCAAACTAGAGTACATCATTGAGTGGTAGATAGTATTCTACCCTGTAGAGTATTCTACCCTGTAGAGTATTCTACAGCAAACCATATCTCCACTACACATCCCAACAAGGAGCCTCAAATGCTCAATATTCGCTCATATATTGATCCAGAAGTCCAAATGAGGGTGCTGCAATGTGAAGACAAATTCATCGCAGAAACGGCCCTAGCGCAGCAAACTCTGACAGGCTATCAAACCATCAATAGTGAGCCCCAAGACACGGCAGAACTGGCAAAAATCTACCTGAAAGCCAAGCTGGTGGCCCTCAAGGAGCGTGAGGAGAAGTTCATCGAAAATCCAGCCGAACTTATGGAACACTTGTGCTTCAGCCACGACTGGACTTTCAAATTCAGCGATGGCCATTCCCAATGGGAGGCTGGCGACCGCACTCGCAAATTTATGGAAATGATCGTAAGGGAAATCGGACAACCTGCCCGTGAAATCTGGAAAAAATACGCACCTAGTGAAATCTTCCGGTGCCACATCTAACACCATTTAACACTACAGGAACAATCACATGAGCATTCCCGTAGGTCAAGATGTTCACAACCAAAACCCATCACAGGAAAGGTGGTTGGACCCGTCCACTAAAATCGTCAAAGACTCTGAAATTGACTGGAGTTTAGTCGAATGTTGCGGTTAGATAACTGCAAGCTTCAGAAAAATTCCAGAAAATAATTAAATCAATTGTATTTTTGACACGAAACTTCCTGTACCGCTTTGTACAGTTCAACTCAACAAGGAGCATAAATCATGGGACTGGACAGCATATGGATTGGCGAAAACAACGAGCGGGCTTTTGTGAACGCCGAACTCAACCTCTGCGGAGGCATGTTTTCAGACAGCGGCAACTCAAGCTTCAGAGGCAAGGTATACGACCTCCTTGTTTCAACAGCAACAGGGCAAACCCTCTACTCAGAGGATATACCCAACAATCTAGTTGTGCAGATGGCCGAAAAACTGGAAAACTGCACAATTTCCTCTGCACAGGTCATTGATCCTAACATCGTGGCACAAGAGCTTGAAGACCTCAAGCTTATGTTCAAGCTCCATGCCGAGGCCGGTCACAAGCTGGTCGGCTGGTGGTAAGGGGCTTGCTTGCCATTAGACAACTGCAAACCTCAGAGAAATTCTAGAAAATAATTGAATTTAATTGAAATTAATTGTATTTTTGAAACGGAACTTCCGTATCACTTTGTAGAGAGTTAAACAAAAGGAGATTCAAATGACCCAGATCAAGAACCTGACACCTCACGCAATTGTTTTGGTTCAAGGGGAAACCCAAGTTACCATCCAGCCGAGTGGGACCGTTGCCCGTGTATCTACGGTTGCGGGGAGCAAGCTTGAAAGTTCCCTGCCTGTAGAATTGTGGTCAGCCAGCACTTTGGGGGAGGTTGTGGACCTGCCTTCTCCCGAAGAAGGTGTGATTTTGCTGGTGTCCAGCCTTGTGGCTGGTGCAGCGAAGAGGGAGGATGTTTACAGTCCCGGCACCGGCCCCAACGATGGGGCTGTGCGGAACGAAAAAGGCCATGTTGTGGGTGTCACCCGCCTCGTGCGAAGCACTTAATTAAGGGGGCGACTCATGGTCAAAGAAATCGCCACGCTGGTCCTGATGCTCTTCACGGGCACAGGACCAAGTCCTAGTCTACATTACCCAAGCGAATCTGGGTCAATCGCTAGTCTCTAATTACAGCCAGAGAGGGCCACAGCCTTCTCTGGCTTTTTTTGCAATTTTTAGGACACTTTACCCACCCCAAACAAAAGGAGATTCAAATGAACCAGATCAAGAACCTGACACCTCATGCGATAACTTTGGTGCAAGGAGACACCCAAGTCACCATCCCGCCAAGCGGGACCGTGGCCCGTGTATCTACTTTTCCCGGCAGCTTGCTCGAAAGCTCCCTGCCTGTCGAAGTGTGGTCCCCTATCACTTTTGGGGAAGTGGTGGATCTGCCTCCCCCCGAAGAAGGGGTAATTTTACTGGTGTCCCACCTTGTGGCTAGTGCAGCCAAGAGGGCGGATGTTTACAGTCCCGCTTTAGCGTTTGCCCACTCCCGCCCCAACGATGGGACTGTGCGGGGGGAAAAAGGAGAGGTCGTGGGTGTCACCCGCCTCGTGCGAAGTAGCCAACAGCAACAACCCAAGGAGAATGGAATGAATAAGCTAGAAAACAGAGTGTTTAAGTATTCCCTCATCCAAAGAGGAATTAGTCTCCCACTAACCTCAAGTGAGTGGGAGAATTTGAGGAGAAGCTATGAAAGTGAACACCCGTATAGGGTTGATACGAGTTCCAGAACTTGGGGCTCCGGGGATTATGAGGAGACAACCCTTATTAGTAACATTTTCATTGATACTATTGATGGGGTTGAGTTAATTGCGACTCTCAGGTGTTTTTCAAAGGAAAAAATAGAGGATAGGATAAATAGGCAAGAGGCAGGATTTTAATTACCAAAATATTCCTGAATTAATTGTATTTTTGAAACGAAACTTCCGTATCACTATGAAGGGAGCCACTAGAGAGCAACCTTCAGGGATACCAAAGGAACAACAAAGAAAATGAAAATGTTAGAAAAAACTGTGTCAGATACTGTGTCAGATACTGCTTATTGGGCAGTATCTGAGTATCGAGGATACAAGAGCGTTCAAGAAATTGCTGAGATTGCAGAGTCCTGTGTGGGCGATGAGGTCTACGGCAAAACCTTTTCAGAGGAAGAGGCAAAAAAAGCCGGGGATATGGCTTTTGAACTTGTGTTTGAAATACACCCAGATTGGTAAGTTGTTTTGTGTCCTCAGCTAGAGACTGACAGAGGAATAAACTCCTCTGTCAGTCTTTTTTTTTGCATTCTTTAGGCTAATTGTACCTACAGGATAAATGTCAAATAAATTACTGAATTTAATTGTATTTTTCAAACGAAAGTTCCGTATCACTATAGAAGGAAGCCACTAGAGAGCAACCTTCAGGGATACCTTGGAGATTCAGAAATGACCACCGCTACCCTTGAGATGATTCAAGACGGCCTGAGTGGGCAAAAGGTCAGCGGGTATCACTACGAGCCGGTCCAGCCCGCAAATTGGGCTGACCTGCCCCAAGAGGAATACGGGTACGAGGCAACGGCGATGTACGAGTTCCCAATCGCCGTGGGCTTCCACGATGATGGGTACGACCGCTGGACCGACGACGATGGCACCTCTCACGCCAGTTGGGATGACTTCCCCTCTGATGTCCTCACGGGGCTGTACAAAAGCCGCAAGGAAGCTGAGGAGGACTTGGCGTGGGACATCCACAACACAGGCGCAAAAAACCTGTGGCTCATCGAGGGGTATCGCATGAGCGGGTGGCAACTGCGTACCTATGGTGCGCCACCAAACTGGCGCAGCGTCCCACACCGCTTGGTGAAGTGATCCAAAGGGGGCTTCGGCCCCCTCTTTTTTTTGGCAATTTTTTGGGATGTAGGTACAATTTGTCTAAAACTTCTTTAGATAACTTGTAACTACAGGATAAATGTCAAAAATATTCCTGAATTAATTGTATTTTTGAAACGGAACTTCCGTATCACTATGAAGGGAGCCAACAGAGTGCAACCTTCAAACGGCTAAAAGGAAACAACAACGATGGCTAGTCAGAACAACCGTTTCGGTATCGGTGGCGTGATTAAGTGTCTGGCGTGTGGGAAGAAGACACGGCAGACCGGCGACAACGATGGCACGGAGTTGTGCCATCGCTGCTTCCACGAGTGCCTCATGGAGAACGCACACGGCGATGGACACCATGAAGGTGCCTCGCATCCGAAGTGCCACATCTGCAAGGCTGTGGCGTGATTAAAGAGGAATGCCAGATGGCATTCCTCTTTTTTTGTATTTTTTTTGTACTCTTTAGGCTAATTGTACCTACAGGATAAATGTCAAAAATATTCCTGAATTAATTGTATTTTTGAAACGGAACTTCCGTATAACTATGAAGGGAGCCAACAGAGAGCAACCTTCAGGTCACTCGCAGGAGCAACCACATGACCCACAACAACATTCCCGGCCTCGCTGAGTTCCGGGCAGGGGTGTCCGCTGCAATGCGGGCAAGCGAGAGCGGCTTGCAACTGCAAGCGGCAATCGCCCGCAAGGGTAACGACCTTGCGGCTCTGGAGAAATACCTCGCAACCGCCAACCAGAAAGGTTGGGTAAAGGCGGCAGCGTTCATCGAAAGAATCATGATGGCATGAACAATCGGGGCTTCAGAAGCGAAGAAGAATAAAGGAGACAACCCATGTATACTTTCAAGAAGGCCCAAGAGTTTCTCGGCAAGCGTCAGCAAAAGAAGCTGGCGCACAACACCACCATCCGTATCGAAGACGGTCTGATCAAGATCAAGTACCACGCCACCGACATCGTCACCATCACGCATGACGATGTCTACACCCTGAACAATGGTGGTTGGTCAACCCCAACCACCAAGACCCGCATAAACAAGTTCAGCCCTGCCCGAATCTACCAGCAGGACTTCTGCTGGTACATCAAGGCGGGCGACAAGTCCCTGCCTTTCAACAACGGCTCTAAAGTAGATGTCAATGGTATCATACTACCTTGACCCGCACCTACTGAGATTCTCCCAGCCCGCCACCCAGAAAGTGGCGGGCCTTTTTTTGTTTCATAAACAATACAGATAAAAGTAGTTTACTATTATTGTTTGTCTGGAAAATATATAAGATAAAAATAGTTTAAATATATTTTTACAAAAAAAATAATTAAACAATTAATAATGAAAAAGTTTTAGACTATGGGATACCCCCCTACCCCCCTACCCGCTATGACTGTCTTCCTTTTGATTCACTCCTTAGCCCTTTTTTGGCCACGGGGATTGTTGCAAATTTTCGTCCCCAACAATTTATGAATTATCCCATATGGGCTGGAAAGTCAATCGGGGTGGCATCCTAAAAAAATGCGCCGGGAGGTTTTTTGATTTTGGAGGGAGGGTTTTTGGGTGGTTTGGGAGGCGAAAAGAAGATTGTTTGTTCCTAGAGCAATAGGGGAAGCTCCTGAAGCAATAGGGGAAGCTCCTAGAGCAATAGGGGAAGCTCCTGAAGCAATAGGGGAAGCTCCTGAAGCAATAGGGGAAGCTCCTGAAGCAATGGGGGAAGCTCCTGAAGCAATGGGGGAAGCTCCTGAAGCAATGGGGGGAAGCTCCTGAAGCAATGGGGGGAAGCTCCTGAAGCAATAGGGGAAGCTCCTGAATCAATGGGGGAAGCTCATCACTTTGGCAGGAAGACTCTTTTCATATGATCTAAATCTGTTTCAAAAGGGTTTTTGCTTGATCCCGGTATGTCCTTGATAACCTTTTCGAGACCTCCCTTGGAATCGACATTACGGAAGAACTCCAAATCCTTATCTGCTCTGCTTGTGCTTGGATAAACCGATCTGGCATCTATATTTCCAAATTGGTCCTTGGAGCTCCTGTTATAAGTTGGATCGTATCCAGAAGTTGTTGGCCTTAGAGCATCAAATGCTTGTCCTATCAAATCATTAGCTTTTTCGCTGGAATCCATTAAGAATTTACCTGCTTTTTTGATTGGATCTGTCAATCCAAAAAGTTCTAAAGCTTTCTTTACCAGCCATATAGCTGCATCTGCTGAAGATTTGACAACTGCTTGGAAAGCTGGCCAAAGGTATTCGGTGCCTATCCATTTGAATAATGTTCCTATCTTGTCAGCAAGTGGTGCCAAGAAAGGGAAAAGAGACCTGATTGCGTCAAAGCGGAAACCAAGGTATATGATGGCAGCAACGAATGTGATCAATCCCACTTTCTTGATGATACTCCAGATCATGGAGAGTGGTCCGCTGGGTTTCTCGATTTTAGCCTCGTCTTCCTTTGTAATTTTGGCGTTTTTGGCTTGAGGAGACTTGGAGAGCATCTTCATGGCCAAACTTGGCAGGAAGAAGAATTCGTTTAATTTCTGGCATTCAATATCAACTATCATTCTTTCCTGAATGCTCATGCTGTTGTAGAGGTTATTGAGAACTTTTTCCTCCAAGTCTTTGGATTCTTGGATGGACAATCCAGATTTTTTCAGGATGGACCTTTCTATTTCTTTGCAGCGATATTGATCAAGATTTAGCATGGTTATATCCTTTTCTTTATATATCGGATGGAAATAAAAAAGGTTGCAATTTAAATTAATTGTTGTTAAAAAGTGAATTATGCAAGAGCCTCTTACTTTACATGAAGAAATTGTCAAGAAGTTGCGCAATCGTTCAGAGATTGCTTTCAAGGATTATTTCTGTGGTATGGTTAGGAATAGTGGTACAGAGTGCATCGATGGATATTTGATTTATTTCCCTGTTGGTGACAGATTTCTTTGCAAAGACGATGTGGACAATGTTCCGGGTAGTGGGGCTAGTGGTTTTGTGGGAGGTCACGCCGAAGAGTTTACGGTATTTCATGACTGTAGTGATGTGGCTATTGCTTACAAGAGGTGTCGAGAATCTTATAATAGAGCGGGCATGATCCATCCTAGGGGTTACTGTTGCAGAGTGGACTGGCATATCAACAAGGGTTTCAAGATATTAAATTTCAGCGCATTTGGGGTGGATAATGGGATGTGACATTAATGGATTGGATTTCAGCGCATTTGTGGTGGAAAAAGGATTGGATTTCAGCGCATTTGGGGTGGAAAATGGGATGTGACATTAATATTCATCTGGAATATGTGGACAGCAGGGGTTCCTTAGAATATTTTGCAGAGATCAATCTTTTAAGGAACTATGATATGTTTGGGATTATGGCTGGTGTGCGTGGTGGAGATTCCCTTTATGATCCCAAGGGATTGCCTTCTGATCCATCTCACAGGGTGATTGAGTGCTGTACCTATTATGTTGCGGTAAATCCTCTTGATGCATCTCCAGAATCATCTGAGACAGAAATGCTTGCCACGGCCCGTTATTTTGGGAGTGGAAGATTGTACAATCCAGACCTTCATAACTTTTCTTGGCTTAGTCTTAAAGAATACAAGAATGTGCTCAAGGCATATTCCAAGAAGTATGGCAAGCCCAATGTTACTTGGGAATCTATTCTCATATCCATGAAGTTTTTTAAGAAGAGAGGATTCAAGCCTCGTCTGGTTTTCTGGTTTGAAGGCTAGTAAAGAGTCCAATTCCTTATTTTTTCCATTTTTTCTATCTTATCATCTAATGTGATAGCATCCACAGCGTGGTGGAAAAGTATGGTTTTCCTGTATTCTTCTTGTTTCTCTCCAGCGTGAATCTGCCATTTTTGTGGAATCAATTCATAGTTAATCTTATGTTTTTCCTCACGGATGAGGGATTGGTCGAAAAACGGATATCTCGCAATCATTTCAGGCATTCTGCCATCATATTCCTCCAGAATCTCATTCCATCTCTTGTGGATCATCTCATAGAAAGCGATAACTATATCTGATTTAGATTTTTTATACATGAGGACACCGGCGTTGAGTAGAGGGGTGTCATTTTCGGAGTATTCGTGTGGGTAGTAGATATCACGATCTTGTTCTTCCATGAAGCGTATCAATTTTTTCCATTCTTGTAGTCGATTGGGGAAGAATTGAACATCGCAATCGCTCCAGAAGATATATCGGTGGTGGGAATTACCTGATTGGACTGTCTTGAATACTTTGAGCATGTTTTCGAGTTTCATTTTGATGCAGTAGTTGTAGGTGTCGGATTTGAATTTGATTTCGGGTTTATATCCACGGGGAATTTGGTAGCTGATGTGCATGATGTTCTGTTTTTGCACACCTGCCTCTTGGAGGCTTGTTTTCCAGCTTTGTGTGAGTGTTCTGTAGTTGTCTGCTGCGCTTGATCCGAAGATGACTGAGTCCATTAAGAGTGGAATTCTTTTGATTTTGAGGTCTTTTCTATTGCTGAAGTAGAGCATGGCGACTCTTTCGTAGATGTATGCAGCGGTTCTGGAGGGGTCATCGACTTTGATTTTGAAGTCGTACCCATGTTTCTTGTGCATTTCTTGGAAGGTTTTTCTGAAGTTATTGACGAAGTCGATAAAGACTGTTTTGTGGCAGACGAAGTTGTTTGCCCAGAGTGTATCGTCGTTGGTGAGTGGTATTCCCATGATATTGGATAGGTCTTTCATGTAGGGTTCTATTGTTTGGTGGTAGGAGTATGTCCATTTGAGCCAATGGTTTTTGAAAAAGTCATGTGTTGGTGCTGCTGCTAGGACTGTGTCGGGTTTTAGGAGGTTCTTGATGGATTCTAGGTTTTCTAGTCCTATTAAGTCGTGGTATTTATCGTTGAAGTTATGGGTGAGAGTTCCGATATATTCTGGACAATTGCTGAATGTTTCAGGGTCTTGGAGGTAGAACCTGTTTTCAGCTATGTCGTTGGTGTTTGGGACGGGTAGATTTAGCTTGGACAGGTCTGTTTTTTCTAGGAATTCTAAGTCTGGAATCTTTTTGAGTGAATCTTCGTTATGTCCCAAGATGAATATTTTCATAGGGTATAATTTTCGTCCTTGTATAGAAAGTCTAGGCAACCTGCGAGTTGCAATCCGGGTTTTCCTTGGAATTTTGGTGGTTTGGTGTTGAGATTTTCATGCCACCAGTCTGGGTTGAGGATGTGTTCCATATATCCTTTGAGGCAGGCTTCGTGGGTGAAGATGCCGGGGCTTTGGATGTGGTTCCAGAGGTTTTTGATGATGAACTGTGCTGTATCGTGAAGGTCCACATCGATGAATATGGTGTGGAATGGTTTGATGTTATTGGGGAGTGTTTTTTCGATTAGTCCAGAGATGATGATGCATTGTTTTTCTACTTTGAACCATTTGAGGTTTTCTTGAACTTTCTTTATGGAGCAAGAGTATTGGTTCTTGGTGAATTCTGCGATGGATTGGAGTTCTGGGTCGTAGGTTTCGTAGGAGGCTTCATGAGGAAGTCCTGTGAATGAGTCGAAGATATAGTATTTTTTTTCTGTGAGTTGTGCTACTTTTGCAAGTTTGGCGCTCATGCCACCCTCGAAGCAACCGAATTCCGCAATATCGCCGGGGATGTGGTGTGTTTTTAGGATATGGTGTGAGATGTAGAGAGCATCATAGACATAGTGGGCGCAGGGCAGGGTTTTTTGGACGGTGTGGAAATAGCCTGCTAGAGATGTCCTGATGTTTTTTTTATCTGGACCTTTTTCGGTTGCTAGGTTGATGAATTCATATTCTGTCATTTTGATCCCCGAGAGTTATAGATAGTTTATTCAGGGGGAAATATGAAAAAGATCGACATTAATTACATACGGTATTTGAGTGGTGTGATCAGCGAGGCTGCTTACATGGGGGATGGTTTAGCAGCGCCAGCGGAGAAGTTTAACCTGACGAATCCTATGGTTGGCGGGATGAAGGTTGATCCCAAGAAGATGCACATGGATTTCCACAATTGGCTTCAGGTGCAGGACAAGAACGACTATGATCTTGCGCAACTGTTTGATGGGTTAGCTCACACGAAGATCATGGAAAAGTTTCTGGGCGAGTACAAGGTTCCTGAGAATTGGGCTGGTGGGCAATTCAAGGCTACGAAGGGAATGGGGAAGCAGCAGTATATTTCGTGATTAATGTAGAAAAAAATTTATTAGCGTATACCGCTAGAGAGTGTTTGAGTTTGGATTCTTTGAGAAAATAAATATGGAAAAATCAGCATTAAATTTCCGTGAATTCATGCGTTTAGACGAGATCATGGACATTGCGTCTGCTGACACGAGTGGAATTGTTTTGCAGCGCAGCGGAAACAGTTACATATACGATTTTGAACATAATGGAGAGAGTTACAAGGTTGAAATGGAGAATTCGGACTATCCATATGAAGACATGAAGGAATTCAACCCAACTTATGTCATTGCTTTTGAAGGTCCGAATGACATGGATTTGACTGGTACTGCTGGAATGTCAGCGACTATTATTTATCGTGCCATGTTATTGGCAATCAAGAAGCTTTTAGAGACTACTGAGGTCAACTCTTTGGAATTTGCACCTGCTGCTCCAAGGATGTTGCCGATGTACGACATATTTTACAGAAAGTACCTGCTGCCCGACCCTCCTAGAGGGCAAGGTTTTGTGCGTGTGAGGCAGACCCTTTATGTCAGGAGTTCGCATCTTGATGACAAGATGAATCAAAAAGCAACTGGAGACCAAGAAGTTTTCCGGCAAAATATGGCAAGTGCAGATAAAAAGGTAAGGGCTAGAATTGATGATATGGATGACATCAGAAAGAAAAAGAGATTTATAGACAAGATTAACAATCCTGTAGATTCTGGGTTCTATTATTGGATAACTTTAAAAATCGGTACTCCTAATTTACAAGGTGATAAATCCAATCATCCTGTATTGATTGCTGTGAACCACAACAAGACAGACCGCTGGGCTTATGATGACAGCATCAGGCAACAAGGAATTTATTTGCGTGATAATAACGGGAAATTCATCGCAATCATGATTAATCGACCCATGAGTCTTGCTTGGATTAAGGACTTCGTGCGTCCTGCGACAGAAGAGGAAATTCGTAGTGTGAAAGCGATGCCAAGATCCTAGTTATTTCTTAAAAAGTAGCAGCGACCAGAAATCGCTGCTACTTTAATTTAATTTCAAATTAGGCAACAAACTTCATGGGACAAAGCTTGCAATCCATCTTCTTCATCTTGCCAAACTCCTCCATGTTGTCAGCAACCTTTTTGCCACAAGAGAGACACATCACGGCATCGCCATGAGGAACCCATCCTTTAGCGATCTGAGCTTTAATCTGGTCGTCTGTAATCGTGTCAGGCTTCGCCTTAGCGACAGTTGCCAACTCGTCACGAATCAATTCCTTGTGCTTTGTAAAAATTTCTTCAGCGTTCATTTTACCTCCATAGGGTGCTTTTTTATTGTTTAAGGGATATTATTAGAACAGCCTTTGGTTGCAGACTGTGATGGCGGGCACATAAGCGCCGTTTACAGCCGAGCAGATGCCCAGAGACTGTTGGATATTGGAGCATTGGTTATAGAAGAACTTAGTCTTGGCGCATGTGCAGGAGTTTGTGCCAATTTTGCAAACCTTTCCAACGCTTGTTCCGCAACCCTTGTTGGAGCAGCTTTTGATGACTTCTGGGCTTACGAAGCTCTTGACGAAAGAGTTGGCAATCAGCTTCATGTAGGTTTCGGTGACTTCGGCCTCATTTTCTTTGGCGAAGACTAGAACATACAGTTCTTTTCTACCGCTGAGTCCTGTCAGAACATGAGTATCGCCATAACCGTCATCATCAACAGGATCTGGAACATTTTGGGTGATTCCAGCTTCGATGCCGTCAACGATGATGAGTTGATTGACTGTGGGATCGCCACCTGCGGAGCTAGACTTGTAGAAAGCTGCGAATTCAAAGCCATTGACCTTAAATTCAAAGCTTCCTATCAAGCATTCTCCATTGCCATCCTGCTCGGTGCCGCCGTAGATGTTGAATTCATTAATTGTCATGTTGTTTGCTGCGAGGACAAACAGTCCGGGGAACATGTTGGTGAAGTAGCGACTGCCGTTACCGAAGTAGTCGTTGGCGTTTTTGATTCTACCATCGCTGGGCATATAGTAGTAGTTGTACTTGTCGCTAGCATAATCATAGTACATGTAGCCAACGCTCGAATCGTCACACACGATTACATTGCTGTGAGTAAAAGGAATGCAATTTTCTTCATCCAAGCTGCCGCCATTAATTGTTGCATAAGTTTGAGTATAGTTGGTGTTGAAGTACATTCCAGAATCCCAGACATTACAGCCGTCAGCTACACCGACACGGTAGAAATTGTAGCGTATGGGTTGACCAATCAGTCCACCGTTTGCGGTCAGTTTCATGCAACCATAAGAAATACTGTTGTTGCCGAAGTTGAAGTCGGTGGTGAGGACCTTACCACCATATTGGGTGAAGTATCCAGCCACAAAGACTGTGTCGTCAGACTTTACAGTCAGGGCCATAACACCGTCATTTGCTCCGATGTTTGATCCGAAGCTAACATCACGGCTTCCATCGCTATTCAGACGGACAAGTCTATTGCAGAGCTTTCCGTCCAGCGTGACGAAAAAACCACCGACAAGAATCTTGCCTGATGATTGCAGCGCAACTGCTTGTACTCCCGCCCACCAGTCGCCATCAAATCCAGTTGTACCAAGGTTAAATGTTGCATCAAAGGTTCCATCATCTTCAAGTCTGCAAAGGCCGTTATCGATATTTATAGTTTTGTAGGTACTCCATTCGCCACCAACAACTACTTTGCCGTCTTTTTGGATGGCGATACTGTAGACATCATTATCAAAGCCCGCTCCAACTGAGAAGCCGCCATCTTCTGTGCCGTTTGCATTTATTTTACAGATTCTGTTAGTAAAACTTCCACCAATAAAATACTCACCATCAGATGTTGGTGTGATGCACCATACACTATCGTAACCTACGGCATCTACATTGTCGGCAAAGCCTTCATCAAGAACTCCCAATCCATCTAATTTTGCAAGACCGGGGCTGCTATATCCATCAAACTCGGCAAACTCACCTCCGACGATCACGGAGTCATCTATATCAACCGTAAGGGCATGGACATAATCATCGAAGCCACCGTTGTCGAAATCTGTGTCATGGGTTCCATTTGTGGTCAGTCTAGCGATGTAATAAACAGATGTGGAATTAAGGTCTACAAAATTACCGCCAACGATTACTTTTCCCGAGGACTGTAGGGCTAGAGCATAGATGGTGCCGTAGAATTTTGCAGATGTGTTGAAAGTGGTATCTGCGGTTCCATCAGCGTTGAATCTTTTGACTACTGAGTAATTATCTTCTTCGCCGCCGTCGAAGAGACCTGAGTCACCAGCAACAAGGACCTTGCCATCGCTTTGAACTGTGATGCAGGTTGCGAATCCGATGTAGTCGAAATCAACTACAGTTCCCGGCATTTCAAAGTAATCGGGTTCATCTGTGAAATTGAAGCGACTGGACACTAAGCCTGCCACCTGCACACTTGAGGCGCTGGCTCCCAAGACAACTTGTTCTAACTGAGTCATGATTTTCTCCTTTACGGTTGTATTATTTATACAAACTAGATACAAAAAGATATTTATATGGCAATAATTTTTAAATGGCAGACTGAACTATTTATGATTCATGCTTTTTCATTTGACACAAAAATTTTTCATGTTAGTCTATCTCTCGAAGGATGTGCGAAATGAAAATCACCAAAAGCCAGAAATTTAACGCCGTGTTATTTATTGTTTGGGTTGTATTTGTTTTATTTCTGACTCACAAGATGCGTGGACTCATGGAAGAAAACACCAGATTGCAGATTATATACAGTAAATACAAATAAGGAAGCCATGAATTTCAGGGAATTTTTAGAAACTGAAGAGATGTTGGGTGAGTTTACAGACCCGAGGGCTGAGGACATCAGCCAGATTGAGTTTGAGCCTGTAGCACCTGAATTTAAAAAAACCAAAAATCCTATGTTTTCTTATAAGTTTGAATTTGGTGGTAACAAATTTTCGGTTATTTTTGAGGAAAGAAAGTTAGACTCCTACATGATGAAGCCATTTGAGATTGTAGGTTATGCCATTTCATTTTATGGACCCCAACAAACAAAATCCACAGGCATGGCTGGATCTAGTGCAGGAATGATTTATAAAAAATTGATGTTGGCAGTAAGAAAATGGCTTGAAACCCACAGGGTTGATTATCTATCTTTCCGTGGAGAGGAGTCCAAGATGGACCTTGTCTATGATTCTTTTTACACGAGGTTTTTGCAACAAGATTTCATCAGAACATCAGCTAACACCTACATGAAGAAGTCAGTTTTGCAGGAATTTTTGCAAAAGCATCCTAGTGCCAACCAGACGATTCAAAAGAACATTAAATATACTGAAAAAGAACAAGAGATTTATCTGGCAAGCGTGCGTGAGAAGGCTGCTAGGGATCGCAAACTTGCTAGAAAGCCGAAAGATGTAAGTTCATTCGGTCAAAAAGTGACTGGTTTGCTACCATCATTTGGTAGGGCAACACCTGAACCCGTTTAACTATATTAACCTATGCATTATCTCATCGTTGGCACAGGTTTTTATGGCAGCGTTATTGCCCGTCAACTTGCAGAGCAAGGTGACAAAGTCACGATCATAGACAAAAGAAACCACATCGGTGGCAACTGTTACACCGAAGTGATTGATGGCATACCGGTCCACAAGTATGGACCTCATGCTTTTCACACCAATTCTGAGCGTGTCTGGGAATTTTGCAACAAGTTTGTTGAATTCAATGGATTTCGCTTGCAGGTCAAAGTTGACTACAAGGGCAAGATATATTCTTTTCCTGTAAACATGATGACTTTGAGTCAACTTTACGGTATCACTCGTCCTTCAGAGGCGAAAAAGGCACTTGCTTCATCAAGAGTGAAGGTGAGGAATGTAAAAACATTTGAAGATCATTGTTTAAACACAATAGGGCGAGAGCTTTACGAGATTTTCTTTTATGGTTACACTCACAAGCAATGGAACATGCATCCTAATCTCTTGGGAGCATCGGTAGCCAAGCGTATTCCTGTGCGATTGGAGTACAATGATTATTATTTTACGGACAAGTATCAAGGAATTCCAATTGGAGGTTATACTCGGCTTTTTGAGAACATGCTTGATCATAAGAACATCAAGGTTTTGTTGGATGTTGATTTTTTTGAAAATCGTAAGGACTTTGAGCGCAAGTTCAAGAAAATAATTTACAGCGGAAAGATTGACGAGCTTTTGGAATACAAGCATGGAATGTTGGCTTACAGAAGTTTGAAATTTGATTTCAAAAAAGTTAGTGGTACTTATCAGGGCAATTCGATCATTAATTATACGGAATACAAAGTTCCTCATACTAGAATCGTGGAGCACAAATACTTTAGTGGGATTGAAAACGGTAAGTCTGTGATTTCTATTGAGTATCCAGATGATTACTCCTTGGGCAAGACACCGTTTTATCCTATTCCGGCAGAGGAGAATCAAAAGTTATATCAGAAGTACAGGGATGAGATTTTGGGGCAGGACAAGTATTTGATTGGTGGCAGGTTGGGTCGATACCAATATTTGAATATGGATCAAGTAATTGGGATGGCTTTGATTGATTTTGATTCAAAATTGGCTAAATAATGCATGATTACATTTCAAGAATATATGCAAATTGTCGAATTCACCGATCCATCACAAGCTGACATAAGTGATATTAATCTTATCAAGCAAGAATGGGGATATTATTACGATTGGATTTACAACAACAACAAATACAGCGTTGGTCTTGAAAAAATACAAGACCCCAACCCGTCTTGGCTAGGATTACCGGATGGAAGCGAGATTGAAGCGAATGGTTATATTGTGGAATTTGTGGGTCCCAAGGGAACAAGACCTACTGATTTATCTGGAGGTACAAGTCTTGTAATTTATAAGCAAATGATGTTGGTAATTAGAAAGCTTATTGAAACCGAACATGTTGATTACTTGGCTTTTTCGGGCCAGACTGGAAAGATGGATCGACTTTATGACAGGTTTGTAAAGACATTTCTTGGAGATCGATATACTTGGTATAATTATCAAATTTTGATGAATAATACATTCCTTGATCAGATAGCGCTTAAGCATCCTTCTAGTGCAAACTCGGTTGCAGAAAAGTTGTCACAAACAAAAAAAATAAGGCAACAAAATTTGATGTTTCAAAAACAACAAGACGACAAATCAAGAATCCAAAAAAGAACTAGTTTTGCCGTATAGAAGAAACCAACTATTTAGCAAATCTTTCAGCAGCTTTCATGCTTGCTGCTGTTTGAGCAGTACCTTGTTGAGCTTGTTTCAAATATCTGTCTATCTCTGGGTCAGGATTGCTCCAAACGCCACTTGTGTCTGGTGGTTTTGGTTCTGTAAATCTTTTCAGGCGTTCCCAATTAGGTGAATCTGGGACATCTTTACTTGCAAATTGCTTGATAAGATTTTTGATAGTATCTGGGTCTACCTCATCGCCTTTGGCTGCTCGAGCTTGAGCAAGTTTATATTGTAGTTTTTCATAGGGGCTCATGGCAGCGTATTTGGCTTCTGCATTATAACCCTCAATGTCTTTCAACAAATCATCAGTACCGCTTGGAGGTTGTGGAGCACGCATCCTAGCCCTAAAAGATTCCATGTCTTTGTTGATTAGCGTGGAACCACTATGCTTCATCTGGTCGGCAGTAGTTGTGTTGTCACCAAATTCACCACCGGATGCATTTCCACCCTCGAAGTCACCAGATCCTGCTTCAGGTTGAATCTGTTGTTGAACATGTGACAAATCGTTGCTGGTTGGTAGTAGACCTTTGATTTTGTCTCCGACTTCGTTGACTAAATCCTTGGAAATCTTGCCAACGATTCCACCAGTAGCTGCTGCCAGTCCGATGGTGAGGGCGATTTTGGTTATTTCACGGGGATTTTGCGTGATATAATTTTTTAACTCCTTCATTCTGCTGGCAACTGTCTTGTAAACATTCTTGACAAGCGAGGACACAGCGCCGCCTATGGCACCAATTCCATAGCCTGTTTTTTTAGCAAGATATTCACCCCAACCTTCTTTCTCTTCTTCGGTCATCAACCATTCACGGAAAGAGAATGATTCAGGCTGTAGTTCTGGTTTTTGCTTGCCAGCCACGGCATCAAAAGCCTTGTCAACTCCGTAGCCTACAACAGCAGAAAGTCCTTTGGTGTAATATTTTCTGGCAAAATACATGAGGGCAGACATGGGGATTGCTGCTGCTCCACCTGTGAGTCCCGCTGCTGTCAAGGTGATTGCCAGAATGGGGGAAATTCCTGTTTTATCTTGCATGAATTGTGCAAAATCTTTGCTTTTATTCAAAGCTTGTTTCGCAAGGTCGGCATATTTTGCGTATACTGCATCTTCTTTATCGGTTTGAGTGCTATAACCAGACTTTACTCCTCCTACAAAACTTTGATAGACGGACTCTTCAAATTTAAGAAAAGTCTCATCAGCAGGATGCATTTTTTCAAAAGAATAAGAAATCATAATAGTTATTTCTTTTTTCCCATGATCCAATTGTAGACTTCCTCGACATCATCACGGCTGGTGGAGATGTGATCGTTGGCCCAATCGTGGCCATCTGCAAGCATCTTGTCGATCTTGTGAGGGTCCATAGCCAAGAGTTTTTCGACTCTGTCTTTGATGTTTTTCAGGTTATTGAAAAACATGTAGTGTTTAATTTCGTCTTCGGCTTCTGCGTAGAGTTGTTGCTCATTAAGAACGCCGGAAAGAAACAGAAAATACTTGTGGTCCATGTTAAATCCTCACTATAATTATTATTTATGTATAAAAATTACATAAATTAAGATAAATAAAGAAAGTCTTGGAGAATAAAATATGAAATACGATATGAATTACATTCAGTTTTTGTCCGGGGTCATTTCCGAGGAGGAGTTCAGGGGTGAGCCTGTCAATGAACTTTTCGGCTTCGGCAAATCTGATGCTGTGGCTGAAACAGATCCCCTGACTACTCTTCAAATTACAAGTTTCTTGAAGGCAGAAGTTACAAAGCTTTCTAAGTTTGTGGAGCCAGATCAGATTGATAAACTGAATGCTCTCCATCATGACACAATGGCTTTGACAAAGGACATTGAGGATGTCATGGGTCGTATTAATGACCTCAAGTATCCTCGAAGGACTTATGCTTCAAGTGGCTCCAGCAGCAGATTGGGGGTGGGAAGGTTAAGCGCATCTCCCAGAGGACTTTCTGGATTTGGTGGCGTTTAATTTCAAAGATACTTAAAAAAGCCCCGGCAATTTTTGGCCGGGGCTTTTTTTTGAGCCATATATGTTCAAAAAAGCATCTTGTATTTCAAGGAGGAAATTATGTTGGAACTTATATTACCAGTTTTGCTGGCTACTATGTTAGTTGTTATATTTTTGGTGATTGTTGGTTATTTATTCTTAAAAAAAGACAAAACTCAAAACAATCACGATGATTACATAAGGATGTTGCGTTTTCAAAGCAAATATCAGAGGCATATTGAGAAGAAAAAAATGACGAGGAAAGATGATTCTGGGTTTTAAATCTTTTGTTGATACAAAATAATCATATCGACTAAATAAACATATTGTTATTGGAACTGGAGCGATGATTGCGGAAGTCTGTGCATTTGATGCTAGATAAACAATCAGATGTGAATAAAGAATATGAAGATTTTTTAAAAAAACGATCTTAATTAGGAGAAAATTATGATATCTTTTGAAGACTGGCGTTCTCTATCGCAATATCGACTTCAATTAGAAGGATCGTTTACTGCTTTGCTTGAGGCTATGGAAGACGAGCGTGAAACAACTGTTTTAAAAACACTCAAGTCATGGGCATCGAGTTTTTTGAATAAGGTAAAAGGATATACAACGAAAATTCCCGATGATAAAAGACTTGATATTGAAGTCGATAAGTTGTTGGGTCAACTGCGTGACAAGTTTTCTCAGTATTCCAAAGAAGACTACGACCAGAGCTTGATTGGAAATTTTGATTTCTTCAAGAACATAAAAGCACAACCTGTTGCAGAATCACTTGGATTTCTTGGCAACGCTTTTTTTAAAGGTGTTGTGATGGTTTTGAAATGGATGTTCATCAGTCTTGCAGACTTGGTAAATGCGAGTCTCAACATGCTCAGGCATTCCTTGACCGGAGAGGGCTTTTTAAAGATTTGTGTGTTTTGGGTTGCTCCAGCTATACTTATATCGCCAGTTATGGGATTGCAGGCGATTTATGGCATCAGCAATTGGTTCGGACTTGTTCCATTCATCGGATGGTTCGTGTGGCATGTGTTTGTTAAGCCTGCGCTTTTTAAATTAAGCGGTGCCAAGCGTGTTTCCTTAGGCAGGATGGACCCTGACGATGAGGATTCGACCACGGTACTTGGAGGTTGGACTAGACCTAAGATGGCCTAGTCCTCAATAAGATCTGCAATTATCTTGTTGGGTAGTTCTAGAACTATGTCTGCAAGTTTTTGCAGGTCTATTCGATTGTTGTATGGACTATCAAAATAGGATCTGTGTGCTGAGTTTGCAACCATTAATTCATTATCTTCTAACATGACTGCTCCAAAACAGGCATGAGCACAACTGATATTTTCATGTTCTGGTGGGATGTTCTCATCACCCATTTGGGACATGAGTTCATTTTGTATTTTTTCTGCCGTTTCTTTGTTTGTGTCAATTCCCCGAAGGTAACTGATAGCCCATTTTTTGAAGATGGGATTTTGAATGATTTGCAAACAGCAAAGAATGGCAAATGTTACTCTGTGGCTTCTTGTAATTGGTGGTTGTAGTGCGATTTTGGTTGTGGTGAGTTTGGTTGTCTCGAAATAGAATCCAATTTTTTTTGGATTTTCAGGAACTGCTTCCCATATTTTGGGTTTTTGAATTCCTTCATAGGCTGGATGCATAAATAAAGCAGTCGGGATGTGATCATAAACGGAAAAGGGAAAGTTGGGATTGGTTTCTTCGTGTGTGATATCGGTTCCCCACTCGACACCTCTTTCGGTCATGTCATTGCAATCAGTAACAAGGTAATACATGAGAATCATCCCTTCTGCTCTTGAAATAAGATGGTTTTGTGCAACTCTTTTTCTGTTTATTATAATAGTTTGTCTTGGTTTTAATGATAAAAAACATCCAGCACAGTACGAGATTGCTTTCAAAACTTTGACTAGACAACCCGATGATATCACTTGTGGTCCAGCAAGTACCGTGATGGTCCTGAGCCATTATGGGAAAAATATTTCTATTGATGAAGTCAAGAAAATAACAAAAACTGTGTGGTATAGCAGAAACGGCGTTGATTTCGGTATGACTGCGCCTCAGTTGATACGAGAAGCCTTGGATTATTTTGGTTTTTTTTCTAAGTTAAATTATGGTGGTCTGGATACTCTGAAGCATTTTGTGAGTTTGGGAAAACCTTGTATAGTTTTGATTCGCAGCGATGAGTACGCATGGCATTATGTTGTGGTCACGGGATTTAGTGATGGAAAAATAAAATTTGCGAATCCAACCCAAGGACAAATGGAAATTGTCTCTGAGGAGACTTTTGTAAGGGCTTGGAGATGGACTGGCGATTTATCTGGTCGTGACTGTGGTTGGTGGATAGCATTCTGGTTGAGAACTATGGAAATCTATCCAAACTCTTTCGTACATTTGGAATGATCTTGCAGAAATTTGTATATAAATAAGTAATATGAGGTGGTTATGAAATTGAAATATCTTCCCTTGGTGATGTTTTTGGCTTTAGGACTTATATGGTTGCTCAAGAGCAACAACAAATCTGAAGTGGGCGAGGGAATTACTGAACAAGACATGCCCTCCGTGGTTTTTCGTAATGTTTTAAGCAGCGCACCGGAACCTAGTGATGAACCTCGTTGGATGAAATGGCCCAGAATGCGTGAAGTAAGCGATCCTAAATATGGGGTCGTGCTCGGAGACTTGGAATCCCACATGCCGAAGGACCATGTTTATCGTGATGCCAACAAAATGACATGGGCGCACGAAACAACCCACGGAATCAACGCAAACATTCGTAACAGAACCTTCGACCAAGATGCTGTCAACGGATTTTATGTGCTTCAGGATCGTGCTATTTTGCTCAAGGAGCCCAAGACAACCATTCGTGATGTAGCTATCAAGATACCTGAAGTTTTACGGGGTCCTAGCTATAAACTTTATTTGGTTGAGCAAGCCGTAGCTTGGAATGACAGGCCTCTATACCTCATGGATGAGTGGATCAGTTATACTAATGGCTCTGAGGTTGGCAAGGAATTGAATGTTTATGGCTGGCACTACGAATTGCTGCAAGCTCACAACTTCAATGTTTATTGCACTTATTTGGCTATGGTCATCCAGCGTGATTTGAGTGATTATCAAGAGACAGAATTCAAGAAATTCCTAAAGTGGAACACCGAAAGGGTTTTCATGATTACACTTCCATCCGATAAAACAGTCATAGATAAGGGAATGCCAGATGTGAAGGTTGCAGCAGCCAGTAACGCCCACATTTGCCCTCATCAAAAATTGGAAGTTGGTGGGGAATTCGACATGAAAATTGTCGATGATTATTTGGAAGTGATTCGTAAATCGCCCCAAGCTGACAATTTCAGGAAATTTGCCAAGTCTTATTTTGGAGACGACTGGTGCAAAAAAGTTTATGGATTTTGAGAGGAATCATGAAATTTAAAGATTGGATTGTTAGTAAAGTTAAAAATGAAATGGCATCTTTCAGTTTACGGAAGGATCAGTTCACTATTCCTTGTCGTTTTTTGACCATGCGAAAACTTCCTTGCAAAGAAGAGGATGTTTACGCACTTGATATGAGATTCGAGGACCCCGAAGCTTATTCTTCTCCTTATAATCATTTGCACCAGCATTCTTTTTTTGCAGCCTTGGTTCCCGGCACGAAAAATTATCTTGTTTATCATGGTGGTGAGCATCCTGCTGATGTGATGCCTGAAGGTCTTGCTTTGAATGCTGGATATTTGCCTGTAGACAACAACGGAATAGACCGCAGTAACGGAGCTATGTCAAGCAAGGGTTATTACTTGGTTCCAAATGATTGGTTTGTTCACGCCTTGTTGATGAATAAAGACTATGAAGAAATCAAACCAGCTTTGGCAGACTTCACGGGTTTGAGAGCAGCACACTTGTCCTGAGTACGACTCATGAAGGTTTTATACATTTTGAACGAGTCATGTTTTTACATGCGACTTGCGTGGTTCAGTCTTACCACTCTGAGGAAATACAATCCCGACATACCTGTTGAAATACTTTTTATCTGCGACAACAAAAGAGAGAACCGCTTTCTGGGCAGGCTTGAAAAGCTTGATATGGGGATTCCTTGGTTCAATAAATCGATGTTTTTTGATGAATGCGAGCATCTGGGGGTAAAACTTAATATTGTTGAAAACATCGAAATGGGAGAGGAAGAAGGCTTTCATTCAGCACAAAGGAAAGAATTTGTAAGGGTTGATGGCGAACAAATACTTCTCCTAGATGCAGACACTTTTATTTTCGATGATATATCATGCATCTTTGATAATCTGAGATATTATGATATAATTATAGATCAAAACGAATGGAGTAATTTTGGCAACAGGTTCCCCTTCATGGGGAAATACCAAAGGCCATTTAATTCAGGAGTGGTTCTCTTCGGTAAAGGTTTTTTGCAAGAGTACGGAAAAAGAGTTTTTGACTTATGTCTTGAAATAAAACATGAAAGACACGCTGTTGGAAAGTGGCTTGGAGAATACGAATCAAACAAAGATATAGTAATTCCAAAATTAAGTAGGGAAGAGTTCGCATTGACGCTGTTTATTCTTGAAAATAAAATTAATTTTCGATTTTTCAATAGGAGTGAAGTGCAAACTGGAAGGTTGACTGGAAGAACACGAATATATCACACTATGACTCAATATTGGCCAGCAGCATGGCAAAAATTCTTTAAAAATGGCGTTTTTAAACCTCCTTTTTTTTATAGGCCAAAATCTTTCATAAAAATCAATAGACATCAATAGATATTTTCATGAAAAAGAAGAAAAAGATACCTATGCATCCCACCAAAACTTTGCACATGCAATTCCATGACAAAGTGGCACCGATGTCAGCTTGTGGCGAGAGTTTTATGGGATTTACGGAGTGGCTTCAAAAGAGAGATTTGAAGCATCCTGCGAAGCGTAGAAAGGGTTGAATGAAGAACTGAAAGATCATCAGTTTGATGATAAAAAAGCACCCACTTTGAAGGGGGTGCTTTTTTTATTTATACAAATTTTTTGTCAGCCAACCTCTGAGCTTTCTCAATTTTGCCATTTACCAAAGCTTTGGAGAACTTTTTTTTATGAACTAGTTCTCTGACAGCGTCTATCTCTTCGATTCCGATAGGACGGGAGAAGAAAATGCGGTGTTCTTCATTTTGATGTCCAATATAGCAGATGCTTTCTCCGCTTTCAGCATCGAGAATCTTGACAACATCTTTGCCAAGTCCTGATATTGCGTCTAATGCGTTTATCTCGACAATTTTTTTCTTTTCAATTGAATCTTTAGACTTCATGACAATTCCTTTAATGCTACTTCTTGGACAACTCCCGAGAGTTGGATCGATGGTATTGGTGTCCAAGACTGCAAATTATTGCTATCTTTGGGCTTACCGCCAGCGACTCTGTTAAGAGCTACCGTTATATGCTTGGGGCTTTTTTTGCTTGGCACATCGGTTTCTACTTCAACAGCGATTACTTTATCACTTTGACCCACTTTTGTCACTATCAACTTTGCATAATTTCCAAGTAGATCAGCGGCAGGTCCATCCACGGCTTTGCCAAGGTTGATAGTCATGTGGTGACAGATCATTTCCCATCCATCTGGAACCTGCGAAACAAAGTGGGAAATTAAATTAGATTGAGAAAGTTCGTCCAAAACAACTGCTGTATACATATCAAGCACTTTCAATAAAAGAGTATTTGACTTTGACCTCAATCAGCATCTCAGGCATACCGATATGTGTGCAAATTTTATGTTTTTTAGCTTCTTTGGCCGTCAAGAAAATGTCAGCGTGACTTTTTTCGTGAATTAATTTGTCAAAGTAGCCTTCCTTTTGACCGCAATTTCTGGCCATGATTTGGAAAATTAATTTATTGAGTCGGTCGCATTCCTTGGCATCGGCTTTGATTTCCTCGTTTTTACCAACCGTGTTGGTTGCTGCATCGTGAAGCATCAAAGTTGCAATTTCACTCATGAATCTCTTTTGGCCTGTGCTGAAGAGGATTGCTCCAGCGCTCATAGCTTTACCTGTACAGATGGTGTAAACCGGAAGGCTACACTTTTCAACATGGGATATCATATCGAGACAACCGTAAACGCTACCGCCGTATGAGTCGATTAAAATTGGCACGAAGGGCTGTCCTGTTTGCTGTGCATCTTCCATTTCCTTACGAAAATCTTTGACGGCAATTTCCGTGAATTGCTGAACCAAAACCACCACAGGGTTTTCAATCAATTCGCTATGTTTGGAACGAATGCGTGGATCAACGATTAATTTTTTAAACATTTCAGTTCTCTATAACGGAGAAATTCGAGTCTAACTGAATTCAGCATGTCAATGATGCCGATTCGGGTTTTATACTTAATTTCATCAGTTTCTTCAAGATTGGAATTTTTAATTTTTTGAATTATGTCAGAAAATTCTTTTAAATTACTTATGATTACTTTTGCATGGTCGTGTTCATCTGTGATAAAGATTACTCCTTTTTGATGACTAACTTTAATCATAAGTGTCCTTGTCGTGATGGAATATTTACGAGACTTGTTTCAATAATTTTTTTGAGGAAATAATGGAAAAGAACCACAAACATTTGGTGCTCAACGCATCAGTCAAAAGCCCCATCATCAGCGAGGAAGAATGCAAAAACTGGCTTATCAAACTCGTTGAAATAATTGATATGAACATTCTAATACCACCCGTAGCAAAATATTGCAACACGGCAGGCAACGAAGGAGTTACAGGGACCATAGTGATTGAAACAAGTCACAGCAGCATTCATGTGTGGCACAAGGAAGCTGCGCCTTACATCAGAATGGATGTGTATTCCTGCAAGGATTTTGATGTGCAGAAAGTGATTGATTTTGTTCGAGAAACTATGAATGTTGTAAGTGGTGGTTACATTCTTCTAGACAGAAATAATATTATTCCTGAATGGACCCATATTGGATCATTTTAACATTGTGCTCATAATCATCTTGGTTTCCATTTCATAGGAATTGCAGATTTCCCTGTGGGTTTCTGGATTTTGGATGAGCCAGTTCATCAATTCTCCCAAACCCACAAATGGCAAGGCTACTAGCACACTCGTACCCGGAATTGGACTTAAACATCCAACCAAAGCTGCTGCCATGATTACTTTTGACATGCTTTCTCCGTAACGATCCCGCAATAAAAGGTAATTTTCTTGAATTTTCTTTTTGAATGAATCCGTGATGGAAGTGATTTGAACTATTTTCACTTCTTGTTCAATCGCATTTTCCATAGTACATTTTTCTATGAGGTTGAAATCAAGTTTGTGATCAAGCATATCAAGACCTTTTCTTGAGAATGTTGGAAGCCAATTCTGACATGTAGTGTGCAGTAGGAGTCTGTATCAGTTTGCTTATTGTTTCAATTGGATCGCCAAAACAAATCCTTTTTGGCATGGGATAGGTGTACATCGACTTGTTGAAAACTGGTGGCATGCCATGATCATAGTCGATGAACGGGGTGATTTTACTGTCAATCATCGTTGATGATAGACCGTATGTGCCAAAAATATAAGCTTGATCGAAGACATCAGACAAATTCAAAGCCCATGCTAATTTGACAGTTTCTTTCCAAATTGTTCTTTTGTTAATCAACTGGCGCAAAATCAAGGTTTCGGCAACCTGCAAAACCCTGTTGAAAAATTCAAATGTGAATTCCTTGAAACACATGATTCCCCCCAAGGGGACCCAATTTTTTAAGTAATATTCTTTGTTGTTTGGCATCACTTCCCAAAAATCGCCCGCCATTTTTTCTGCGTTTTGGAATGTAAAAGTAGCGTCAGGAGCGAAGATGCAGGCTCTGAATTGATTTTCAGGAAATGGCTGAAAACCTTGTTGACTTATCAAGACATGAGGATCGATAATCGTAAATTCATTTTTGATCTTGTTATTTTGTATGCAATGAATTAAAGAATATAATTGATTTAGTTTTACAAATCCCCTTTTATGGCCGATATTATTGTGTAAAAATTTATTGTTGTGATTGTTGATGTTTACGGGGAAAAAATACCCCGGATCATCCGTTTCTGCCACGGATATAATAAGATTATTTGCTTCACCCTGAGCAATAAAACTCTCTATCATCAATTCATATTGCCATTGATAATAGGTTGTGTTTTCGCTGCTGACAAAATACTCCATGTTTTTATTGAGTAACAGCTATAAATATTTCCGCTTTTCCAAAGTGTTTTCAGGCGGCATGAATGTCATATGAAGCATACAAACAAGTAGTCGATATCCTAAAACAAAGATGCAAGCTTGCGTTTCCGGTAAGCATACGCAGAACCAGTCTTAAAAATCTCGATGGGGATTGTTGCCTAAAAAACAAAAAATTCTACATTAGAATAGACAGCAACCTCAGCGAAGCTTCTGCAATAGACACTATTTTGCATGAATTTGCCCATGCCCGTGCGTGGAATCATCTACACGACTCTCTCAACCCCCACGAATTTCAGGACCAAGTTCATGATGCCTCATGGGGAGTGGCATATAGCGAAGTTTATCAAATATACGAAAAGAATTTTTTAAAAAACTAGTGCTCGTGCGACACATTATTTGGAATATCATTAATGACTATTTTCTTAATATTAGGAAATTTCGTTTTAACCTCAGGAACAAATTCCTTAAATTTAAGTATTTGATCTGGTCTATCTTCGTGAATTTCAAGTGTTTTATAATTTGGGTTCAAGAGACCCATAATAAAATTGAATTTAATTTCAAAAGTGCTGCTGCCAACAGTTCCCGGTTGGCCAGTCAGGAAATATCCGTCCATTTTGAGGTCAGCATGATCAAGAATCTGCGTAATCCTGCGACGAAACTGGTTGGGACGACCCGTCATCAACACAACGGTAGCTTCAGAATCACTTAGATCATTCTTACAGCTTTCAACTGACTTGGTGATATACCATTCTGGTCCCGGCATTTCAGGAACCAAGGGAGGCGACAAAGTTTCTAGCCTGCCCCACCATCCACGATGAGGCCAAGGATATCCAGTTATATCTTTATATAAAACCTTACCAGTATCTGAGTCTGGGGAATGAAACAAAGTGCCATCGAAGTCGTAGATGATCAATCTAGACACATTAACTGCGCTCTCGTTCAGTCTATTCTGGCAATATTCCTTAAATCTTGATATTTTAGCCATTTTGCTTGCTTCTTAAGTCATTCCAGCGGTTGGTCATCAAAGTGCGCTTAATGGCATCAAATTCGCCACCTACTGGGGTTCTGCCCATGAACTTGAGATAAAGAGGGTTGATCTTCCTTTTGCCGTCATCTTCGCTTTGATAGGGAGAAAGATCACCGCTGTCAAAACTGAGGAAGGTATCCACATCGGGATTGTGGGCCTTTGCCATCTGCATCCAATCCTTGATCTTGGACCTAGTCAAACCGCTGTGGGTTTGAACCATATCATAAAACTGATCGGGATCAAACTTACCTTTCGACCATTGGAATAACTTAACCAAGTAAACCACATCGTTAGCTTCTTGTTTAGACCAACCGCCTTGCAATAGAATCTGACGAACATCGTCAGGATTGTTGTTGCGCATGGTCCAAGCAGCCGACATCCATCTGTCGTTCCTGAGTTCTTCCGGCAAGTCGTCTCCGCTAAATTCAATATTCGGGAAAATTAAATTCAACAAACCAGAATCTGAAGCTGTCTTCATATATTTTCTGGCATCAGTATCTGGATTTTCTAAACCCTTGACAAACTCTGTCTTGGCACAGCCCGAGGGCAATTTCCAGTCTTTGTGAGCTTTGACGACACTCATATACTTGTCTGGAAGTGAATTGCCTTTTCCAAAACGATTGAAGTGGTTTAGCAAGCGAAATGCCGTCATGGGATCTTCCTTCATGCGATCACCAAACTTCTCTCCAACAGCCTTGATCTCACCAGACTTCAAATGATTGGCACCGCCGAATGGATCAATCAGATCGCTGTTGGGACCATCTTCGTTGGTCAAGGGAATATACATGGAGTTGATGGTGAAGTCACGATTTGATGCATCTTCCTCGATGTTTGCTGCGCTCATGGCATCATCTGGTGTGAAGTTTTTGCTTTTGGGAGACTTAGAAAGTGTCGAAAGAATAAAGGGTTGGCCATTCACCTCAGCCGTAATCTCCATTTCCTTGCTTTTTTTGTCCCACTTGCTGGCATAGAAAACTTTGTTCTTATTGCCAGCAACAGGCAGGCTGGAATAATTCTTGATAGCTCCGTGGCTGGGTTTGACCTCTTTGAAACCATTTTGAGACAGAATCATTCTGATTTCGCTTGGTGTAGCATCTGTGACCAGATCATAGTTGTTGGGAGTTTTTCCCATGAGGTGGTCACGAACTGCACCTCCTGTCAAATACAGAGATTTCTTTTTGAGTTGAGGTTCAACTTCGCCTTTGTTTTTTTCAATCGTCGTGTAGCCAACAGTCACCTTGTTGGAATTTGTAAATGCCTTGACGACCTTGGCAAGATTGGCATGATTGGACTTATCAATCATGAATGGCGTGAATTCCTTATCGCCACCTTCCTTCTTTTGGAGCTTGATTTTTGCGGTAACGCCTGTGACTGGCTCCGCTTCTTTTTCTTCTCTAAATTTCAAATAATCTGAGAAATAATGTGCCATGTGACATCCCTAGCTGTAAGATTGTAAATTATTTAGCCGTTTATCCTGTATTTTTCAATCATTCGGAGGACTTTGTAAATTCAAGAAGTAAAGTATCGTGCCTCCTATTACCATCAAGGCAATTTTCCATAGACTATCGAAAATTCTGCCCCAAATACCATCGACAGCTTCTAATTTTTTTTGCATCACATCTAAACTATGTTTAATGTCCTTGATTTCATTATTAATAATGAGAATATCTTTGTCAATACTCTCGTTTTTTTCAGTATGATTTTCTAAAGACTTAACGATGGTTGTGATGCGTTCATCGTGCCTTGTCACTATGTCAGAAACATCTGAAGTTGTTTTCTTGGCTGGTGGCATAATTTTCCATTTCTATTAACCCGACCCTATATATTTAGTGATGAGTAATACAACAAAAATTGAAGAAAAAACAGAAGTTGTCATCATCGAAGAGTCCGAATCTTCGTTTGAGCAACGAGTTGATTCCATGCTGCCAAAAATGAATGTGAGCATCCCAGAGAACTCAGGGCCACCGGCAGATGCTTTGATCAGCGACCAGCATTATTTAACGGTGTTGGACGAGATCATGAACAACATCCGTGACGACCGCAAGCAGGTTGATGATTTTTTGTCAACTTTCGCAAATATGGTCATAAATGACGGCGATGCCACCACATCCAGCAAGGAGGCGATGGTCAATCTCGTGAAAACCAAGGTTGATCTTCAGGACAAGATGCTGAAGGCAGCGGACTTGATGACAAGGCTGAAATTGAAAAACACTTATGCTTATTCTGGACCACATTTGAACGCCCTTCAGCAAAACAACATAAATATTGGTACGGATAACACAACTTTCAATCGAAAAGAGCTTATTAGAGCCATCAATCAAGCGAAGAAGAAAAAGGATTAATTATGTCAAGGCACGCACTCGAAGAATGGCTGGTAGAAGCAAGTGGCGATGTTCCGGGCGGTCAATCTCCTATGGGACAGCCAGATTTCCCTCCTATGGGTGGTCCTCCTCCCGGCGACCCAAATGCCGCCAATCCTCCTGCTCCCAATATGGCTCCACCCGGTGCTGCACCCCAGCAGAATTCTCCAGATGCTGAGAAAAAAGCAGCAGAAATGCCCGATGTCAGCAAGGACCCCCAATCTCCCGACATGCCCGAAAAAGCATCCGATCAGGATTTTGAAACTTGGAAAAACGAATTTTTCAAAGAAAGCGTCAAGGGAGATGTCGGCAAGCTAATCGAAATGGTCCAGCAAATTAGGGATGCGGAATTGGAAGCCTATCCCCGCAAATTCGTGGAAGATAACCTTCAAATTTGCTTTCTGCGCCAAAATGCCAACATTGAAAAGGCAGGAAAGGCTATTCGCAACAACATCAAGCAGAATCTCGACCAGAATAATCCCTCTGTTTCCCTTGTGAACCACCTACTAAGCGCTCTTCAAGTGACTCCAGAATTGAACAATGTATTCATCAAGCTGAAAGGTCTTCTGGGAATGAAGGGCGACCTTCACCGCAAGTACATGGCGAGCCTTCTTGGAGCAGTACAGGTCGGTACTGGTGGCAACAACGAAGACATCATTTATAACGAGCGTGATTATTCAATTCGCATTTCGACCCGCTTCAATGATAAGTGGGGAAGAGTCGATATCGGTAAATGGAGCCTAAAAGAAGACGATCCCGAGCGTTATCTCACCGAGCCTGAGCAAAAGAGAATGGAAGAAGGCAGTCCTGAGGAGAAAGATGTTCTTCGACGCAGAGTGGTGATGGAGTCGATTGCCGAGGGTTTCAAGAAAAGAAGCTTTATGATTCATGTTGTAGGACAGGATGGTACTGTTGCCACACTTGGTTGGGATTTATCTGGTAGCTTGAAGAGTGCTTATACCTCAGGAAAGCTGGTTGTAAAAACAATTCAGAGTGATAATTCCGAAGCCATGATTGATGATGACGGCGAAATCATCCCTTACATGGACATCAAGATCAAATATGTGAAAGATGCCGATGGTGGCGTTGACGAAGATGGCAAGCCAGCCAAGGAAGATCATGATTTCATGGAGCGGATTGACGGAATGCTATTCCTGACCGCTCAATACAAAATTCTGAAGGAAGCTGCTTCAAGCTTCAGCGGTATTGTCCTGAAGGAAACGCCCTATACCGGCAATCCGAGCGACCTGAAGACCATCATGCGCTGTGTTCCAAGTGCTCCTGAGCTTTTAATGAGGAATTGCTGATATGCGACAATTTTTAGAATTCGTAGACCGCAAACAGCGTGAGACCAAACGACAATTGAAATTGGTCGAGAAGGCTTTGCGTAAAGGCAACTTCCATGTTTACTCCCATCTTGAAGATGATGATCCTTATCTTTTCGTGAGGAGCCCTTCAAAAAAGCTTAGCTTTGAAGGAATCCGTGTTTACACGATTGGAGATCAAGTTGCCTATCGTGTTCAAAAAATGGAAAAAACCGAGCCTTATGGCAAATCTTATTCCTTGAATATCGAAGACATGTTCAATGACTACATGGGAGAGGACATGGACGAGGAAGAGGCTGGGAAAAAGGTTGTTGAGAGCATGGTCTCTGAATTGAAGAAGTTTTTTAGCAAGAGCGAGGAAGCTGAAGAGGAAATGAGATCGAAGACCGGAGATGGAGTTGGTCTGATTGTTAAGACTGGCGGCAGCGATTACAGCAGTACGGTACTAAATAGGTTGTAAGGAGGACCATGAGCGAAGAGCAACAGAAGAGTGATTCAGAGCTTTTGGCTGTTATTTTGGCTATCTTTTTGCCTCCACTTGGAGTTTTTCTCAAGAGAGGTTTGGACGCACAGTTCGTTATCAACATTTTATTGACTTTGTTTGGATGGTTGCCGGGTATTATTCACGCACTTTATGTTATTCTGAAAAAGTAATAAGGCCGGTTGCAACAAACATAAAAAAGTCCCGTTTCGACGGGGCTTTTTTGTTTTATGGTCCTGTAGATAAGGTATGGCAGTACCATTTGTCGATGCTGTGATTCCCGGCGGTCTTCTCAATACCACGAGTACGAGTTCTGCGATCAATCGTGGAAGTTTAGTTACATTCAATTATCTTTTTCATAAACCGGGACACGATCCTGCTCCGATGGTTTTAATCACAGACATTTGGCCACAGTATATTCGTGGGATTAATTTACACTATTTAACTTTTCCTGTGATTAAAAAACTTGCTTTTCCTTCACCGGGGAGAAGCGTGTGTGACAGCCCAATTTTTACCTATCAATATATAAAAGGCAACAACTATATAGTTTCATCTTTCCGTCAGTATAAACGCAACGGAATCGAGCGTCTGAAGAAGCTGGATTGTGCGTTTATAGTGAATGCTCTCGCCGTATCTCGGTCATTTGACCCCAACGAGATAGAAGCGATTCGCAAGTCTGTGCGAGAGCAAATTCGTCGCATGGTTAACCAACCAGCAGCACCCACAGGCGAAATGACATTTGGACAGGCTCCACCAACAACATAATTGTCGATAGGAGTCCTAAATATGTCAACTAATTTCTCATATAAAAATAAGTCGAAATCATAGGATATCATGGCAGACAATGTAGGTCGTAGCATAGACGCACTAAATTTGACAATAGGTCAATTAAAAGACTTGTTAAATACGAAGTGTAGCACTCCCACGCCTATGGGTGGAGGCAGTTCTGGAAGTTTAGGAGAATTAGCTCAAGTTCTAGAGAAATTTACCAAAGATTTTAAAAAGGAAATGGAAGATCAAACCAAACATCTAAAAGATGTCTTGGGCGCAAAATCAAGCGTAGATGGTAAAAGGGCCGCAAATAAGAAAACAAAACCAGTTGCTGACAATGCTGACTCTCTCGGATCAGATGATTACTTGGATGATGTTAGTGACAATTACAAATTCATGAATGCACTCGAGTCATCTTTACAAAAGAACAAATTAAAGTTTGATAGGCAGTATTTGGCCACAGCGACCCAAAATATACGCACAAGACATACTGAACTCAGCCATTTAGACGAAAAAGCATTCTTGGCAAAATTAGAAAGTGAAACCTACTATAAAAAAGCTCTTGCAGATGAAACCTTAGCTCTGAAACAAAATATTAGTGCTGCACGCCAGCTTCGTGATCAGTTTAGCGAAATTCAAAGTATGTTGGGTTCCTTTGAGCAAAGTCTTGGACTCAAGACCACAGAGACTTTGTTTGGTGGAATAGTTGAACAAGAAATGAAGTTCACTCAGGAAATTCGTGCCACAGCATACGAGACAGCAGGTGCTACCAAGGAAGCTCGTGGACTTCAAAGAGCATTCGAGGATATTGGCAAGTCTGTAGCACAGACTGGTGTCAACAGAACTGAATTCCAAAAATCTTATCAGCAAGCTCTGCGAAGCGGTGTCAAAGACCTTAAGCAGGCAGGCAATCTCACCACAGCGCAACTGAATACCGAAAAACAGTTGGGGATGGAAGCAGGTTCTTTGCAAGACACATTCCAAGATTTGGCGATGTCTGGTCGCATGAATTCTGGACAGATAGCCGACATGGGTCGTGGCATGAGAGATGTAGCCAAAGCTACAGGCTTAACAGGCGAAGCTCTTAGAGGGGCTATCGACAGCAGTAAAGAGTTAATTCGTGATTTAAGAAACGCATCACAGTTGACGGCAGCTTCTGCCAAGAATGTCATCGAAATTTCGGCAAATGCCAAAAAACTTGGAGTTGAATCAGAGGTCAATAATTTGATGAAAGGTTTGGTTTCATCGAATAATCTTATCCTTGATGCCTCGAACGAAACAAGAACATTGATTCTTCAAGCTGCCAGCAAAGTAGGCAGAGTTGAAGATGCTATGAATGGCACAATAACAAGATCAAAGGAAGGCATCAAAGACTTGGCCAAGGGTATGGAGAAAATCCTTAAAGATTTTGGAGTCAATGGTGTTGAAGAAATCGACAATCTTTCAGACACAGCAAAAAGAGATTTAAATCTTAGAATCAAAGCTGTTTATGGTATGGAGCTTGGACAATTTAGATCAACTCTTGAAAGTATGAAGGAAAGCGGTAAGGGTCTGGGAGACAGACTGGAAGACATCAATAAAAAACTGCAACAAAATGCAACAACTGAAGAAAAAAAGGTATTGATGGAGCAGCAACGCCAGTTGAAAACATCCAAGCAATTAGAGGTTTTGACTGCGTTAGATGAAGCTGCCAAGGGTGCTAAGGACATGGGTCAAGCCCTGTCTAAATTTGGAGATCGCAAAAAAGACTTTGAAAAAGACATGCAAGCCTTGGGCACTTCTTGGACAAGCGAAACCCAAGTTGCTAGAGATGCGATCAAGGGATCTTTGGAAAGCGTTAATGAAGGTCTCAAGAAAGCTGGCAAGGAAGAGATCAAGATCAGCAGCGACGAAATTGAAAAAGCCATCAAAGACCCGACTGCTCTGCGTGAATTGACTGCCAAGATCACAAAGGGTGAACAACAGTTGGCAACAGCGCAAAAAGCACAACTTGATCCTGTCACAGAAACAAATCAGAAGCTGACTGAGATTAATGACACTTTGAGAAATATGTCTCAAAATGTTATCTCTAAACTGTTCAATAGTTTCTTGGGCAAAATAATCATGATAGGAGGTGTTCTTTCTGGTATCGGAGCGGCAGTTATAGGTCTTGGAGTGACTGGAAAAAATGCTTATGACACGCTCGGTAAGTTAATAAAGGGTGGGCAAGATTTATACGGAGGCAAGCAAGAAAGCTTCGTAAGTAATATCAAAAAGTATTTTGGAATAGGTGGCAAGAAGAATGCTACTCCTGAAGGTGGAGCGTCTTCTCCAACGGAGGCAGCAGCAGCAGCGGCAGCAGCGGCAGCAGCAACAGCGCCTAAGGAAACAGCACCTAAGTCAGCAGAAGCGGTCACCAAGGCTACGACAGAGGGAAAGGGAGGAAGATATGTAAAAATTCTGGAAGAGTCTCTGAAAGAGCTTAATTCTATTTCAAACACTATGTCGCAATCAAGTCTCTTCCTTCAAAAAATATCAGAATGCATTTGCAGACCCAGAAAAGCAGCGGCAGCGGGCACCCCACCCGGTGCTGGAGGAACTAGTGCTGATTCTGCTGCTCGAGTAGCCCTCCAGAGAGAACAAAAAACCAATGTCAAAACGGATGCCAAACTCAACGAAAAGCAGTTAAAAGAGCAAAATAAAGAAATTAAAAGAGGAAAAAGAGAAGACATAATTCAGAGAGCGGAGACAAAGGGAGCCAAAGCTGCTGCTAAAGAAAGCAAGGGAGGAAAAGTAGATTGTCCTCCAACAGCAGAAGCAGGTTGTTTAGAACCCAGCGTGATGGAAAATATGGGAGCAGAGATGAAAAAGGCCGCTCCTGCTATTCTCATGTTTGCTGCTGGAGCACTTTTGTTGGGTATTGCGCTGATGTGGCTTGCCAACAAGTTGCTTGCGGCCTTGAATCTTGATGCTGCAAAAATTGCAGAGACTGCCGAGTCGTTAATTGTGATTGTCGGAGTAACGGCAGCTATCGCCGCTGCTGCTTATGCAGCGGGCAAAGTCTTGATGTCTGAAGAGATGCAAGATTTTGTTAAATCTTACAAAGAAGACAAAGCAAAAATCATAGAGGCAGCTAAGGTTTTGATGATAATGGGTCCTGCCCTACTTTTGTTGGGTGCTGGATTGGTAGCTTTTGCAGGCTACTTGATTAAGACTCTTGGCATCGACATGAGTATGGGCATCGAAATTGCCGGGGGAGTAGTGGTCATAGCCGGTGTAACTGCCGGAATTGCAATTGCAGTAAAAGAATTCGTAGAAGCTTATGAAGAATTGTCCGCAAATGCCACATGGCAAAAAATACTTAACAATAAAAAGAAAATAGCAATGGAAATTGCTAAAGGAGCTTTAGCCCTTATAGTGCTTGGCGCAGTAATTTTGACAGTAGCAATAGCAGTAGTCAAATTTGCAGATTTACTCATGGGAGCATTCGGAATAAGCCCGCAAAAGGCTGCTGAAGTGGCAACAGGCGTGGCTGCACTTCTACTTGCAACTGGCGTAATCGCCTTAGGTGTTTATGCCGGATATCGTGGTCTGCAATTATTGTCAACTTTAGGAGCGGAAATATACGCAAGTTTTGGTGCTAGTTTAGCTGCTGTTGGATTAGGCGCATATGCCTTGCTAATTTTGGGGCCGATTATTTTAGGTGTAGCAGTTGCAGTCACTAAATTTTGCCAGCTTCTTTTGGGAGCATTTGGGCTTGATGCAGCTACAGCCACCAAAGTTGCTTATGATGTTGGCGCTCTTCTTTTGGCTACTGGCATAATAGCTGCTGGAATACTTGCTGCTACATATGGACTAAAATATCTTTCGACTTTGTACAAAGAATTGAGCGACATTATCAAGAAAATGTTAAAGGGAGCCTTTGTGCTCTTTGCTTTGGGAGCGCCAGTCTTGTTGTTGGCTGCTGCTGTAATTGGAATTACAAAATTATTCTTAGCACTTACTGGGCTCGATTCAGCTAAAACTGCTAAAGCAGCAGAAGATTTGGCAACTCTTTTGGTTTCTGCTGGTATGATTGCATTAGCTGTTATAGGCGCATCTTATGGCATTTCATATTTGGGTGCAAATGCAGGCGCATTAATGGCTTTGATTTGGCCAATGTTTGTAGGCGCAGGAGTATTGATTTTATTGTCGCTTGCGGTCGGAGTTCTGGCGGCAGCAATTAACTATATGGCTTCTGCAATTATCAAAGGTACAAATCCTAAGAAGGCAGCAGAAACATCAGAAGCGCTTGGTAGTCTGTTGACATCCTCTGGCAAAATCGCTCTGGCTATAATTGGAGCTTCTGCTTCTTCTGCATTACTTGCCGGGATGCTTCTTTATGTGCCTTATTTAATAGTTGCTATGTTTGTGGCTGCTGTAGTTCTCGCCCTTTTGTCAGTTGCATTAACTGCTTTCGTCAGATCAGTAATTGGAATTGCAGACCAGATGATGCTGCTTGGCAGTCCTAAAGCTTTAAGCAAGAAAGCAGAAACTGTTGCAGGAATTCTGAAAGCAGCGGGTGATGTTGCGCAAAATATCATGGATGCCAAAGACAAAGTTAAAGCTCTATACGAGTCCGTTTCATATTGGGATTATTTTTTTGGCATTAGGCGACCTTTGATTAAAGGCACAAAAGTTCTTGAAGAAATCAAATGGCCACTAGTTCTTTTTGCAATCGAAATGATGAACTTCCATTGGCTTTTGACTCGTTTTGTGAGTGCGCCCAAAGCCATAGCTGCTGGCAAACAAGTTGCCGCTATTTTAGGAGCTATGGGCGATGTAGCGCAAAATATGGTAAAGACTAAAGATGCTGTTGCTGCTCTTGCGCCTTCTTATTTAGGTTCCTGTTGGCCTAAAATGCTTACTTTTGCGCCAACTATGGAAGATGGTGTCAAGGCTCTTGAAACTATCAAACAACCTCTGATTGATTTTGTCATTTCGATGATAGATTTCCACACGAATCTACTCAGTCAAACTGGGAGTAGCGCACCCAAGATAATAGCAGCAGGAAGACAGGTTGCCCAAATATTCAAAGCAACTGGTGAAATAGCTGAAGGCATAATGAAAACCAAAGATGCTGTTGCTGCTCTTGCGCCTTCTAAATTAGGTGCCCATTGGCCTGCATGTCTTACTTTGACACCAACTTTGGCAGATGGAACAGAAGCTCTAAAAACTATGGAAGAACCTCTGATTGATTTTATCAAAGAAGTCAAGGTATTTGCAGACAAGCTTGAGGGTGTGGTAAATCCAGCAGAAGTGAAGAAATATAGTGGCATCATTAGAAATGCCACAAGCCTTATTTCTCAAGTTGTCAGAATGCTTGATATCTTGTCTAAGAAGTTGGTCCCCTTGACTACCGGTGGGTGGTTTTCAGAATCTCCTATTAAACAAATAGGAAATGCTACCGTAGAAATATCAGCTTGGTTTGGAACCATAGCCGTGCTTTTGAAAACTGGAATCATCGAGCCAATCAAAGAAAATTTCCCAGCCGAGGAGGAGCTCAAGATAGTGACGGGAAAACTTAACAACATGGTTAAAGTTTTGGACGCTCTGCCTCCGGTTTTGGACAAATTAGGCAGTCTTGTGGGTCAATATGCTGTTGGTGGATGGTTTACTGTCTCTCCCATAGCAGCCATAGGCAAATTTACTGATATTTTCGCTAAATGGTTTACATCCATAGCAATGATGTTGAGAACGGGAATTGTCAATCCAGTTATGGATTACTTCCCCGGAGAAGATGAAATTGAAGATGCGGCTCTTAGATTGGACGGGATGGTCACTATTTTAAATAAAATACCTCCTGTTCTTGATACTTTGGGTGATTTGCTGAACACCTATACAGCCGGAAACTGGTTTGAACTTTCGCCCATCGGATCTTTGATGGTTCTTGGAATCAGATTTGGAGGTTGGTTCAACGGTGTTGGAATGATGTTAAGGGATGGCGTAATTAATCCTGTCCTCAAATACTTCCCCGCTGAAGACGAAGTCACAGAGATAGTCAGCAGACTTGAAGGAATGGTGGTTGTTCTCAACAAGCTGGGTGTTGTTCTGGGCGAGTTAGGATTTGTTATGAGTGCTCTGAGTTCCATATCCATGCCCTTTGGATTCATGAATCTCTTCCCGATGGCAAGTCTTGGAGGCATGTTGACGGGTCTTGCTGGCGCTACCTCAGGAATAGGTTCCTTGTTCTCGGGAGGCGGGAAAACAAGTGTTGGAACTCCCAGCGATAATGCAATAGATAAAAGAGTTGAACAACAAAGTGCAGAAGCTGCCCAAATGCAAGCTGGACTGCTGGCAAAATTGGTAGATCAAGCGATTTATGGCGATGGTATCAATGTTCAGAGCGCCGGAAATGCTGCGGTCACTAGTAAAACAACAGCATCAACGATTGGCGCAAACATGGCAGATATACAGTCGAAGGTTGCAGCGCAAAAAGCAGGCAATCAACTTCCTTCCAGCAAGGTTTCAAGCGATGAGTTGGCAGACATTGCTACAGAAAGCGAGACCCAAACAGAATTGCAGAAGAAGCTTGTTGGTTTGTTTGAGGATATGCTTAAGGCGCTTAAGCCTGCTGATCAAGCGATTGTTGGTCAAGCAGGAGCAGGTCCCGCCGACACTTCTGGCGAAAAAGTAGGTGGAAAACCGCCAAATTACTTTCGATCCAGCCAAGGCATGGTAAACAGCGGCCCCGGCAAGCAAACGCTGAACATGGGTCCACAAAAAGCGTAATGGGGTGATTGAATGAAGGCGACACTAGAGTCAGGAGCACTTAGAGACATAGACAAATGCTATGTCTATATACAAAATTACGGAAAAATTGTCATGACAATTTTGCCCGACATTGGCGATCAAAAGAACGCCAACTATACAGATGAAAACTCCATTGGTCGTTCGATGCCATTTAAGACATATCAAAACTCGGACAATAGGACTATCAGTTGGACTTGTCACTTCGTAGTATGCAAGCAAACTGATATTCCATTGTTTTTACAGTACATAAAAGCCTTCCAGTCTGCTGTCTATCCATCGACAGACGATAACTGGAGCCCTGCACCTTGGAGTCCACCTCCTATCTGCAAGATCAAATGCGGTGATTTACTGGGCTCTGAAGAGGTCTGTGTGATTATGAAGAGTTACAGCCTAAAATGGGACACGGGTGTGGTATGGGATGAAGAAACTTATTTGCCCTATAAATTCGATGTCGATCTTAGCTTTGATGTTGTATACAACCAAAGCAATTTGCCGGGATCAGAAAGAATCTTAATGGTAGGTTATTAAAATATGGCCAATTATGTAGAAAAAACCAAGATCACCGCTAAAAAATTTGTTCCAGTCAGTAGTCGATATGCTGAGTCTGAAGTCATTTATTACACCGAAAACAAATTACTTACCTTTAAAACATATAAAAAAAAGGAAATTGCACTCACACAAAATGATAAATACTTTGTTGTTACTCCGGGTACTGAATTCAGGCCGGATTTGGTTTCAAAATCAGCATATGGCTCTGTAGATTTCTGGTGGAAAATTATGGAGGCAAACAACATCAAGGACATTTACGATTTTAGGGCTGGATTAAACATACGATTACCGGACAAGGTTTTAGGATAAAATGGCGTGTACATTACCAATAGAAGCATCGAACTATAGTTGCGATGGCAAGCCCAAAACTCCTCCTGAAGGGGCTGTTTATACTCCTTATGTTAGATTGGAGTTTGGCGATGGCAATGTGCTTACTGGTGGTAACAATTCATCTCCAGCTACAAATTTAGCAGCTATTACAAGTTTTGAATATGGATTTGGCTCTGGTACTCAAGGGTGGGGAGTAAACATTGAAGCCATCGACAATGGCGGTGCCATGTATCGTAAAATTCTTCGTTCTATCAACAAAACCATTGTTAAAATTCCAGATGAAGTTGCAAATGTTGAAATTGATTTTGGTTGGATCATAAAAAATTGTGATGGTTCTGTTACCACGGATTTTGCAAGCAGAATTCATAGTCTTTACGGCATTTTCTTTAAATGCGATATGACATTTGAAAGTGGAAATGTCAAAATGAAAATTGAAATTAGGGCTCCAAGCGTAAAAAGCGCTGATACAAGACATGCAGAGGCTTTTGGTACAGAAGATGGAAAAGTTTACTTGAGAGACGCTCTCATTGAACTTTTTACAGAAAGACATCCTAGATTTCAAGAAGTGAAATTTATAGACCAATATGGTTTTCGAGATTTTGAATTTTTAAATTTTGGCGTGGACGGTCCTCCAAATGTTTGGCCATGTGATCAAGAGGATTCATTTGCAATTGCGAGAAAGTGGTTAAATGGAATTGTTACTCAAGACAATAGAGGCATCGTCATAGGCTATGAGTCGGATTCTGTCTCTGTAATTATTCAAGAAGACCCTGAAGATGGATGTTGTCCAAAGTCCAGATATCTAGGAACTTATGTAGTAAACGGTGGCAATTGCAGTCCGGTAATTAGTTTTAATCCCACAATTGCTTGGGACAAAGGCTATATTCCGGGTGGTGGTGGCGCTACAGGTGGAGCCTCAACGGGTGATTTTGGCGAGTTTGCAGAACCAGAAGTTAATATCGAAAAAGCAGGCACACAAACTTCAATTGCAACCGAGCAAAATCAATGGAATTTCAGAAATCCAGAAGATCAACCCGATGAAGCAAACAATGCACTTTCTGCACACGAACATGCAGAGGCTAAAACAATTAATGGACCAGTAAAAGGTTGGGAAGCTGATTTGAAAATAATTGGCGATCCTACATTTATTGACCTGCCGGAAATGATGGGAGCTACTCTGGGAATTGTTTTCATCAATCCTTTCTATATTGATGAGTGTGTTTGGATTCAGAGACCTGTGGTCAACTCGATGTTGAGCAACAAAAACTATATGGTTGTAGGAGTCACACATCAGATCAGCGCAGGTTCTTTCACAACCAATTTAAAACTCAGACTTACAATCCCCAATGTCGATCTCGACTTCGACGCACCTTTGGGCGAGTGTGGTACGGAGACGATGGACGGTGAAGGTGGCTTGGGCGAATCTACAACTGGCGACGCTAACGGTAATGAATAAGGAAAAATATGGCAGTAGCATTTGAAAAAGACATCAAAAATCTCGAAGGCAGGCTTTCAGCCATTGAGAACAGATTTGGTGGCATCAATTACGAAATGAAATCTGTGGTGACCAGCGAAATCTCAGATCGCTCACGAGTAGTAGAGCAGTCGCAAATGCAGTATGGTCTTTATACTGCACTCTGTATGGAAACGGTGGATGTATGGAAACAAAATAGGATTCGCTGGTACTCGCCAATTTTTCACAAAAAGAATACACCTCTGAAAGAACTTCCTTGGGCTAATGCAGTAAGTGCATTGGGGGGATTCGATGACTGCGGGGCAACATGGGTGCCACCAGCAGGTTCGACGGTTTGTATTCTTTTCGAGAATGGAAATAGAGGTTCTCCATATTACATCGGCACTTCATGGCACAGAAACCGTGGAAAAGATGGACAGCACAATTGGCGAATTGATATTCCAGAATATTCTGAAGTTTGGGATGGCAAAAGAGGTGGTTACTTAGTAGGACCAGATGATGGTTCTCAGAATTTTCCACCGTGGAATACTGAAAACTACAATGGCTTTGATCTTAGTTCTCTTGTGGATTTTGCATTCAATACAGATGCACAAAAACTCATAACTGTGCCTAATATTTACGGTTTTAAAACACCTGAAAAACATATGATCAAAATGGTCGATGGCGATCCCCATTGTGATCGAAAATGGAAGCGTCTTGAGATCATGTCCAGTTGTGGAAACTGGATCATGATGAAAGATGACCATATTCACTATGCTGGCCAATGGGCTCACAAGGACTGTGGTGGAGTGGTAAAAGAAGGTGAAGTGTCTTGCTTTGAAGACGCATACACTCAGAGTCAAATCGACAAACTCTTGGGTGGTTTTCTAAATAATCCAATTGATCCAGACATTAATGTTGAAGACCAGATAGACGCAGCATATGGTGATGAATTTCAACTAAAGAATGTTTTGGATCAAACTCCGAAAAAAGGCAAAAAATACGAAAAATTAGAATGCGAAGGCAAAAAGAGCAACAAGAAAATTGTTATTGGACACCCTTGGACTGGAGCTCCGGGAACAAAATATTATTCAAAGGGAAGTGGCGATATACAAAAGGGCGACAATCCTTTCTTCAAGCACAAACAAGAATGTAGGCCATACAGGGGTGCTGCTACTCCTCAGAACAATCAAGTTGACTTGCCTCAATCCGGCATTCAAATACAGAGCATTTCTGGCCATTGTTTTGTGATGGACGACAGCGTTGAGGAACCTTCGGGAGCTCCACGATGGGATAGAGAATTTGATTTTGGTTGCAACAACCACTATGTCGGTAGAAGCTACTGGAAATCAGCAACAGGCCACACTATTGAATTGAGCGATGTTGAAAGTCCTCAGGGTGAAGATGGTGCCAATCTCAGGGGCAGTAGTAACTATATCAAATTGCTTACTGCTACTGGCAACAAAATTGAACTTAACGATCATACAGAATCTCAACCAGATTGCGTTGGATGCCCTCCAAATATTGCAGGATCAGAGCGTGGCATTCATCTCCAAAGCACCAGTAATCACACGATTGATATGGTCGATGAAGGCAATGAACAATGCGGAAATTGCCGTATGGAAGGTGGTGTTCCTGTACCCAAGGCCAAAAAGGCCTTTGTAAGAATTAGAACCGGTTACGGACTAGAAATATCCATGAACGACGATGCAAGTCAAGAAGACACGCAGCAACAAAATATTCAACTATTCTGCCCTCAAAAAGACAACACAGAAAGAGGTCCACATATCACCCGTTGGCAAGAAGCTCCTACAGGACCGGGATTGGTATTTTTGAGGGCTGGAGGCAACTATGTGACTTACACTTATGACAACCATTACACGGTAGTTGGCGACGAAGAGCAGAATCCTTCCAATAAAATCGACTATGTAACAAAAATGAACTTAGTATACACCAAAAAGGAATACATAAACATATCGGATAAATTGCATCTTTTTTACGCAAAAGACATGATTTTGTTGCTTGCGGGTCAAGATAATCCTACTGATCCAGATTCGACTACTGCCTGTGGTTGCGGTGGTGAAGCTCCAAATATTGGTGCTGTACTTGTCTATGACTTTTGTACTGGCTGCGTAAGAATTAGTGATCGTGTATTTGCAAGCTCCTCGGGTGATGCTCAACCACTTTCAATATTCCAGCTTAAACCTTTTGCAAAACAATGTGTGGGATGTAACTAATGAAAACTTTTCTCGGTGTTCCGTATCCAACCAGACCCAATCCTAGAGGTTATTGGTATTCGCAAGACGGAACCAATCAGATCAAATCTGATTTGCTCAGTCTTTTACTTACAAATCCCGGCGAAAGAGTCATGTTGCCAGAGTTTGGAACACCGCTGAAAAAGTTGGTTTTTGAGCCCAATGACACTACTTTAAGTACGCAGGCAATCAATATGATTGCCTCTTCGATTAAAAGATGGGAGCCCAGACTTGTCGTACAAAAAATTGAGGCCTCTGCAAATGTTGACAAGACATCATTAAATAAACTAGACGACAAAAGCGAACTAGATCAAATCCTGTTTATACGAATCATATTCGTTGATCCCCAAAAGATCAAAGATGTTCAGGAGTTAACGCTACAGGTGCCATTGTCGGCGTAAAAAGGAGAAAAAATGGCAATAAACAACAACTGTCCCTTCGACTTAGCGCCTTATACTCAGTCGCAGGTGATCACTACTCCTAATATTTTTAATTTAAATTATACAAACCAAGACTTCTGGAGTATGAAGACGAGGTTAATTGAATTTATTCAACAAAAATTCAGCACAGATTTTTCTGATTTTGTCGAATCCTCTCTTGCCATGATGCTGATTGAAAACTGGTCGTTTTTGGCTGATACTTTAAGCTTCAAAATGGATCAGATAGCCAATGAAATTTTTATAGACACAGTTACTGAAACAGAGAATGCATTTAGATTGGCCAAGTTGGTGGGTTTCAATCCGCAACCGCCAATTGGAGCCCGTGCTATGTTCACGGCAACTCTTAACAATCCTCTTAGCTACGATGTGGTTGTCCCAAGCCCATTTCAAATTAAATTACCTGCTGCTGGGGCAGTAGCATATATTGAATTATATCAAGCAGATTCAGAGAATAATCCCCTATTCGATGAAGATATCATAATTCCATCTGGAAATATTGTTAACGCCAGCGTCATCGGAATAGAAGGCAGAACAAGAACTTTATCTGCTGGTGGAACAGGAGCAGTTGGACAAACTTTGCAACTTGGTACTTCACCAGTAATCTTCGATTCAATCAGAGTTTATGTTGATGGCGTTCTGTGGGACCAAGTTGAATACTTCACAGACTCACAACCAAGGCGTGAATATAGAATCGAATATGATAGCAATTATGTCGCTTATATAATATTTGGAAATAATAGAACTGGTCTAATTCCAAGTATTGGAAGTTCAATAGAAGCGGTTTACCGCACGGGTGGTGGTCCTATCGGCAATATAGTCAGCGGTTCAGTCAATTCTCAGACCGTGATAACCGTACCCGGATTGCAATATCCTGTTCCAGTCTCATTTAGAAATTACACAAAAGGTGAGTTTGGATTTTCTGGAGATACGATTGATGATATTCGTTTAAAATTACCTGCTTGGCAAAGAGCTCAGAATCGTGCTGTAACAGGATTGGATTACAAAACACTAACAGATCAATTTGCAACGCCATACCAAGGACAAATTGGCAAATCTACGGCTGTTCTTAGGAATTATGGTTGTGCTGGCAATATTGTCGATTTATATATTTTGGCTTTAGATGGGCAAAGCAATCTTCAACTTGCTTCAGACGACCTTAAGAATAGCTTGCAGGTTTACATCAACGATAAAAAAATGCTGACAGATTTCGTTTGTATTCGTGATGGTCATGTGCTTTCGGTTGACATGGCGCTTGATGTTGTACTTGATCGATTATACAGAAAATTTGAAGATGAAATTAGAACAAAGATACAAAGAAGACTGGATACTTATTTTACTATCCAAAATTGGGAATTTAATGAAAATCTTAAAGATACCGAAATTGCCAAGGTGATTTCAGACATCAAAGAAATAAGCAGACTTGATATTACTTTCACTACAAACGATCCAAACAACGGCGGTAATTTGGTTACGACGCAATTTTTCGAGATCATAAGACCAGATGTCACTACTATTGGATTCACATACGAATAAGGAGCATTTGTGACACAGGTTTTTTACAACGAAAATCCAACTATTACTGATTCTGTTGTTCTAAGGTTCTTAACACCGGACAGCAGCGGTTGCTTGCTGCAAATGCCTTACAAAGTTGATAATTTAACAATTTACTTTGTTGAAAGGGATTTTAGTTCAGGCAAAACCAGCACATACGATGAAAAAAAATACAATCCTGCAAAATTGGTATTGGCTGAAGCAGCAGAAGTTGTTGCGTGCAATAGTCCTACATCGGAAAATATTACTAATGCCAAATTAGCCAGAGCTACGGCTGAAGCAAGCGTCACATCAAACAACTTTTATTTCAACGATGCTGTTCCAATCAAAATTGTTGGCAACTCGAACTTCCCTGCATGGCTTGGATACAAGATTACCGGTATCACAGCAGCAAATCCTGTCGAAATAACCACAGACGATCCTCATAATCTTACAACCGGCGATACAGTTTACTTGTATGCCACCGATTGCATCCCGCCGATTGATGATGCTTATAAAGTTACCGTGACAGGAGCTAATACATTTGCTATTGATTACGACCTTAGTGGTGGAACAGCAGGTTCTAATGGAGTTTGGATTTCTGCTCAAATCAATAGCGACAATGCCTTAAAGCCTGTGGTCACGGATAATCAAACGACAATAGGACTATTTGAATATGTTTGGGAACCACTTGGAGCTCGTGAAGGCGATTACTTTGTATGCTGGACATGGACTTCCTTAGTAGCTGGCACATCGCTTTCATCGCATTTGAAATTCAGCTTGGGTGGCAACACTCAGGTAACAACCAGCATCCCCACTCACTTTACAGACCCAAAGAAATACGACACGCTTCTGGAAAGATACACTCCAGAAATGTTCAAGATGTACATGACTTCGGATGATGTCACGCCATCTGTAATCGATAGATTTAATCAATCGATAGCCTTGGGATTCACAACTCTTGAAAATTTGGCAAATCAAATTGTTGACTTGCAAGACGCAAATAGCATTCACGAATCTCTGTTGCCCTACCTGTCTAATATTTTTAACTTAAAGTTGAAGACTGCCGATCCAACGAGATGGAGAGGGCAAATCAAAAGAGCAATCCCTCAATTCAAAAGAAAAGGCACCAAAGGTGGTCTTGAGGAAGGCTTAGAACATGCGAGCATGAAGCTTGTAAATATAAGAAGACTTTGGCAAATTAAATCAAAGTATACTTGGCAAGAATCCTTTTTATGCACCGGAAGCAAAGAATTTATTCTTGAAAAACAACTGTATGTGTCTCCAGATCCAGACAATATAGAGTTGTATATTAATACTGAGCATTTAGTTACATCAATCGAAGTTTATATTCCAGACACCACAAAAACCAAGATTTTTTGTTTCAGTAATCACGGTTTGAATACTGATGATGAAATATACATCTATAAATCAAACAGCGTCCCAAAAATTGATGGAGTTTACAAGGTAAATGTTGATTCTAATAGCACTTTCATAATCGATTTTGATTTAAGCACAGGCACAGAAGGAACATATGCTTTATGGCATCAAACGGTTCTTGATCAAGCTTATCAAGTTTTGACACCATACAGCAGCTATGTAAGTTTCAGCACCGTAGACGGTGTCACCACGATGACATGGACTTCAACTAGTACGCCTCTCAGAAACGGTGATATAGTAAGGATATTGTATCAGACCGATGCTGTTCCATCTCCTACGGAACAACTTTATGAGATGTATTTAAGAAGCTTGCCTATGATTGATCAAAGAGACGAATCTCAACAAATTTATCCGCTCAAAAACTGGAATGTGCGAGGCTTGTCCGAAGATGATCCTTTTTTTGACACTTTGATTTCAGTACGACATCCATTTCATGAATTTCTTGTATACGGAAAGATCAGAACTGAATTTCCTTACAGCGAAAACATCTACAACATGGAAGAATACAACGGCAGTATTCGCAACTCTAAAAGCCCTTGTGATATTGACCGACAATTCATTGATCCATGCCAATACTGCATCAGCAGCAGCTACAATATTGATGTTGAAGTAGACAACATTTGCGACGATAGAATCAATGAATTTTTTGAAGTCATAAAAGAAAACACTCCGTTTCATGCCGTACTTCACACCGTGAATTTTTACGGTACATTCAATGATTTTATCATGCCTCCTGCTGAAACCATCGAGTGTTATGTGAAAATTAAAGGCTCTGAATTCGCATTGGCAGGTGAAGGTCAGATGTATTTCAACAGGAACATGAGCCTTAGCAATTTAAATGATTTAAATAACACAGAATGCATTTTCAGAGGCTCGGCAAATCCTTATGGGAAGCAATATCTTGTAGATATTGAAGCAAATTTGGTGCTTTCTGGAGCCAGCGGTACAGTCTACAACGATGATATAGTTTTGTACAACAACAAATCAATGGAAAGAATTAGAATATCGCCTAACGGAAACGGATTCATCAAGGTTTTGGATGGAACTTATTACGGAACATATCAGATTATTTTAATAGATAAACATGTTTTAAAGATCGATCCTGTTCCAACAGAACCAATTGAAGACTGCAATGACATTTTCCAAATGAGCGGAGAATTGAATACATGTACTTTTCCGTTCAGAGTTTTCAACATTGTTATCGATATAAGTCCTTACAGTTCATTGTGTAACATTTTTCAAGATAATTATTTGTCTTTGGCAGATGCAACTCAAGATTGGGGTGTTCTGGGCGTACAAACCGTGGCTGATGTCGCTAGGGGAACAGCCACAGGAACTTGGACGATTGAGATTACAGGCTACGGCAATCATGATATTCTTGATATTACACCACAAGGTGAATTGTTAATTGAATATGGTGGAAGTCTATCATCTTTAGCATCTGGCAATTACAATTACGAACTATACGACGAAAACTCCACTTTGGTGATCCCACAAACAGGCACCATAAGTGGAAATTTAACTGTAGTTCTCAGAGCAAAGGTGGAAGTTCTAAACACATCCTTGAAACCCATCAGCAATAACATCAGAAATGATAATTTCTATCAAAAAATATCTGGTGTTGAATATAAAATCATTGAAGTTTTAGACACCGATGGCACATATGATTACTTCTGGATCGAAGGATACAACGGTGGTGATGTTGCTGGTGCCAATTTAGTTGTATATGAGAGAATTCTTGACAATCAAATCGGCTACATGAGTCATCGTGGTCTAAATCTTGTGTTACCATCAACTAATGTTGAATATGATAAATACATCCAAAATGGATTTAATCAATATCGATGGGATGGTGATGGTACTCCAAACATGAGTGCCGATCCAATTAGGCCAACTGCTAGTACAACTGAGCCATTTTCTTTGAAAGAAAATTTCATTGTGGTTGTAAATGATGGCACGAACCAAGATTCTTACTGGATGGAATCAATTAACGGCGATGATGGAGGTGACACGCTAATCACGCTTTCCGGCAATGACCATTACTGGCAAGCATTGACAGCGGGAGGCACAGCAGCAACTGTCAATATTTACAGATATGTGCCAAAAGGTGCGGATATCATGGGTCAAGTATTTGACCAGCCAAATCACAGCTTCAACTACATCACTCGATCTGGGAGTCCTAATGTGACTGCCTATGAAGGCGCTTACTACACATGGAATGCTTCCAATAGAGATCAAATAGAAACTGCTGTTCCTTATTCTCTAAATACTGCAAAAACCTTGGTGACAACCAAGAGCCTTCATAGTTTGTCAAACAATAACAAAATCGTAATTTATGATTCCAATCCATCAATTGATGGAGAATTCATTGTTACGGTTGTTGATGAAAAAAAGTTTCTGATTAATTTTGATATGACAGCCCTGACCACCGTAGAGACAGGGTTTTGGCACTTGGTTCCAAAAAATGGGGGAGCATTCTCTCGACCAGACATGCCAAATGCCACCAAATTGTTTATGAGTTTCTATGAAACTGGTGGCAGAAATCAATATACAATGCTCACCAACTGGACTACATCGGGATATCTACATTTTGTTAACAGTTCTGGCACCGTGGTCTGTGTGATGCAGATCGACAACTCCAAAATTCCTTATGCAAAATACTATGAAATTCCTGTTGTTTTCGTCAGCGGAGATGACTTAACTGAAGGGCAACAATACAGAGTGTTTTATAACTCTGCAATATTGACTTCTTCTGTTGTCCAGTCTTTGGCAGCAAAAGAACACAACGGTCCAGAAGACTTTATAAAACAAAAAGAAGCTATCTCATATAAAATTGACTACATAAATGGTGCAGAAGAAAAAGGAGAACTGTGATGGAAATGTTTTCTGGGCTGAAAGCTAGGGGCGATGTTCAAGCCGTGATTGAACATCTTTCTGGTCGTGTTGATGTGATTGAATTTCCCAACACAGTTCTTGGAGATGGACGCAAGGCTCTGGCTGCGAGTTTGGCTAACAAATTTATTGGCACTTATCCGTACTACATCAGCAGAATGGTGTTTGGAGATGGAGGAACATCGAACGGAAGTCCTAAATTTATCAGCACAGACAGAATGGCTTTGTATTGTGGGACTCCTGTAGTCAGCAAGCCAGTAGTATCAACAGTCGATCCCAATGTTGCATCGCAAATCATTATTACTTCAATTTTGACTGTGAATGACGCTAATGGATATAGCCTAAATGAAATGGCCCTGCAAATGTCAAATGATCAACTTTACAGCATGGTGACATTCCCAGACTTGAACAAGACAAATCAGATGCAAATCACATGGTCATGGAGACTATCATTCGTCTGATGTAAAATAAGGAGAAAAAATGCCCGATTTAGACAAATTACCAGTCCCCCAATATGCAGCGGAACAGCCTTATCATTTCAATTATGATAATCTGCCCCTGAAAACTTTGGCAGAACGGGATATTTTAATTAACAACGCCGTTGATAACATGGATTTGATATTGGCAGATGCTGCCGGAAGCACAGCAAGTTTAGCAGACAGGCTTGATGTAACCCTGAATGCAGACGGCACAATCAGCACAGTTGTATTTGATGATGCAATGCACAACATTGCAAAGCACGAGGACGGCTACAGCAGCACCGTGGCTGGCGCTGGCACCACCACAGTTGATGGTACAGAACTTCTTGCATATCAAGGTTTAGGATATCCCTCTCTTACCAATCCTGTCTCTTTTGTTCGTATGTTGGATGTGGAAAGAAATAAACTCACAAATATTCAAGCAGATGCAACCAAGCTCACAGTTGAATTTCCTGACGCAACCGCAGCCATTTTTGGCGACACTAATCCCACTTTGATCGTTAGCGATTCTCCCAGCATTGCGTGGACTTGGGACGGATCAAGCATCAGCGCAGGAGTGGTTGGTTCTTTCACCAACCCTCACGGGCATTACTACAATTTAGTGCCTTATAATCCATCGGTCGATTATCAGACATATTTTACAAATAATGTGTCCACGCCATTTGTGGAAGGTAGTTTAAGAGTTTATGTGAATGGCATCCGTCTTCCTGAATATGATTCAATGAATACCATATATGCATATGTTCCTACCTTCTCAGGGGGTTCGCCATCTAGTTGGAGTCAAAATTATTTTACTCCTGATTATACGAGTGGAACATTTGACTTATATGTTCCTATTACAAGCAACGATGTGATCGTAATAGATTTTGATATTGATCTGAGCTAAAAAATTTAAGTTTTTCTCTGTTATTTGTGAACCTACAGAAAGACAGGGAAAAACTTGGAAATATATCAAGAAAAAGAAATAAAATACGGATTTGTGATTCTGTGTCCAGATCATTCGATCAGCATGGTAAAAACCACCGTATTTTCCGTCCAATCAAAATACGAAAATGCTTCCTGCATTTGCGTTGTTGACAATCAAGCGACCAAGGAAGATGTCGCTTTAATTAAGGAAATTTGCCCTGTTTATAAAGGCGGTTCGACCGTAACCTCCTTAATCAATGTCGGCATGAGACACTCTCCTACTGAATGGGCATTTCTTGTATTTGCAGGAACAACCGTCAGAAGTAAAATGAACCAAAAATATTCATTTTTCATGAATAGCGAAAAAGATGTCGTATATCCAGTTGCAAACAACAAAAGTAATTTCATCGATGCTACCTTGAACGGACTCTTGATCAACAAGAAATTTTTCAAGGAAGTTGGAGATCTCCAAGACGAAGGCAGTTTGGAAGAAATCAAATGTGAATGGGCTTGCAGAGCTATGGCGCATGAATGCAAGTTCAAATCAATTGTTGGCGCAAAACTTTGTTAAACATCTCCGTACATGAGACTCCATCTGTCATCGTGGCGATGCAGACCTTCGTCAACTTGGGAAAGATACAAATAAAGTTCGTCCCATGAAGCAAACATGTATCGAGTAGGCACAAATCCAAAATACCATAATGGAATATATTTGATGTGATTTTTGTTGGTAACCAAGAGAGTAGGCTTTTTGGCGTTATTGCTGTTGATGATTTCATGTACCGTGCCTACAGTTTGCACACCATAGGGAACATACGCAATTATGAAATCGCAACGGTCTATTATACCTAAATCTTTACGAACAAAACCTTTAGCTACTGCAACCATCTGTTCAATATCATCTTTTTTTTGAGCATTTCTGATTTTTTCATGAGCATTTTGTTTTAAATCTTTGAATGGATCAAACAAATTTATGTTGAATTTTTCAGTCAAAACCGCAGTCGGACATCCACGCCACTTGTCTTCGGTTGCAAACTGTATGGGTCCACTAAGATAAGCTCGCTTGGATGATAGGAATCCTAACATTTATAATTTCCTGTAAACTCATTTAACAAGGGGAAACAACATGAATTCAAATGATCAGATTCTAAGCGAAATGAATGAACTTTTGCAACACGAACCAACGCAAAGACACAGCTATTTTCAGCTTAAATATTTTCTAATTGGCAAAGAGCCAACCATTCAGTCCAAAATGTGGCAATGTCTTCGAGAATTGAAAAATCGCAAAGACTCGCTGCAATCGATGGATTTGGAAATCTCTGAAACAAATGATAAACTTTTATTGCTAGATATAAACATACAAAAGTTGGAACACAATATCAAAGAATTTTCGGCCCAGCCAGTCACGACGATGAATGAGTTGTCGATGCAAGAATGGAAAATCAATATTCGACAACTTGAAAGGCAAAAAACCGCATACCTAGAATCCTTGAATCAAATTGAAGAAAGAAAAAAGTGGACCGCTGAAGAGTCAAGGTTCTTCATCGAGACATTTAAAAGCTTGATCAAAATCGAGGACTTGAAGCATTTTGACGACTTCGAGTCGCAAATGAATTACTGGAATGAAAAGCTTACTCAGAAAATTAATTTGAAGATGCTGACCAGCGGTCATATCGATTCTGAGTTGATCGAAACTGTGGTTGCTCTGCCAGAAGAAACTCCCATTAAAAAACAAACTCTTCAAACACTTAATATGAAACAAGCTCAGATATTACAGCAGTTTAAAGAAATGGCGCAAAAAATAGACAAGAAAGAAAGCCGTGAGGAGAATTGATGGCTATTACGAGAATTTCATCGCAAGATGGTGGTTATACTGTTGGGAGTCTATCGGTTTTTCCAAATGCGATTGACTCTCGATATCAGCTTTATGAGGCCAAAAATAACGCTGAAACCAAACTTGTTCAAACTCTGACATATTCCGCAAAATATATAGTAGTTGACAACAATGACCTTTTCCCGTCAACAGGTATTCTGAGGGTGGGACCTCCTCCGGGGCAACCCGGAGCGGCGGAAATGATTTACTACGAAAGTAAGACAAATGGTGCTTTTAAAAATCTGATCAGAGCTTTTGCTGGTTCTAGACAGAATTATTGGCCTGTTGGCAGTTTTGTGACAAATAGCGTTTTTGCAGAGCACCATAATTCCTGTAAAGACGCCATCCTGAACATAGAACAGGATTTGGGGATAGAAGTCTTTCCAACTACAGGATCGCTGAATCAAATTCTCAAAGCTCAAGAAAACAAATTTTTGGCACCAAGGGCAGTCTTCCGTGCTCAACCCATCAAAGGTCCTCCCGGCACTAAAATACGCTTTCAAAACTTCAGTACAGGACCATTAGTCCGCAACCTCTGGGATTTTGGCGACGGCACGACATCTGTCGATAGATCGCCTGTGCACACCTATCAAAAAGAAGGAAACTACACAGTCAAATTAAATATCATCAGCACCCTTGGAGCTCAAGGCATTGCAGAGAAAGCTGGATACATAACAATCAACGAATCTGAAAGACAGCCGTTTTTTTATGTTTTGCCAACCACCGACACGATCATACCCGGATATTCTCTCAAATATGCAACCGAAACTCTTGGAGATCCTGATCTTGCCACAACATTTACATACATGGACCAAACCGATGGCAATATCGTTCAACGATTCTGGGTATTCGACGGTGCTGGCAAACATAATGGCGAACAGGTAGAGGGCAATTCAATTACCGAATATGATCCGAATATTCACATGACGACCTATGTTTATGACAAACCGGGAGAATACAGGCCTTCTCTTCTGACTTTGTTCGAGAATCAAAAACTACAAAGAGCCTTCCTAACAGACAAAATCGTGGTGATATAATGGCAGATTTAAGTAATTTTCCTGCAATTCTTGACACCAATGTTGAACTCTATCATGTAAGTGATGGACTTCGTGTTGTGCTTGCCGAAGATTATAATCCCGGCGATACATCAATTACCGTGCTAGGCGACGAAGAAATGATGAGGCGGTTTACACCAACCGGCATCATCACGCTCACGGAACAATGCAGCGAACCAGAACTCAGAGCAATCAGTTTTTCCTACACATCCAGAACACTAACCACATTTGATGGATTGATTCTTCTGGATGGTTTTACAGATGTAGGCAAACCAAAATCCATCACAAATGTCACCCAAAATGTGATGGCCCAACATCACAACAGTCTCAAAGATGCACTAATAAATATCGAAGAATTTGCAGGGATAAAGGGCGAGGTTGGACCTCGTCCTCTTGAGGGAACGATGGAAGAACGCATCAACTATCTGAGGAGCATAGTTTTACAACCCAAGGCTTGGTTTTCCAGCAATAAACAAATCGGTTTGGCTCCTCTAACTGTCGAATTCACCAACAAGAGTTTTCGTTTGGGAACAGACGGCAATTCGCAAACCGTTAGCTATATTTGGGATTTTGAGTATGATCCCAGCGTTACCCCAACAACAATCTGTAACGCCACTTCGGTTGTACCATCGACAATCAGCCATGTTCTGATAAGAGATTTGGATGGAGGTGCGATCACAAAAACCTATTATGACCCCGGAATTTTCAGCGTTAAACTCACCGTGACAAATAATTTTGGCTCTGATAGCGTTATTTTCGACGACTACATTCAAGCTCGTTTTCCTGCGCCACTTGATGCTTGCATTGAATTCACGCAGCGTGCGAATCAAGTTGTCATACTGGGCACAAATCCTACCGGTGGTCCCTATATTCAGACGAACTCAACCACTCCAGTCATTAGAAGTCCTGTCAATAATATCATTGACATGTACATTAACCCCGGAGAAAACACTACAAACGCACCCGGATACACTTTTGCTGGCGAAGAATTAGATGGAGCTTCTCCTATTGATCCAATTATTCAATACACTTGGTCTTTATCAGATGATATTCCACACAGCAACGCAAGCACAGCAAGAGCGGTGTATAGCGTTGGTGGTTTTTATGATCTAATTTTGAGGTGCGACACTCAATTTGGTGCATATAAAATTACAAAATATCCCAAGGCTTTTGATATTGTAGAAAAATTAAATTTATGGCTATGGCTGTCTAATCCCTTGGACTCTTCTGATGTATCTGTATCTGAATTCGGTTTATTAAGCGAAACTTTCAAAACCGCTACTGCCAACACCACAATTGCCAGAAATTATACATTTCTAGAAGACAATTCCCCATCTTATGTCGTGCCAAATGAAATTCAACAACAAAGAGAATTTAGAAATAATGTAGGTTTTGCCCGCAATACCACCGCATCTTCTGGCAACAATGGTACAGGATATTTGTATTGGGCAACAGGCAGAAGTCCTTTGGACAGTAAATCGAGTGAAAAAATTCAATCGCTTACTTTTAACGGTTTTACACAATCTTATATTGCCGGTTTTTCAGATGTTTATAGACCTTGGAACTGGGTCGATCTGTATTCTAGCAGTAAGCTTTGGTTTATTTTGGGAGGTGTCACGACTCTTGATATCAATATTCCTCAAGACACATCTCCAACAAATCAAGTAAAATCTGTAGTTTCACTTGGTACTGGAAATGTAGATTCAAGCGTCTCATTTGTACAAACTAATTACAAAAATGGCGCAGATAATTTGCTTAATAATGCAGTTTCATATCCTATAGGTGGAGGAGACACTCTTCAGGGTCACATGAGTGTTTACCGGTCATGTTGGTTTGATGATGCTGGATATATCCTCAGAAATGAAGGTGTCGGTTCCTTTTTTAGAATCAAAACTTTCTACAAGACTAGTGGAACATCAGCAGACTATGTGCAGGACATACGAAAATTGCCAGACATGAGCGGCGCAAGCCGTGTTGAGGGCAAACTTGTTCCACTCAGCTTGGGTGTTTATTTCTTCAGCAACGCTGGTGCTGTTAGTGCATACAGCCCAAGCTCGGGTGTTTGGGGTACGGGTGGTCCCGGCATCAATAGTCCAGCCTTCCGTGTGCTTCAAGATACAAGCGTGGTCGGCTACGACGATCCAGATCAAACTCTACTCTGCGCTTCGGATGGAGATAAAATTGCATATCTCAGTTTTGATTATAGTCAAAAATCTTTTGTAAAGTTCAACGAAACCGACACTACTTTCACCAGCGTCACAGCAAGACCAATTGGAGATCAGTTTCACATGACGATTTTCTAAGTGTAATTCTACATACTTTTATTACAAAAAGGGATCATTTTAAGTGCCATATTTATTTCCACCAGCACCTGTCTACCCAAACGACTACGATAGTGATCAAACACTATTTGTAGTTTATAACACTTCGGAAACCGTCACCACAGCAGAGAATCAGCCTTGGTCTGATGAAATCTCCATCAAGCCTGTAGCTGCCGACAAAGATGAAATGTGGTCAGACAACGGATTTGCCAACATAGATGGTGAATTGTTTTACTATGGATCTGTTGAGTACGATGGCAATAGCAAAATAAATAAATTCAAACAATGTTGCCGTAATATTGGTGGAACACATACCAAAAGAACCTTAGCGGGTGCTGAAGTTCGTGGTTTCGTAATCGCAGAACATCACAACCAGATTGTTGATGCCATTGTTAAAATCGAAAACTTCGTTGGATACAACTTCACTCCTGACACAGCTTCTTTGGACTGGAGAATTAGAAATCTTCAAAATCTTGAAGTAATTTTTGACGACTTTTCCTGCCCTGATGTTGTCTTTGATTTTTTTGTGATTGAAAACAACCCCACTACAGGCATTTTGGCCCAATATAACATTACAATCACAGGAATTTTCACAAGTTATCGGTTAGATTTTGGAGATGGAACATACACGACTACCTCTCAGAATGGCACACACAGGTATGCTCCTAACGCCTCAATTGATCCTGCGCTGACCGTAGCAAACAACAAATGTACTCTTGTTCAAACTCCAATTGAAAGATTGAATGTAACTGAACCTACAGCACAAAAACCAACCACAGCTTTTGAAATCCCTATTCCTGCTTTGCCTACTATTCCTCAATTCACGGTGCCAACAATTACGGTGCCATCTTTGGTTCCGCAATTGCCTCCTATTGTGTTTCCGTGTTTGAATGTTGGGCCTATTGGGCCAATCAACATACCATCGGTAATTAGCGTAATTCCCGGCATCAACATACCCTCATTGGTGTCAATCACACCTGTGAGCTTGCCGTCTAAGATTACCATAACTCCTGTAACTATTCCAGATAAAATTACTTTTAATCAACCTAAAATTCCTGACACAATCACGATCAGTCCAGCACCAACTATTCCAAACATCAAAATTGATCCTGTTCCTACAATTCCCAATATTAAATTTGACACATTTCCAACATTTCCGACTACAATTGGTTTTGGTCCGTTCCCGACTTTCCCAACTAAATTCACATTTGGTAGCTTCCCGACTTTCCCAACTAAGTTTACATTTGGTCCGTTCCCGACTTATCCAACTCAATTTAGTTTCGGTGATTTTCCAAGCTTTCCAACAAATATCGGATTCGATCCACTTTTCATTCCAACAAGCATTGGTTTTGATAATGTTCCGAACTTTCCGACTTCTATTCCTATTTCTTTTCCTAAAATACCAACTATTCCTGTTGCTCCAATCAATGTGCCAGAGATTAAGGTTGATTTTGGACCTGCACCAAAATTTGATCCAATCGAAATCACCAGCAAAATTACAATACCAACTATAGAATTCGGTCCAGCGCCAACATTCCCGGCATCGATTCCCTTCGTAAATCCTCCGTGTTTGCCTGCCGTGATCGTTATCACGGCTGCTGGTATTCCTACTATTCCAGACACTATTACAATTACAGGACCTAATATTCCAAATAGTATCAAATTTGAAAATCCACCGGCATTTCCGAAGATCAAATTTGACAATCCTCCGGTATTTCCGAAAATTCAATTCGATAATGCTCCAAAAATTCCAGACAAGATCACATTCGATAATGCTCCAAAAATTCCTACTACTATCGGCTTCGGACCCGCTCCTAAGTTTCCAGATACAATTAACTTCGGGCCGAATCCTTTACCTAGTCAAATTACCTTTGGTCCCAACCCTCTGCCTACTACAATCGGTTTTGGCCCAGCGCCAAAACTTGGTCCTGTAGAATTTGGTCCACACAACTTACCAGCACAGATCAACTTTGGAACCGCTCCAACCATTTCGGTTTCATGGGGTACGCCTCCTACTGTATCATGTGTCGTATCGGTGCAATGTCCGTCCAACACTCCTTTCTACAAGCCTGCAAGTTTGTTTGAGGAGGAGAAAGCATATGCTCCTCTTGAACCTCTTGAAGTTCAAATGTCAGATTTGGGAATCCCTTCAGAAATATTGGTCAAGGTTCCAGAAATACCGGACATCAAAATTCTGCACGATATGCCTGCTGTCATTCGTATAGAAATTCCAAATATTCCAGATATCAGAATTATCGGTCCTGCGACTCCAATTCCAAGTATTATCAGGATTGACGCAGAAGGACTGCCCTTGGCCATAGAGCTAATTGCAATCAATCTTCCTTCAGCAATCAAGCTGGACACTACAGGATTGCCATCTACGATTAAATTGGATATCCCAGATCAATTTCCGATGATTAAATTGGACACATCTGGGATTCCAGACAAAATTCAAGTTGTTGGAATTCCATCGGTAATCGAATTGATTGGCGCACCAAGTGAAATCAAGTTGGTCCTGCCCGACAAGCCAGAAATTGAACTGGTTTACAGGGGAGCTCCGATTGATGTGAAAATCAATCTTGATATCAGCAAACTTACTGGCGAAAACTCCAACGCCCAATGCGTGGCTATCGTGCCCTGCTCAAATTAATCTACAAAGTAAATCATAGCAACAAATTGCTAGTTTACTCGGAGTTAGTCTGAGCGCAATTTATATGACTAAGACAAATAAGTTTTAAACTATGATATTTCATGGAACCAATTATCAAGAAAACGAATGATGGCAACCAATATTATTTGACTCCCCAGAATCTGTGGGTCAGAAATTTCTGTTTGGAGCAAGTGCCATTTGTTGACATCAACAAGACAATCAGACCAGAAGATCATTTTACTTTTCTTGAAAATGAAGTGAGAAACGCACAGAACAAATATGTTTGGATTGATACAGAAGAATTCAGTATGACGAATGTCGTCATCGTGTCGGACGGATATGAATTTGAAAAAAAACAACAACTGTTGGCCAAATTGCCAAAAGATGTAACGATCATAGCTGTTAACGGAGCTTTGTCGAAATGGAATCTGCCGAATAGAATTCCATCTTGGTACATAGCCAACAATCCTTACGAAGAATGTATGAGATTTTTTCCCAGAAGGCTTAGAATTCTGCCTAGGGTTGTCGCATCAATTAGAACTAATCACAAATTCATGACCCTTTATCGTGGACAAAAATTCAGATACTATCCAGTCAATGAAAAACAATATGCGAGTATTGGCCAAAAAGATGTTGCTTGGCAGGTTGATGATTATAGAAATCCAATTTGTGCAGCAATACATATCGCTGTCAAATTTGGAGCATTAAATATTCTTTTGTTTTGTTGCGATAACAGCTTTGAACTTGAAAGGCCGGGTGCGGAAAAGCTCGAAAACGGTTTGTATCAGTATCCTCAGCAAAACATAGTAAATGGTTTAATTGACGGTCAATTTTTCTGGTTGAAAAGCCACCCTTATTTTGATTATGAGATCGGCAATTGTTCAAGTGGTAAAGATTATGAGTTTGCTGAATATATATCTGAGGAAAAAATGTTTTCCTTTTTTCAACAAGGCGGTGAAAAATGAACACAAGGAATGACACGGACCCATTTGGTCCTTTTAATTTTAGTGATTTCAAAAAATGGATGTCTCACCAAAACGATGCTCGCAAGAACAGCATGATTGGTGTAAAAGTCGAATCCAAAATACCCATCAAAAAACTTCTTTCAAGAATTGAAGCACAAGAAGGGGATATCACAGAAGTTGCCAAAGACTTCAAAAAACATGGTGGTACTATAACAGAAGAAAATGGGTATTACATGTATGTCTCTGTCGATAGTGGAAACTTCATGATCCATAAAATGCACATCAAGCGTGCAGACGACTAGCCCTTCTGAACCATAATTATTCTGGTTGGAAGATTCGCAACATTAACGACTGGCGTAGGAAAATTGCTTGCCACAAACTCAGGCTGTTCGCTCATGGGCAGATTGGAATAACCTCTGTTCCTGAGCGATGCCTTAAGCAAATCATAGGTATCAGCAGCTTCCAGCCATAATTCCCAAAGCATCCTGTTATCGTAAACAATTTGTTTGATTTCACTCGTCCAGTTAACTGGCAGATTCAAAATATCCAGATTTTCAACACGACTAGCCAAAATGGGCCTGCCGAATAACTTTGCAAAAATACGAATTCCAGCCTTGTCTCTTCGTCCCAAATATAGGTAAAGATTCACATTCGTAGTAGCCACTATTGTTTCTCACTCTTATAATTTTCTGGGTTCTGATTGAAAAGTTCTTCAAGAACTATTTCCATTACTAAGCGAGTAAAAGAATCGTCAGAACCAAACTGCGATGCAAAAGCTTGCAAAGCCTCTACTCCTGAGTTTGCGTCATCTTGGTGTTTTTTCATGATTCCACTTCCTGAATATGTAAAAATCAAAGACAATTATTGCATTGTTTACTTTGGAAATTGCAAAGAATATATCGTGCAACTTCGTTTGCTGCGACCAATCATGGAAAAGACCTTTGCAGGATTGCAAGTTTATCTAGCCTGCAAAGATGAATATATGTACTTGCTGAACAATGAGTCAAAAACTCTCTCGGCATCGTCTCTCAAGACACAGAAACAAAAATTCGCTTATATTCGTGAAATTTATACGGAAATCAACAAACATCCAGTTGAAGAACTGATGTTGGAATCTGAAATAACTTTTCAACCAATTTGCAATAACATAATCCATCCTGAACTCATTAAGGGGTCGTGCCTGTTGTTAACTACAGCTAATCTTCCGACAAGAAGTCTGAATGCAAATCAAATCACACACGCTTTGGATTACATCAGAAAACAAGGTTGTCAGGCGCACTTCAATAAAAAAATAGATGATTTTGATTGGGTTGTTGGTGTCGAGAACGAAAATCTTTACGAGGCTGCGTCTCAGGGCAAAAAAGTTACTCTTATTCCCACAGGATTTGGTGAAAATCTTTTTAAGAAGATGTTTCCTGCTTCTGGAATTCTTCGCATTCCTGCCTGAACTGCATAAATACACTTGTGAGGTAGCAATTTTTGCTTATAAAAAACTCCAAGGAGAAAAATGAGCGTATTTACAGTAAAGTTAAACAACAGCACTCAAGGTGGCTTGGATATGAATCCCCAATCTTTGGGCCAGTTTACTACAAGCGTCCAGCGCACTATTTTCGTGACTGGACCAAAAAGAATTTATCGCAAACTTTTCGATGGCGAAACATTCACGGACTGCAATTACTGGAAGAAATTTGCGGTGCCTAATCTTCCCGCCGATCAAGCTTTCATCGAAGTAACTACCGATGATGGTTCCATTTACAGCGAAGTGGATGAAGAAAATAACTATCCTAAGGTCTATTCTTTGACCGTGGACGATGGATCGGATTTTGTCGATAATGTATGCGATATTGTTGGAGATACAGGTTCCACAGCAAATTTTGTACAGATCAACTCCACCAATTCTTCTGGCGGCGATGTGAGAGTAAAACTCAACGGCATGACCGGAGCGATTTTTGACCTCAAAGCTGGTGATACTCAAGTTTTCAACTATGGCGACCTTGCCGTAACCAAGTTGGCATTCGACAACTCCAGCGGAACCGATGCCGAAATTCAAGTCATCGTATCCGTCAAGAGTTCCTGCCTTAGCTAAATTAAAAATCAATTAAAGAAACCCAGCCTTTATTGGCTGGGTTTTTTATTTTGTCGAGAAAAATAGCGCTATTTTTAATATTGTAGAACTAACTATATTGAATGTGGAGCAAGTATTTCAGGTGTAAATTTGGCAAATTTAATCAGACCAAACAGCGTCAAAGTTGTGACTCAGGATGGTGAAGTTCAAGTAACTATTGCACTTGAACTTACTATCAACCTGAACGCAAACGGTCTTGATGTATCTGCAAATACACAAGATACAAATTATGTCCCTACGGTCAAAAAACCAAAAGAGGACAAGGTTGAGTGGGAAATTCCAGATTTTAGCGCATTTCCCAAGGTGGATTTTGGGAAAAAAGAGTGATGTGAAATGATTGGTATATACAGCATAAAAAAAGGAGAGTCCAAATGTTAGGTTTCGATTGCGGGACTTACAACTTGGTTTGTTGTTCCAGAGACAAAGAAAGAAATTTTTCCTACAAGAGGGAAGTCAATGCCTTCTTGGAGCTTCCTTTGGAAAACCGATTTGTTTTCAACATGATGAAAACCGCTGGTGTTCCTTTGATTGAAAGGGAAAAAGTAGCTTATGCCCTAGGTGAGGCGGCGGTTAATATGACCTACACCATGAGCGCACTCGAACTTAAGCGCCCTATGATTCACGGCTGTGTAAATCCCAAGGAAAAAGACGCTTTCCAGATCATGAGCATCATGATGCATAGTTTGATCGACAATGTCAAAAAAGACGGTGAAGTCCTATATTATTGCGTTCCATCCAACGCCATCAATCAAGACACAGACGCAGACTATCACCAAAGAATCCTCGATGCCATTTTCAAGGCGTATAGGAACGAGACTGGTTACAAGGTTGATGCGCATCCAATCAATGAAGCTCTTGCTTTGGTCTATGCAGAATTGGCTCAAAAAGCATTTACTGGAATCGCCATGTCATTTGGTGGTGGCATGATCAATGTCTGCTACGCCATGTATGGCAATCCTGCCTTTAAGTTTGCAATCGTGAATTCCGGCGACTGGATTGATCGTCAAGCTGCCAAGGCTACTGGCGAAAGTATCAGCTTTATCAATAAAGAAAAAACAAAGATTGATCTTACAAAGCAACCTACAAACCTTGTTGAAAGAGCAATCCACACGCAATACAGGCTTATGATTGAACACACCGTGACTGGGCTCAAGCAAGGATTCTCAGATGTTACCAAGACCGTCAGAACTGACGCTCCAGTTGATGTCGTAATTGCAGGAGGCACAAGCTCTCCTAACGGTTTCGGAGAACTGTTTAGGGAGACAATTTCTCAGGCAGACCTACCAATCAAAATTGGCACAATCATTAAACCATCAGACCCTCTGTACTCTGTAAGCCGTGGGTGCCTTTTGGCAGCAGAAGCTGCTGTTGGATAACACAAAGAAAGAAGGAAAAAGAATGAAGTGTAATCAAAAAAGCGTCAGCGACCTAGGGGCTGCTGCATATCTTCTCATGCATGATATAAAAGTCACAGGGAGAAAAAGTAAAGAAATTTATTTTTTACTTAATGCAAATTGCACTTCAGAACAGTTTGATCAATTGACTCTTGATTATCTTTCCAGCGAATTTCATAGATTTGATGCCTGCATCATGAGCCTCAAGAAAATCGGTGAATACTCCTTCCAAGCCAAAAATTTCAGGTTTGTAACCGATCTGGGAGCAGCAGCATATCTGCTCATGCACAAGTACAAAGTGGTTGGCAAAAGAGGTAAATCGATCTATTTCGAGGTTGATAACACAGCTTCGGACAGGTTTGATGAGACCGCTCTTGAATACATTTCCAGCGATTTTCACCGTTTCGACTCGTGTCTGATGTCTTTGAAAAAGATTGGCGAATACATCAGCGAACAATATTGAAAAAATCAATATATAATCACAAGGAGATTATATGTTGAGATTTAGAGATTATCGCAACAACTCGAGGGGCGTTGAGCTCTACGAGGCAGAAGTCGCTTCTGATCCGGCAATAAATGCAGCAATTGAAAAAATTGTTGATGACTGGATCGGTGAATTAAAGAGCGAACTTCTAAGTGGAGAAGGACTTAAAACACCCGGATTGTGGGATCGTTTCAAAAATTCTCTTGCCAATTTCTGGCATGGTGCCTATAGCGACAAAAATCCCTACCGTCATAGGAATATGTACGGCAATCTCGGTGCAACTACGGAATCTGTTGACAATAGGCTGTCTCTGGATGAATATAAAATTCTAAGAGAATGCTGTGATCTGCTCGAAGAGGAAGTCAAAACAGCAGCGCCAGCAACAGACCAGAATTCAAAGCTGAAGCTTGTTCAGATCATTAACAAACACGCCAAAAACTTGAAAGACAGATTGATCAAGGTTTTGACGGGAGCATATGTTCCTGCTCTAAAAAAATTCCATATGCCTTCTTTGAGCTCCTTCCCCCGAAAGATAGAACCCATCACTCCTCCCTCAGATACAGTAGACCCAAGCGCAAAGCCCGACACAGAGGTAGAAAAAGAACCTACTGAAGAACCAAAAGAATTTAGTTACACCGAACCACCAACCCAAGGAATTGCATGGGCTTCTTTAAATGCTCGTCAAAAAATGGCTTGGAATAAATATGGTGGTGGTGCAGTATCAAGAAGTGAACGCCATAAAGGAAAATTCCCGTTGCAAGGAAGATTCCCGTTGCCTTGGATTCTTCGTCTAGGAGATCCTAGAAAAGATATGCTTTCTTTGAATACTTCAAGATCGCTTATTCGAGATAAGAGACTCGAACTCGATTCGGATTTGATTAACTCCAAAGAAAAACTAGAATCTCGTGTTGAACATTCCAAGACTATTTTTGCAAATAGGAAGAAGCGTTCTGCCAAGCCAGATGCAGAAATGCCTTCAGAGCCACTTGCTGACACGCCCTCTCCAGAAAACAAAAAGCGTAAACAGCCTCGTCCAGATGTTGAAACCCCATCTTCCGATGCTGAAAAAATATCTGCTGATTTAGGTCGCCCAGAAGACTCAGAATCAGAAGCTCCCGATGTTGCTACGACTTCTGATTTCAGAGATGAATCTGAAGAGACCGAAGAAGATAAAGCAACAAATACGCTAAATCGTCTTGTAACCGACTGGTCTGTTGAAGAAGAAAGAAAAAAATTAATCGAGACTGCAAGAAAAATGAATCTTGACAATTTAAAGGATGAAATAATTAAAATGCTTCAAGCCCATGTTGATGCAGAGCCAGAAGGCGACAGTAAAACTTATCATCAAAATGAATTAGATAAAGTAAAAGTACAAAATATTGGAAAAATTGAGGAATTAGACAAGACAGCACGCCTTCTTCTTGGCATTCTGCCTACTTTTGAAGCCAGAAAGTATTTTGTCAATAAATTCAGACAATTAGTTCATGGCTGATTTTTTTGAAGCATTTTCCCCATGTTTTGCTGTGCCTGCTTTTGTAAAGCAGCAAGCATGGAAGGATCAACAAACTGCATCGGTGGTTGCGCTGCTGGAGCAGGAGCTTGTTGAGGAGCCTTCTTCACCTCTTCAATAATTTTCTGGTAATTAGGATCATCTTCAGTAATCATTTGTTCTTCTACGATTCCAACAATGTATTGCATGGAATAAAAGTTTTTACAATTTGTTAAGTGATGTTTCGTGAAAACACCATCTTGGTCAATTGCTTCAACAATTCCTGTGAAGAACTCAGCAAATTGTTGGTCAGGAAAACCTCCCTTGTTAACGCCAACCGTTAATATTGTGCAAATTTTACCCACAAATGTGCTACGAAGATTTTCCAATGATGAAGAAAGCATTTTATACCTCGGGACATAAATATTGAGTCATTTTAAAGGAGCGATGGATGTCTAGCAATTATAGTGAAGTTGCGCCTCCCGGTTGGAGCGGTACTGTCAAGGCCATGAAAAAAAATAAAGAGATCGATAATCCCTACGCTCTCGCATGGTACATGAAGAACAAAGGCTACAAGCACCATCACAAACCAGAGAAGAAGAAAAAAGACGAGAGCGTTTTTCAGCACAAGTCTTTCATCGAATGGATTAGCGCCAAATATCGCTGAATCCGAAAAAATCACCAACTGTGCCGTGTGGGCCTGAATAGTCCAACGGACTTTGGTTTTTTTTGATGTAATAATGCAGCATAACTGCTGAGTTCTTTTGTAAAAACTCGTTCCAGTCGTTGTAGCCTTTTGGTGGCACAACATACATCAATTTTTCGCCTGTCTTTTTACTTGTCTCTAGCGCAGCAATCATACTGCTCATTTTTGTGGTTCCGGCTTTTCCAGCCTTATCTCTGTCAAGACAAATGCATATTCTATAATCCGACAACAGAATGGCCTGTTTTTCACCCATGTTTTTGCCACCGCAGGCAGCAGCATTCAGTTCCGCCTGCTTAAGACTCATGGCGTTGAACTCGCCTTCACAAACATAAACCAAGTCGCCTGAATCTGGCCATCTTCCAGCCATAAAAATCACATCTTCTTTTCCAACGCCAACTTCTTTTTCTGGACCTCGGTACTTCATTTTGCTCTGACCAAGAGCTCTACCATTGAAATAAATTAATTTACCATGACGGTCATAGTAAGGAATGATGATTCTATTTTTATATTTCATCCCATCTGTGCAAATGTAAAGCCCATCTATCGGAATCTTTCTTTCATTAAGGTATAATTCAGCCCTCTTTCTCCACCAGTTATTTGTGCCTAAATCCGAAATTAAAAGACAATCAGCAGGCAAACTTAAATCAGACTTGGGCTGCTCAACCACAACCTCTTCGTCTTGGGCTGCAAATATTTTCTCAAGCTGTCTTTCCAATTCACGAATGCTTGTATGCCCTTGCAACTTGGCAAGGGCATCATCACGGGAACAAAAATCCACCAGCATAATCAATTTGACAAGTGAGCCTTTTTTGTCTGTTTTCCAACAATGATATGTGCCAAATTTTCTTTGCTTTTTCCCCCCGGATGGATTGCACCACAGGTGAAAACCATTATCATCAGGCTCAAATATGCTATTTATTTTAACTTCTTTGCCAGCAACAACTACATTGTCATCACCAAAACGGCCTTTTGCCCACTTTACAAAATTTTTGAACGAAACTGCCATTTCGTAATACCTTTTGTTAAATAAACTCTTTAGAATAGCATAACATAATTTGGTGAAAAATGGAACAAGACAGACTTATTTGCGAACACATATCTGTTTCCAGAAAGCAGACATGGAACGAATGTCAACAAAAGTATAAATTTAGATATCATTTAAAAATGATTCCAGAAGGTCCTGAACAACCCTACTTCACCTACGGAAAAGTTGTTCATAAAATAGCAGAAGTTTTTGTGCAGGAACAAGGTCAAAGAACAATTGATGAAATCGCATCAGATGTGCTTGCCGGAAGAATTGAATATCAAGAAGGTATTGGCAAACCAAGTCTTGGTCGTGAATACATGAGTAAATTGCCTAGCCACATCAGAAACATCAAAGAAATTACTGAAAAAATCGGTTTCGATGGAGAAACAGAATGGCAATTCAAGTTTGACTTACAACCTCCTGACAACCATATTATCACAGGTTTCATAGACCGTTTGATTGTTCGGGGCGAAAAATATTTCATTCTCGACTACAAAACCACCAAAAAAGGCGGATGGCGAAAAAACGCCAACACCATCAAGAAAGACCTGCAACTCAGGTGTTATGCAAGGGTTGTACAAAAAAAATTCGGTGCTAAAGCAGAAAATATCAACTGCGCCCTGTATTATCTTGAAGGTGGTGATCTTGTAAGTGCGAAGTTTTCAGAAGAATCCTTAATTGCAGCAGAGCAAGAAATGCACGATACCTATAAGCACATCATTTCCACGCATCCAGATGATGTTTACGGCATGGTTGGCAATCATTGCCACCGATGTGACTATATGCAAGTTTGTCCATCACGCAAGCTTATTTGATAGGAAATAAAATCAAACCCTGAGTAGGCAAATCTGTTCCTCTGTTGATAATCGGCAGTTTATCTGCAATTCCAATCAACACCTTTTGCTCTAACAAAAAGACATAGTCTTTTTGTTTCTTCCAGAAACTGTGAATTGCAAATAGAGGTGTGAAAAATCCCTTACCAGTACCATCACGATATTGAGTTCCCCAACAAGTACCGATATACTGACCTTCGTCGTTCATCAAACCGCCACCAGACCTGCCGGGACGAGGGCTATTCTTGATGGTGACCAAATCATTACCAATGATACCAACCATTTCGATGTCATAGTGAGCGACTTCAGAACCGGCATCACATCCGCATGAATGAGAGTGCTGTCTACGCACATACTCATAATTTTCAGGACCAATAGGAAAACAATTTGGAACCCAATCTGGAGTGAATGTCACGAGCCCAGTATCTTCCTCTGCCCCTTCAATAAACCTGTAGAATATGACATTTGCATCGTAACTTCTTGGAGCATCAAGTTTTAGGTCATTGTGATACCAAACAATTATCTTACATTTCAATTTCTTTTTTTTACCCTCTTCTGCGGTCATCACACCATTCCAAAGGTGGCCACAAGTTGCAACATACGCAAGATTCTTCTTTGCATCGTAGTGGACTATGGTTCCAGAGCCTGAACCAGCAGCTACTGCTATTTTGACCGAAGGGGCGAGGAATTTCCGAAACTCTATGCCACGCTTGGCTATAGGTGCGGGACTTTCGTTGCCGACTGGAATACTCTCCAGAATCGGCATGTTGTCTAGCGGGTCTTTGTCCAAAAACTTCAAAGTGTTCTGAGAATTCAAGTTTCCTGTCAGGCACAGGCAGGCAAAAAGACTGTAAATAAGTTTTTTTAACATATAAGCCCCAAAAATTAACTATAATTTATGTATGTCTAAGGAAAAAAGAATCATGCCCACACTCACGGTTTGTCACTATTTGTATTTGACTCGTGAACAAAGATATGCGCTGCATGAAGGGCAGGAGCTTGAAGTCACAGGCATCACAGTTCCTGTCTGGTTTCATAAAGGAAACACCTCAGAACCCGCTCAGGAAATTTTCTGCAAATACAAGCTCACAAATGACAGACAAGGCACACGAGTTCTCAATAATGCCGAAGGCTATGAAATCAATATGCCTTCAGTAGAAGTTAAAAGCGAAGATATTGATTCTGAACTAATTAAAAGCGTTCAAAACAAGCTAGGAACAACCGAAAGGCTGCTGGACCAAGAGGATGGTGGACTGGAATGGTGTGAATTTAAATTTTTTCAAAAAATGCAAATCGAAAACAAACAATACTATAACATTCATTTCGTAGAAATTAAACCCTTGCAGATTTTAACCGACACTCTCGGTTAAACATCGTGTAACTGGACTGACATCTTCACATTGATGGAATCTCCGCTGACCAAGCTCAGCGCCTGCGTCAAAGGAACAGATGCAATAAGAATACCAGAACCCGCAACAGAACTGGTACACATGAAAAGATTTAAAACCGTCAATCCAAAGTTGCCTGTCGCCGTAAATGTGATGACTTGACTATTCGCACGATAAATGGATGGGGAAGTGCCAGTAGTTTCAAAAACAAAACCGTTCTCAGAACTTACGGCCTGCCTTGCATAACCACCAGAGTTGGGTTCCTGACCACTTAAACTATTGACAGTATCAGCATAGGCTAAAGTGGACCTACCATCCAAGCCGAAATAGTAACTTCCGGGGGGAGTATCCAGCGTTCCTTTGGCAAAAGCGCATTTCAGAATAAACTGTTCACCTAATGTGTGAAGCATATTGGTGAGATTCTCTGCTTTCCAAATCACCTCGCCGTTACGAACATGATTTACTTCCAAGATTTTTAGAATGCCGTGCCAGTCGCTCATGTTTTCCCCAGCTTATATTTGTTTTTTTGTCCTGTTTTAATGGAGTATACCAGCGCATCAATTGGAAATTTGCGCCCACAAAATTGCTGATTTTCCACAAATTCTTTACCGCAACCTTTTTTCAAATAAGCAATTGTGATATGAGGAATATACTTTGGAAAATCTGGTTTATTTATGATATTTTTAAAAAGTTGTTTATTCAAATTAAGAATTTCATCATCAACAACCTCTATCATCAATACATCAAATTTTGAATTCTGAGTAAATAATTTTATTTTACCAAGTTGACAGGATGTATTTTTACAACTCGATATCGTTTCCGATACATTTTTTTCAGTATCTTCTATGCAACCCAAAACTGTTAAATGCACATATTCTTCACGACCAAATGAATGGTCTTCAGAATCGTAGTAAATATCACTTTCCTGCACATAGTCATAACACCATGATATTATGTCATCTGCAAGTGTTTCTGACACTTCTGCTATGATGTAAGATTTTTCAAATATTGGCTTACCCGAACACATTTTGCATCTCTTGGTTATCAGGCAAATCAAAACTCTGTGACTTTTTCTTCTGAATATCTTCAAGTTTGCGCTTTTCGTTCATGAGCTCATTTTCGATATTCTGTAATACATTTACAGAGCTTTGCGAAGATACAAGCTTGTTTTCTTTTCTCTCCAGCCTTTGCTTTTGCCTGCTGCCTCTCTTGCTCTCCACATTTTCGACAACCTGCAAAGCCTTGCTCAATAAACCTCTGACTTCTTGCAAAGCAAAATCTTCAGGGATGTTTTTTAAGGCTTGTAAAATACAAATTTTTAATCCAGCCGTGTTATTTTTCATTTTGCCCTTTCTTAACCAGTTCAAGCCAACGAACTGGTGCATCTTCTACTAAATGATAACTCAACATATCGCCTTCGTGTAACGAACTGATGAGATACTCCTTAGGCAATTTAACACGCCAATAGTCAATATTTTCATCAATAATCATATTGGTCAGAGTAGTTCCTTCTGGGAGCATGGTTTTATATCCCAAAGCTATTTCCTTCTTTTTTTGCTCAAACAATCTTCTCTTTGCAGTAGGTTGAGGCATGTACAAAGAAATAATTTGTTTATAGTTTGGATTTTCCTGCAATTTTTTCATCAAAATTTGGTACTGAGTGCTGACTCTATCGGGTAAATTATTGCTTACAAAATTCTCAGCTTTAAATCCTTGATGCGTATGAGTTAATGTAAAAAGGGCAGGATAAATTCCATTAATTTTGACCAACATGGAATCTACAATCAAGCCATCCTCTGGCAGAATTGCTTCTAACTCAATTGAATTGCTTAATTCCAATTGCTCGGTAATCATTTCGAGCTTTGCCACAACCTGATTAAAAAGAATATTGCATTCTGTAACAAGACTGTTTACCACTATATCGACATCTATAGGACCAAAACTTTCTCCGAGATGTTTGGCTTCAAAGTTTTGAATCAACTCTTCAACTACAGCTAAATTTGCTGAATTTATTCCATGAATTTTGACCCATGATCTACAACGAGTCATATTCTTCTCTAAACTGTTTATGCTTCCAGATTTAGCAGCTATGCAAAATGCTTCTATATACGGATAGGCAATTGATTCAAGGTTTTTCTTGATTTTATTTACATCGAGAATATTTTTGACCATATCCGTTGCATCTTGGTTCTTAAGAATCAAGGACGAAAAGTTTGCCAAAATGTTTTCTCGATAATTTTGACAACAGCATCTTATTTTGCACCGAGATTCTTGTTTTTCACGAAGGAAATCTGCAAGTTTTTTTATTGGCATTTTACCACCCGAACTCTTTGAGTATTTTATGAGCACGCCTCTGTTGAGTCATAACGACCCCAGACATATAGTTTTCATTATCTGGTGCTAAAATATCTAACTCGCTATCCATTAAAATTTCCTCTGGCCTACCTTCAAGCAATTCTCTTTTTATATCTTCATACACCTGAGCTTTGACTATCGGCATAGGCAATGTAGCTTGACCTCCCACGGGCAAATCTCTCAACATAGAATCACGAACAAACAATCCAATGCACATCGCCATGATAGCATCATCGTGCTTGCCCTTTTGTGCCTGAGCTTTTCTTGCAACCTTATTGAATTCAAAGGTTTGCAACTCGGTCACAAATCTCATGCTATTGATGCGAAGAGTGCCATTCAAAAGTCTGCTTTGCAAACTTTCCAAATACAAAGAGCGATTTACCTGACCAATTTTTACTCCGGGTTTAGCATTTGCTTTATTTGATTCAAAATAAAGATTGTCATATTGTAAGCTATGCTGCAAAGCACTTAGGACTGCACCTCCGGGACCCATATTCTCTACAACAACTAGAGAATTGTAGTAGTAAATTGCAACTTCTTTTACTACCTGAGCAAATTCATAAGGCACAATTATATTGCTGTAAAATTCAGCAACCTGCTCTAGAGTTGCCGTATCAACTATGTGAAATACGCTGCTATCATTATTTTCGCCCTGACCTTCAGCGCAGTCGGCACTCAAGATATATTCGTGTCCATCAACTGGTTCTTTCCAAACCCACAAAGCGCCTTTATTTAAATCATCGTCCAACTGTGAAATACGACCTATTGGATTGCTCCATTTGGCAAACATCTTTCTGCTGGGATTATTGCTCCTACATTGTTCAGTCAAAGATGTGATTACACTTGTGGGAAAATATGTTTCACCCGAACCTTGAAACTCACGCAAAACCTCTTGACGAAAACCCTTCTCGCCAAGCTGCGCCTTTTGTTCTGCTACCCAATCTTCATCGTTGTAGTCTGGATGTTGCCAATAATCCAAATCAATAATATTGAAACGATTGTTGCCTTCTCTTGCATCGTGATATGTTTGTTCATACCAGTTTCCCAAACCATTGACCGTCGAAACCAAGGTGCAAGAACCACCTGTTGACAGGATAGGCCACATAGCCTTCCAATGCTTCTCCATGTCGTCGATGAACGCTGCTTCATCAACTATAAGAAATGTAACGGACTTACCACGAGCAGCTTCGGGTGAATAAAACTTGCAGACAGAACCAGTATCCGTAAACATTTTCAAGTGGTCGTTCCACTTGGCATCTTTTCTAGGCTTCAGCCATTCGGGCATGTTTTCACATGATCTGTCAACCATCATGCCAATATCTGTAGCTTCACGGTCGGTCTTTGAGATCAACATGATCTGCTGATCTAACTGAAACATGCAACGCCACAAACCCCACAACAAAGTAACTGTTGTCAGACCTCCCTGCCGGAATTTAGAAATGATGTTGAACCTATTTTTCTCATAATCATGAATGGTTTTTTTCTGATATTTGAATAAAATAAATGGAATCAAACCCCGCATGGGATGCAAAATCTTGACATACTTATGACAAAAATATGAAAAACTTTCAGTACACTTGATGATTTCCTTTTTTCTGCGTGCTGTATCATAATTTTCAACGGCATCCATCGGCTCATCTGGATCGATTTCAAGCTCACATTTGTTGAATTCGTAGTATCGTGGATCAAATTCATAACGACCAGTATTTGGGTACATGTTTCCACCCAACTGGTAATATTCTTTCAAAGATTTGAAATTGCCACGCCAAACTGATTCCTTGACGCTTTTAAAAAATGTTGGCTGATCCAC